TACTTATTAGGCGGACATTATTGTCAAAAGCTATTGACAAAATTGTCAAAAGGTAGGTGTCAAAAAGAGGGGTGATTTCTGTCCTCCTCCCCTCTTCAAAAGCCATCCGGTCTCACAAAGACTGTCCACAGCACGGCGCACAGTTCTCTCTGTAACATCAAACCTTTCTGCCATAGTCTGCATAGACTCGAAGAACTCTGCATCCTTCTTTGTGGCGGTGTAGCACTGGTGTTTGTGTTTGATGTAGAGCAAAAGCTCCTTAGAAAAGGAGGTTATGCGTCTATCGTCAAGCAACTCAACAGGACAAACCACATAGGGCTTTTTTCGTGTAGCCACTTGTTACGTCCTCATTTCGGTGTTGTTTTCTGTATTCTGCAATCAAAGCAACAACCTTGTCAAGGACATCATCACCTTTGAAGTATTCTGTGCTGAAAGATTTTGTTGCACAACTATCAGAAAGTAGTTTCTTAACCCCTTTCTCTGTGAAGGTTGCGGCACCAGGCTCTTTGAACTGGAATACAGATATGTATTCAAATTCATCTTGGTGGTCAGGCTTATGCTGTAGTTGCCAGAACCTGACCGCAGGTTTCTTTGTAACCCCAATCTTAAACCATCCTCCGGTTGTTTTCCCAAGATAAAGATGGTCACACTTACTTGGAGGGAACATAACCTTCCATTCAGAAACACTAACAACACCGTCGTCCAAACTTGTGTATCCAAGATGGTCGAAGTGCTCCAAAGTTTCCAACATTTCCGTGAGTGTAAGCCCCACGTCGAGAGCCAATAGCTCTACAGGCATAGCTCTGCCATCTGCCTTGTCAATCATCTTGGTGAGCAAACGGAACTCTTCGTCTGTTAGATCCTTGTCGTGTATGGCTTTTTGAGGTATACGGATACCTTTTGAATTAATCAATGTGTGTTAGCTCCTCTATTTGTCTTATCAGCCAGTCAGTTGCATAATCATCCGAGGCATCGTTGTTGTACAGGATCGCCAATCCACTGGCAATCCAGTACAGTTTCTCGTCGAACCCCTCAAGGTCGTGCGTCATAGAAATGACAGCAGCCTCTGCCTGTGTTGGGTGTAGAGGATCTTCGACATCATTCTCGTCGATAATCTCTATGCCATTCTTGATGACCTTCATCACCCTACGGCCCACTAAGAGGCCATAGATGTTCATCCGTGCAGTCCGCTCGTCTTCACCCTCTTGGGTGATCGTGGTGAATGTGGCGGAGCATCCCCGCCGATTCATGTCTACGCTTACCGATTGTTTATCGAACATTTTCATCCATATCCACCGCTTTTCCGAAGGGCGGACGCCACTTACGACTTCCGCCACAGATTACCCACAATGTTGACCATTTCCGCGCCCAGTCTTTACGGTCACGTAAATCCTCAATCATGCCGTCAGTGAAGATCACCACCTCTTCTGCATCAGGGATGTTCTTCTCGATGTACTCAAAGGCACACGCTGCTGTTGTCCCTCCTGTACTAACCACCTCATAGTTAGCCATATCACGAATATTTTTATCCGTATAGACACAGACGTTGCCTACCTTGGTGCTCCAGCAGAACAAAGTGACACGGAATTCCTTGTAGAGCAAGCAAATCCCGATGATCTCATTAAAGATACGGCGCAATGTTGCACGAGAGATAGACCCGGATACATCGAAGCCGATGACAATATCCACCTTGTTAGCCTTGGTTCGGCCAGGCAGGATCATACTCTGCTTCTCAGACAAGCCCCCATACTTACGCATGGCGTAGGTCAGCCCCCCGCTACGACGAGAAATCTTACGGTAAGATCGGTTGCCTTTAATCCTGGAGAGCATCCGCTGCTTAATCAGCTTGAGATAGTTGATCTGTGGCTGCTTCCACTCCGCCAACATCTTGATCGCTTCTTCTGGGCCTTCGCCCCCGGCAGCTTTTACTGCTGCATCAATCATGTGGCGTGACCAATCAGCAAAGCTATCCTTCTCCGCTTGCGTCATTTGTGGTCGTTCACCATCGTACCCCAGGATGTTTAGCTCATCGTCAGTCTCATCCTTGTGCATATGGTTACCCACAGGACGACCTTTTGGCTTGTTTTTGAGCATATCGAGGTAGATCATCTCCGAAGTCATGCCGTGATATCGGAAATTACAGTAGGCAAACTTCAAGAATCCGAATTCCTTGGACGAATCGAACGTTGAAGCCTTACCATTTGGGAACCAACACATAGGTTTGGAACGGTTTGAATGCTCCATGACCAACGAGGTGTTGATATATTCATCAGTCGCTGCGTTATGCAGGCTCGGGTTGAAGGTTTTACCACGCCAGATGTGATCATTTGTTACATGGCGCACTTCGTGTTCACACACAAAGGTGAGTTCCGGCATGGTTTTCTCCCGATAGAAGGTCTCAATGAACTCCTGCTCATTGATTTTATCGAACGGAGTCATTGTCGGGTGCTTGGCTAACCGCTCCATGACCTTTTTCTTACGTGCCGGGGTCATCCCACAGACGAACTCCGGGTTAAAGAATAGGTGTTTACCATCTGTAGCCATAGTGGTACACCACTCCCAGTTCGACACCAAAGGCATAGAACTCAGCAATGTACCATAGAACGGACGAACGGATAACAAAGCAATACGTGCCGCCTGGACACGCCGACGAGCCTCTGGCTCTTGTTCTTTGATCATCTCATATTCATCAATGTGCATTTCATTTTCTCCTCAAATAAAAAAGGCCATCATTAGATGGCCTAAGTATACTGAATTATGCTGTAGTTGCAACCTTTTTGAAGAAGTCTTGCGGATAATAATCCGTTTGACCTTTCATGCGGAGACCCCACACATAACCCTGCTCTGGTATCTTGAACAGTACGAAACTGTCAATCTCTCCATTGCCTGTTTGGTGGTTACCCTCAACCTGATCCCCGATTCGGAAATTAGGTACAAAGTTGTCCGCGATTGCTTCACGTTCGATGGGGGCTGGCTCCCGCCCCAGAATCTTCTCTGGGGTCTCAGTGCTCAGATTATTCATTATCCCACCACCTTGTTCAGCATACCCCAAATACGTGGGACGCTAAAGCCAGTGCTGATCATCATAGTGGTGATCGCGTTGCCAATCTTGCTTCCCACAACGATGAAGTTGTCCTTTGCAAACCCGATCTTGAGGTCGAGTACCAGGATGAACTTCGGATCGTCAAGCAGTTCTTCACCCGTTAATGCACAGACCTTGCGGATGTACTTGGATTTGAACTGGGCAAACGACACAGTGACATTCATACCCACCGCAGCAAACTCGGTGCAGTATTTGGCATATGCTTTCGCAATCGCCACGTCATCTGGTACAGTTTGCGCTACCTCTTCTTCCTCAACCTCGTCCTGGGTATCAGAATCATCGGCTACTACCGGAGGCGCTGGCGGAACATCCGCTACAGGGGCTTTGAATTCCTCTGCTTCTGCAACCGGGCCTAAAGGCTGTGGTTCTTGAGCGACGAAGCTCTCAACCACTGGTGTGTCAAGGCTACCGTCATTTTGCATTGCGAGTTCCACGGCTGGCTTCTCCTCTGGTTCTTCTTCCACTGGTGGAAGGTATTTGGTTTTCAGTGTCTCCATGTGAGCACTGGACATGTTCAGCATCAACGCTTTGACAATCTCACGATCAGTCGGGTCGATGATGGTGGTTGCAATACGCTTGTCAACTAAGTTATCTTTCAACTCATTTGCACGACGCATAACAACACAGACGTTGCCACGAACGTAGCCAACTTTGTCGTTAATACGCTCAATGGTTGGGTACTTAGCGTGATCTGGCTGGCTACCTGCGATGATGGTGCTAAAGCTCAGGTTGGTGTAATCACAATTACCGTGACCCAACAACTTGAAGCCCAACATCAAGATGTCTTCCATAGTCAAAGTGCATTCAATACCACGTTCTGCTGCATTGCGTTGTTTTGCTACCAGACGGCGACCTAAACGTAACTGCTCATCGGTGGTAAATTTCTTCATCAGTTCTTGCATACTATTTTCTCCTACTCATGTTCTGGGACAATCCCGTTTCGTTGAGATGGATTATGACAGGTTGGAAAATTCTGTCAACCACTTGATTGAAAATTTTTTAGTAGTATAGTTAGCGAACAATTTTGATAAGGAGAGCGTAATGAAGAGTAAAATCGACATAGACAACATGCTGTATACTGGGGTTGATTGGGCAAAGACTGGCAAGGATCAGGAGCTACTTCACAGGATAACCTTAGATATGATGAGGGCAGAGATGTTGCAGTCAAGGTTCAACACCGAACACCACAGTTCAAACAGCGCGGAGAAGTGGGCAGAGATGATACCTGTCCATAAGAGAGGTGTGGATCTCTCATTGCCGGGTATCATTTCCAGTCTCTCACACGCCAATGAGCGCTACTTCACCCTTGAGGATGGATATGGGCCTGATTCAAACCCCTTTGAGAGCATGAACAGGTTCACTGGTTACTTCGGTGGTTTGCAAATTGAACAGGAAGGGGGACGTTCAGCTTGGGATAAGAAAAAACACCGCGTGACTGGTATGGTTTCTTTGCCATCAGGCACTCCTTGGCCTGTATTTTACGGCCTCTCTCGGTTTGTTGATCGCCACCACCGACCGCATGACAGTGTAAGGCACCCGCCACGCGGTGGTTTTCTTCTTCACCTTTTGGAGAAACATGGTTGGTTTGATAAAAAACACACAGATGTTTTCTTCCAGGCAAACATTGAAGCGTCCCCGAGTATTTCTTGGCAGAATCTTGGAGGCAGAAAATACTCCGACTATGGAAGGTACGAAGAACCGGATTGGAATTTAACCTCTTGTTCTATGCACATCGGCCCCTGGAGATTCGAGCAGGACACCCGGCTGCGTAGTGGGTCGTTCCAAGGAGTGATGCGGAGCATCGGCTGGAGTGACCAGATAGTCATCTCTAAGGAACGTGGTAAGCAAATGGAAAGCATAATCCTGTACTTGGACACCTCTGGACGTGGAGAGGCTTTGTGGGAGCCTTACAGAGAGGAGGAGCTACGCAGCCATATTGATGGTGACACCTGGACGGAGAATGACCTGCGTCTTTTAGAAATGTTGGATCTTCGTGATGAAGTTTTCCTTGACAAGCCTGAACAGTTCCCTATACTGAGCGGCATAGGGCGAGTTACCGAGGACTTTGTACGGTCGGCTACGGAAATTCGTCGATTCAAAATATTCGATACCTTTGGTAAAGGCACAATCAAGAGAGGAGACTTATTGTCATGAGTAAGATTATTCAGGATCTCAACCCGGCACAAGAACTGGCCCTGGCTATCAAACTGGCAGCAGAAGGCCACCTGAATCAGAAAGATAAGGGTGGTAACCCGTACATCCTGCACCCAATCAAGGTGATGCACTACCTGAAAACTGACGACTATCAGTTGATGGCGATTGGTGTGATGCACGACTTGTTGGAAGATACCGACATGATCGCAGCAGATCTCGTACTTTTAGGCTTCTCTCAGCGCGTGATCAGCGGCGTCATTTATTTGACTAAGAAACCTGATCAGTCGCCGGATGAATACCTGAATGGTATCCTGTCGTCTTATGACGCGATCCGTGTCAAGCTGTGCGACTTACGTCACAACACTGATGTGCGTCGTCTGAAAGGGATTGGTCACAAGGATCTGCTACGTATCCAGAAATACCACGATATGTATGTTCGTCTGAAAAAGGCCAAAGAACTGCACGAGTCCTTAAACGATTTGTCTACAGGGGTCGTATCATGAGCACATGTAACACAGCATTCGCTTTCGGCCTGACCGGGAACGAGTTCATCATCCTCTGTATCGCCCTGGGCGCATTCATTGGGATGTTCTGCGCTTTGGTTCGCTACCTTAATGGCCCGTACCCGATTGACTTCATTGATGTCGATCTGTACACTAAGGATGAACTGCGTCGAATGAGGCTGCAAAGAAAATGAGTGCAATGGGAAAGAAGGTGACACCTTACTTAGTCCATCCCTTTGACCCAAAGAACAAGGCGGTGATACACCGCCGCTGGGTAGAGAAGCGGATGACCAAATGCCCGGTTCCCCAGGCTCAGAAATACAACAAGGAGTACACCGCAGAATATGTGGAGTACACTTACATCAACGGTAAAGGTAAGCCTGTCCATGTGGAAGAGTTTATCTTGTGGATCAAGTGGGAGTAATCATGACCGATAAAAGAGTGACAGCTAAAGTCTTCATGCGCCTGACAGTGGAAGTGCATGTTGGAAACTGGGAAGGCGGCACGGACTTCAACAGCCTGTATGCCCAAGCCCAGCGTGAAGCACAGAAATCTGTGGCTCACATCTGTCGTAATTCAAACGTGCGTTTATTGGACACCCATAAAGGTGAGATGAACGTACACATTCAGGAGGGACATTAATGTCACGTAACATTTTTACCGAAAACCAAATCAACCTGCGGGAACTGGATGACGTTGTGTCGTTCTGCGCCCGTCATAAAATCTCACTGCTGATTTATGGTGGCCCAGGCTTGGGTAAGAGCCAGAAGATCCAACAGTTGGCGGACAAACTCTTTGGTAAGCGTACCGAAGGTCAGTTGCCGAACGTTGTTGACTTCCGTTTATCGGATAAAGAGCCTTCTGACGTTGTTGGACACCAGATCCCAACAGAGGTTAACGGTCAACTGCGTACTGTCTACGCCCTGCCGGACGTGTGGCCTAACGATCCTGACTGGGAAGGCTTTGTCTTTATGGATGAACTGCTCAATGCGGAGCCGTACCTCCAGAACACTGCATTCCAGATCATGCTGGATCGCAAGATCGGTAACTACACCTTCCCGAAAGGTGCTGTGATGGTTGCTGCGGGTAACCGTGATGGAGATGGTGGTGCTACTCACGCAATCATCCCGGCGCTGGCTAACCGTATGATGCTGGTCGAACTCTACTATGACACTAAGGTGTTCTTAGAAGACTATGCGATCCCGTTTGGCATCCATCCGACAATCATCACCATGCTCAAATCAGAGAGCCACCTGATTGAGAACTACGAGAAGCAGAGTGTCGATGGTGGCTCCCCATCCTTCTGTACCCCACGATCTTTAGAACGCGCCAGCAAGGTGCTCTATGATCTGGATGACAAGTTGATTTCTGACCGCATGAAGTCGGTAATGCTGCAAGGTTTGGTCGGTAAAATTGTGTCTGACACATTAAGCACTTACCATCGCAACCGTAAGCTACCAGAAATCGAAGGTATCATGAAGGGTACAGTGACCCACGCAGACGATGTATCAGAAGATATGCAGTTTGTTCTGGGTATGGAAGGCACCCGCTATCTGCGCCGGGAGGTGATGGATGATTCAGTGCCGGATGATAAGATCATCGACCAGGCTAAGAACTTCTTGGCGTATCTGCAAAACAACTTCGCCAGTACGAACGCGGACTTTGTGATGTCAATCTTCCTGACATTCCTGAATCCGTCATCTGCTGGGCCAGCGCTGCTGAAAGCAAATACACGGCGTGAGAAGCTGATACCTAAACTCGCCAACAAATACGATGTCGTGATGGAGATCGTTAACGAGTACATGGATCAGTATGCAGAAGCGGTGAAAGCTGCAAAAGCTGCATCCCAAGGTTAAAAATAAGTTGACAGCCTCTTCGGGGGCTGTTAGTCTTTCTGCACTAACCCAAAAAGAGGAATTATCATGCAGATCACTAACGAATTAAACAGCGAACAACGCCTTCTTGACCGTGAATTGGCAGGACAGTTGAAACACTCCTTCTCAGTTTATGCTGAAATGGAAGAGGCGGGTTTCTCGGTCGAATTCTTTGACACCAAGAGTTTTGGTGGCCTGAGTGTTGTACCTTCCACCCAGCGGGTGCGTGTTAAAATCAACACATCCCTAATGGACAGCCTTAACTACCGCCGCGTGGTCTCCAAGAAAATCAGCAACTCTTTTGCTGATCGTTTGGATAATCCAAACTTCTTAGCTGGTAACAAGCAGTCAACTCGCTTCCGTAAACCAAAAACGTGGGGTAAAAAGTAATGCAAGAACCGATTGATATCGACAGGATCTGCATGGATATGTCTGATCGCTACATGCTGGGGTCTATTGGTCAACCCGAGCCAACAGCAGAAGAAAAAGAGCGCCTCTCTCAACTCTTTGATGAGATGAAAGAGAAGTTAAAAGATGTGGATTTCAAGGTTGTTCTGCCCAAAGCGGACTACAATCCGATTGAGAAAAGAGCCAGGGACTTCCTGGAAAGCTCTCAACTGTGGGATGATCGTATCCTCGGTGCTGATGAAGAGTACGTTGAGGTTTGCTCTGACCCAGAGGTGCTTAAATTGGGCCGTCAGTTAGATCAGGAGCGCTTAGAAGAAGAAAAGAAGGTCGTCGTACTGGGTTGTGGGCCGAAGCGCGTAGGAGGGGCTGTAGGCGTTCTCATGGCATTCGCTCAAAACCGTGCAACGCTCTTCGATAATGATTTCTTCGCTGTCGAGGAAGAGAAACTTCCGATGTTCGACAAGGACTACAGCCAGGTTAAGCTCCGCAAAGGCCGGGGCCATAACAAATTGAAGAAGGGAAAGCGTAAATGACAGATCGTGAACTCATCTCTGCCTGCCGTAAGCTGATCGGAATGTATGGCACATTGCGTTATTGTTCCGGTGGTTGGTGTGCCTGCATGGGTTGTGTCAACTCTACCTTGACAAAAAGTCAGTACGAATATGCCTTGACTTTACCCGAAGTCCAGGAGATGATTGAAGACCCAAGCCTTGCCCGTCTTGATTTTATCACAGACAATAGTCTGGAGGGCAGGCTGAAACGCTACAAGGAGAAGAAGCATGGCAAAGCCAAAGCTGAATAAAGATCTCCTGAAAGAATATTGGGAGATTGACCGCTTTGACATGTGCCTTGGCGGTCTTAAATATAACGGTCAACGGGTCTACTCCATGTGTGCAAAGACACGCAAGGAAGTTCAGGACGGTATCGCTGACTACATCAAACGTATGTGCTAAAGGAGACCAAAATGGTTGAATTAAAGATGGACACAGCAGCCCTGAATGCCCTATTCCCAGAAGGGACAGAGGCTCGTGTTGCTTTGCAGCAGGCGGTGATCAACAACATCACCAAGAACCTGTTGAGCAAACACCTGAACCAGGACATCAAAGACCAGGTTGCAGAAGCAGCCAAGGCTTTGGGCCTGCAATACAACTTCCAGGAACTCATCCAGAAAGAGCTGGGAACTTATCTTGACCGTCGTGGCTGGGCCTCTACGTATCCTCTCCAGGAATCACGTAAGGAAGAACTCGCCAAGTCTATTCGTCAACAGGTTAGCACCGTTGCGAGTTCCGAGTTCCACGCTCTCAGCAAGAAGATCACTGGCGAAGCCGTTGAAAACTTTAACAACGGTGTTGAGCGTAAGATTGCTTACGCGCTGGAGAATGTTCAAGGACTGGCGACAGCACGTCTAAACACCGGGTGGAACGAAATCATGGACAAAGCGATTGCTGATCGCCTTGGATTGCAGGTGAAATCATGAGTTTAGTCTACAAGGTGGGCGATCTGATTAAGGCCGCACAGTCAGGTGAGGTGAATGTCATTGCTCACGGATGCAACTGCTACTGCACAATGGGTAGTGGTATTGCACCCCTAATCAAAAAGGCATTCCCAGAAGCATATGCTGCCGACCTGAAAACCAAGAAAGGAGACCTTGATAAGAAAGGAACTCTCTCTTGGGGGCAGAGTGGAGAGGTAACCATTGCCAATCTTTACTCACAAGGCGGGTACTGGGGACGTAATGAGGGTATTCGTGACTTGGATTACGATGCTCTGTATGATTCCTTAGTGCGTTTCGCTGGCCTGGCGAAGAACATTCGCGGAAATGAAACGCGTATTGGTCTTCCGAAGATCGGTGCAGGACTGGCTAAAGGGGATTGGGAAGTCATCGAGACGATGATCAAGACAACCCTCAGAGGTTTGGACGTGACTATCTACGTTCTTGACCAGAAAGAAATCCCATCAGGTGCGGAGGTGATCTGTGATTAACTTACAAGCAGGCATGGTGGCCCATGCCAAACGGCTGGATCTGCATGACTCCAACGGCAATACCTTTGGATTCTCTGCCCCGCGTGGGCAGAAGTTCAGTGTTCTTCTGCTGGGTGCAGAAGATCCTAAATCTTTGTCACGGATCAGTGCGGAGGAGTTCCTTCGTAATGCGGGTTGGACGTTCGAAGAGGACACCACCCAATGAAGAAAAAAGGTCAGAAGGAGATCTTTGTGATCTTCGACACGGAGGAACAGTTATTCTGGCGCTCCGCTAATGACAAGTTGTCCTGGTCAACTAAGGGTGTGGCTAAAACCGCCTTTAGTTCAAGCCAGAACAACCCAACAAAACAGCCTTTCGCACAACAAACGCGGTATAAGATCGCGAAAGTTGAAGCGTCAGGGATTAAATTTATCGACGAGGTCGAGAAATGAAGCACAAAGCATATGTCCTGAGCGAGGATTACCCAACATCACCAAGTGCGAAAGCTGGTGCGGTTGTGTATCACCTGCGTAAGTCAGATTTTGGGTTGGCCCGTGACGACACCGAAGAGACGGGAATCCAGCATTCATCTGTGACTTTAAGCCCGGAAGGGGACTACCCTTCCTTTACTTATCCAACCCACCTACTGCGTGAGGTTGTTGAAGAGGAGAAGAAAATGAGCATGAGCAAATCCGCAACTGGTTTCGGTGAGGGCGAAGTGATTGAGATTGGTGGTAAGCGTTTCGCCGGAACCTTGGTAAACGCACGTCCCTTCGTAGAACTATGGCCTCGTTGCATTTACGGCTTCTTAGCGGGTCGTGATTTCAAAGGTCGCGGTTTCGATAACGGCGATGTTCGTACCTCTACTGTGCAAAAACTGCATATTGAGAACGGCAAGCTGTACGCGATCACTCTGAACAGCGCCTATTGCCTGGCGAGTGTTGACCTGATGAAGTTCCTGAACTGCCCGGAGTGGTTGGACGACATCGAAGACCTGATCGGTCAAGCAGTAATTGCTGCATCTCAGGGGGTGTAATTTGACTAAACCAATCAAATACCCAAGCACGAACCAGCTTCGTCAGGTAGTCCGCACCGTCAAGGAGGCTCTAACCTTCGACGGTCTGGACGAGGATAACAACATCAAGCGCAAGACGCCGGATAGTTGGATTGTCCCTTACTTCGGCACGGTGAAACTGCACGGTACTAACGGCTCAATCGTCTTCTACAGTGAAGATGAGATTGTCTACCAGTCAAAAGAGCGTACTCTGGAGATCGGACAGGACAACCAGGGCTTCATGGCCCGTATGCTGCACATCGACCACAAGCGCCTGCTTGACCAAGTGAAGTACATCTGCGAGACCCGTGGTGTGCAATTCGCCTTCCCGGTCGAAGTAGCGGGTGAGTGGGCAGGCCGTGGCATCCAAAAGGGTGTGGCGATCAGTGAGGTTGACCCGTTCTTTGCAATCTTCCGCGTCGCGGTAGGTCGTGATGAGCATGAAAACCTGAAATGGTTACCGCCTGCGTTCCTGATGGGCTTGACAATGGCGGAAGAAGACCGTATCTTCAACATCCTCGACTTCGGTTTCTGGATGCTGGATATCGACTTCTCTCAGCCGGAGATGTTCACTAACGGCCTGATCGACGTGACGAACAAAGTCGAAGCGGAATGCCCAGCGGGTAAGAAGTTCGGCATCAGCGGTGTGGGTGAAGGCGTTGTCTGGTCTCCAATGAACCCGGCAATGGCCCAGAACTCTGGTTTCTGGTTCAAGGTGAAGGGTGAAAAGCACTCTGTATCCAAGGTGAAGACGTTAGCTGCGGTAGACCCGGAGCGTTTAGCGACCATCCAGGACTTCGTTGAATACGCTGCCACTGAGAACCGTCTCAAGCAGGGCATGGATGAAGTTGGCAAGGACATCACTAAGATCGGTGAGTTCCTTAGCTGGGTGAACCGTGACATCATCAAAGAGGAAGGCGATGTCCTGAAAGAAAGCAACCTGGTGATGAAAGATGTAGCCAAGTTCCTGTCTAATAAGGCTCGTGCCTGGTATCTCGCCAAGTTGAATGAGGGGCTGTAATGGCCCTTATCATCTCAACCTCACGCGGTGTCGGCAACAACGGGAAGAGCATCAAGGCTGAGTCTGAGACGCTCATTTACTTAAACGAAGAGGAGGGACGAAAATTTGTTCAAGAAAACAAAGGCTTGGTTCTCCACGTTCAAAAGGGGAAAGTTGTCGATGAACAACGTAACGATTAATGGTCAGGTGATCAGTGGCGATCTGGTTGCTGGCAAGACTATCAACGTCACTTCTGATGGTGACAAGATCATCATCAACGGTAAAACCGTGATGACCACCAGTGATAAGAATATCACTGTGGTTGTGAATGGTGATGTCCGTGGTAGTGTGGAGACTGCATCCGGCGACGTTAACGTCTACGGTAATGTCATCAACGATGTGAAAACCATGTCGGGGAATGTCCACATTGAAAAAGAAACTGCCGGGAACGTAAAAACCATGTCTGGTGACGTGACAGCAGGTTCTATTGGTGGTAGTGTTAACACCATGTCGGGTAACATCCGTACTCGATAAGTATTGAAGCCCCTATTGCAGGGGCTTATTAATTTGGGAGCAACAACTTGAATAAGATCATCCTGGCAACCGCCTGTGCCATTTCTCTAACCACCGCCCCGGCTATGGCTACAGAAAGTGCAAAGAAGCCAAAGGTGTTACACGTCTGCAAGAAGACGGATACTGCGGTTAACATTTTGGCCTGCAACATCTACCGTGAGTCTCGTGGAGAGAGCGATTACGGCATGCTTGCTGTTGGTTTTGTAACCATCAATAGGAAAGACCATGAAAAATTCCCGGCAACGATAGGTAAGATTGTCTATCAGGCAGGACAATTCTCTTGGACATCCCACGGTGGCACTTTCAAGGTGCATGAAAAAGAGACATGGGATAAGGCAAAAGACTTTGCTTCAACCCTGATCCAACTGCACAGCACAAATAAAATTGTGTACGACACCCTTGACATCACCAAGGGTTCGACTTATTATCACTCAAAGAAGGTTCGACCTTACTGGACAAAAGTGATGACACGCACTGTCCGTATCGACAACCACATTTTCTACAAAGAGAAACCAACCCCACAAGGGGTTTAACAAAGGAGCTATCATGAAATATTTCCGCCCAACTTTACTGGTTCTGCTCAACCTGACTGTGTTCGTTATTATGTGGGTTCTGTTTGGCAATCTCGCCGAAGCGATGATCCACAAATACATGAACGACACCATCATGCTGCCCCAAGCATTCGCTTTAGGCGCGGTGTCCTATCTTCTGTCTAACCTCATCGCGATTGGCATTGAAACCTTCGTTGAGTGGGTGGTGTGGGGGAAATCTGAATGATCGTAAACCGCGAATACACGGAGGCTTCGGTCTCCGCTAACGTGGAGTCTTACGCCGGGGGCATCGCCCTCAATGCGGAGACTTTCCGCATTGTCATCTCAGGGATCTACAAAGACAAGCGTTTAGCTGCGGTTCGTGAGCCGCTGTTCAACGCATTTGACAGTCATATTGAGTCCAAAAAGACTGATGTGCCTATCGAGATCCACAGCCCTACCAACTTGGAGCCTTGGTTCTCTGTTCGTGACTTCGGTCTGGGCATGGATAAGGAGATGGTAACCAAAACCTTTATGATTTTGGGTGTCTCTACCAAGCGTAACAACAACGACGTAGTGGGCGCTAAAGGCATTGGATCGAAGGCTCCTTGGGCATACACTGATATGTTCACGGTGACCTCTATCCATAACGGTCAGAAGACGGCTTACTCCGCCTATCTGCACAAAGGTTTGCCACGTATTGCGGTGCTGAATGAGTCGTCAACTACAGAATGCAACGGCGTAGAGATCAAGTTCTCTGTCGAGCCTGCGGATGTTGACTCTTTCCGTACAGCGTTGAAGAGTTGTCTTCGTTATGTGAAGGCTCCGTATGAGATCAACGATCCTTACGTGCAACGCCTGATCCAAGATGAAGCCCCGGTCTGCTGGCACCGCCAGGAAGTAGATGGTTGGATTGTAGAGTTCTACAACAAGCGCCCTGGTCACCAAAACGTTGTGATCATGGGACAGCAGCCCTACATCTCTGAGGCTCTGAAAGAGTATCCAGATTGCTCCGTAACGCTGCCTATCGGCGCTTGTGATGTGTCACCGGGTCGTGAGTACACCGAAGAAGGTGATGAGGATGGGGGCTTCGGAGAGAAACTCTCTGCGGTGGTGAAGCAGGTTGCGGACAGTATTGGTGATGTGATCATCGCTGGTCTGGAAGAGACCAAGGATATCCGAGAGGCCAAAGTCTATCTCGACAGTAAGCCTAAAGGATACTTCCTCAGTTTCTACGGTTATAAATGGCTCCGTAAAAAGATGGAGTCCATTATTGGTCAGAATGCCGGGTATGCTACCAAGACCTCCTACCGTAAAGGTTATCGTGGTTGGAAGATTGACTACGATACAGGGTTGGGTGCTTGGGAGATGCTGATGGCTCCGGCAGTCCTTTTTGCTGACAAGAAGGCTTCCTTGAAGAGTCGAGCTGTGTTCCTGGCAGAAAAGCACAGTATGGACAGGATTCACGTTGTGCATGTTGATAGTTATGGCGCTGCACTGGCAGAAGATGATTACTTCAAGCCGTTATTCGTGTATGCTACATCGTTCAACGCACCAAAACTGCCTACAGTTCGTGCATCCCGCAGCGGTAACATCCGTGTTTGCGTCTTTGAGCGTGACGGTGATGGCTACCAGCAGTGGGTGAACAAGGATGCCTTGGCAGATGTGGAGCACTACATGGTCAAGACAGCCAAGAATCAGGGTGACTCCACCTGGTTGGGAGAATGGAGCGGTGCTCGTTCTTACGTGAAGACCCAGTTTGACAATTTGGGTGTGGATGGTGATGAGATTTGGCTGGTGACCCCAGCGGCTCAGAAGTATCTCCCGCCGACAGCTAAGTTGGTGACCAAACAAACTTGGATTGAGAATACCAAGGAGAGCTACCACGAGTGGTTCATCAGGCACAACCTGATAAGCACGGTTGAGGTTAAGCGTAAAATGCGTAAACTGTTTGGTACTCGAACGTTGAACTACCGACCAGTGTACGATAGTTACCCTCATCGGCTTGGTAAGTACATGACAGCAGCCCACCTGCACGATGTATCTCGGGAAACTGAATTTGTGCAGGCGGTACGTGCTCGATACGAGAAACAACTGAAAAAGTTGAAGGATGAAGCAGAGAAACGCTATCCTTTGATTACCAAGGTTAGTTTCCGCCACTGGAATTCCCCGGATTTCAAAGAATACCGGGACTTAATTGACGCAAAGGAGAATAAGAATGGCTAAGAACCTCTTTTCCTCTCGCTCCGTAGCCCGTCGCTTTGCGGCGGAGCACGGTGGTAAGGTGAAAGATCGCGGGGCGTTCTTCGATAAAGAACGTTGGGCTGTGGAAGGTGCTGATGAAGCAGCACCAGAGACAACCATCCTGTCTCGCCAGAACAATATCGCATCACGCGGCGAAGCCCGTGAGATCGCCAAGAAACTGAATGGCAAGGTGATCGATAATGCTCGTAACTGCGGTGACCACATCGTGCGTGACCTGGAGAAGAAAGGTCTCCGCTGGTCTGTTGAGTATGCTGAAAAGCTGCCAGTAGCCACGGAAGAAGACCGTGCGGTCTATCAGTCGATTGTAGATGACTACAAGGCTGAGACTGCACCGAAGGTAGAGGTGGCACCAGAGGCTGATCCAATCGTCATCATGACGTTGAAGAACATCTCTGTCACCCTGCCAGACGGCAAGCAGTTGGTAATGTCTCGTGATCATGAGGATTTCAAGACTGTTGCTGCCCTGTTTGCTGATGGTGATGTTGACGCGGTTGTGGAACTCATGAACGTGGATAAAAAGCCTCGTGAGTGGTCGTTCGGTGAAGGCGACATCTGTGTTATTGCTGGTACACTGTACCACTACGGCATGGAAGTTCCTCAGACCAATCTGGCTCGTCGTATCATCAACGACTGTGAAGCAGGTCAAGACCCGGTGAAGTTCGTGAACTTCTTCCGCAAGCTGATGAAGAACCCGTCGTTCCAATCTGTGAAGCATACTTATGACTTCTTGGAGCACAACGACCTGGAGATTCTGGAGAATGGTGACATTCGCGCCTGGAAGAAAGTTAACTCGGATGCTCGTGCCTATCGTGGTGTTCCTAACTACAAAGGTATGACCATCATGATGCCACGTAACCAGGTGGAAGATGACCCGAGCAAAACCTGTTCTCATGGCCTGCATGTAGCTGCGAAGCACTACTTCGGGCATGAATTCAAGAACGGTCTGCTGATCGAAGTGGCTGTTAGTCCTGCGGATATCGTTTCGGTTCCAACGGACTATAAAAACAGTAAGTGCCGCGCCTGCTCCTACACCGTCCTGACTGGACTGGAGCGCCCGGATGACGTGCCACAAGTGCTGATCATCGACAAAGATGGTAACCGACTACAGGAGATCAAGACTGATGAGTGATAGCTTCGGCGTAGGGACGGATGCTGCTGTTAAGGCAGTGTTAGGTGGTGATAATGTGTTTGTGACTGGCCCTGGTGGGACTGGCAAGACGCACACCATCAAGAAAATCCAAGCCCTCTACCCGGACTCAACTCTGACAGTAGCCCCTACGGGGGTTGCTGCCTTAAACGTGGAGGGCATGACCGCCCACCGCGCTTTTGGGTTGAGCATGGGTGTATCTACCGATGAATGCGTGAGCGATATCAAGAAACGCCATGAGAAACTCATGAAGAGCCGTGATCTTGAGCGCATCATCATTGATGAAATCTCTATGATCCGTGCAGACAAACTGTGGGAGATCGACGAGAAACTCAAACTTGTCCGTAAGAATCCAAAACCGTTTGGTGGATTGCAGATGATCATGTTTGGGGACTTCTTCCAAAACCTTCCGGTGCTTACCAATGCAGAGGAAGATCTGTATCGCGGACTGTTCAACACTGAATTAAGCTGCTGGTCTGACACCTGGAAGAATGCCCAGATGTACCCTGTGTTGCTGGAGAAGATGTACCGCCAACAGAGTGATAACTTTGCACGTATGCTTAACTGTCTGCGTCGAGGTGAGCGCTTAGATGATGTGGTTGCCTACATCAATGACAACTGCTACAAGCCGTTGAACAACCCGCAGGCGATTACACTGACCTCTACCAACGCTCAAGCGGAGCGGATCAACAAGAAATTCTTCGACGAGATCAAGAGTCCTGTAAAGGTCTTCAAGTCTAAAGTTGAAGGTGACTTCAAATCCCGCCCCGGCCCGGACGAGTTGGAACTGAAAGAAGGTTTGAAGGTGATGATCACCGCTAACCAAATGTGTCAGCCCAACGAAGACCCGGCGTATGTCAATGGTTCAATCGGCTTCATCAAGAAGATGTTCACTACTTATGTGGTTGTGGAACTCTTGGATGGAACCGTTGTTGATGTGGCAGAGAACATCTGGGAGAATGTGGAATACACCCCGGAGAAATACATTGACCCGGCAACAGGGAAGCAGAAGTCCAAGATCGGTAAGAAAGTTATCGGTCAGTTCGCTGCCCTTCCTCTCCGTGCTGCCTACGCTGTGACAATTCACAAAGCACAGGGCTTGACTTTGCCAGCGGTTAATATAGACTTCGGGTATGGAACCTTCTCACCGGGTATGGCTTATGTGGCCCTCAGTCGTGCAACTCACACTGGCGGACTACGGATGATCAAACCGTTGAAGAAGCGTGATATTATGGTTGACCCACGAGTCATCCAATTTTACAACCAGACCTTCCCAGGTAAATAAGGAGAAAATCATGGCTTCATTAGCTCGTCTTGAACTGGTCACCAAGTTCCGCAAGGAACTTGAAGACTTCAACGCTTTCAGTGCTCTTCGTGCAGAGAACAGCATGGACACAACCCATATCCAGATGGCGTCTTTAGACGAGATGATGTCAGCCTATGGTTATGTTCCTCGCCGCCTGGCGAAGTACCCGAAAATCACTGACGGTCGTTTCGGCTACAGTCTGGCATTCCCGGCTAAAGGCCGTCCTCTTCACCTCAGTTTGGAGGCGGCAGTTCAGTTGCACAACGGGAGTATGGTGCGCCCTCGCACCGTCTCTCGTAAGCAGATGGAAGAGAGTCCGGCAGTCTTTGCACGGAAGAACCGGATCGTGGAGACAGTCTCCATCCAGCGTAACAAGCGCTGGGGTAATGACGGTTCCGGCATCAAATCCCAAACCCGTTGGGTTAAGTTCCTGGAGGGAGAATGATAGAACTTTCAGATCGTCCTGCGGACATGATGGTCAGGAAACTCCGTAAGGAGAGTCGTAACCCTGAACTATCCCCTGACCATGCACAATTGATGAATCGCGCTGCGGATATGGTCAATGCCCTTGATATCTTGAGTTACCAGTGTGTGGTTGCTTGCAAACGGATGGGGTTTGTGTATGATGATACAGTTCGAGAAAGTGAGTTCCATCAAGCCTTCTTCTGGTTGCAGGAGAAGGGTGCTGCTGCACATGAAGCCACCTTAGCGGACAGCAAGTATCAGATGGTGCTCGGTGTAGAGCAGCGCGTAAACGAATTGTATAAATTCTTCCAGGAGAACAAAAATGGACAAGGTTGAAGACTTTAGCGATCTGAAATCCGTCAGTGATGAGAAACTTCTCAAGCTGCGAGATGTGGCGACAAGCAACGCTGCACGGCTGAACCAAGAAGCTGCGGACGCAATGTCTCGTCTGCGTGATATTTTGAACGAAATTGAGGAGAGAAAGAATGTTTAAATGGTTGATTTCATTCCTTTTTCCAACCAAGGAAGAAGTTGAGACGCCTGGTGTGTTGATTCATGACTTCACTGACCGTGTAGTCGGTCATGATATCGCGATGACGATCCGCCCAACTGACGGCACAGCCGATGCTCTGATTACCTCGCTGGAGAAGATCCAGGTGGGTGAGATCATTGCTGTTGTGGTTGGTGATGAACCGATGGACTTCTTCGTGAAGGAAGTCGAAGAGTTGGAACCGATGGTGTTCCGTGCCAAGCTGGAGACGGCCCAATGATCACCATAGACGAATTCCGGGCTTTGCCAGCCGGAACCATCTTTTACGTTGCTGCACCCGGCAACTTGGCAATTGAGTCCAACACCTTGTCGGAGGAGCGGTTCGTTAAGGTGATTGACAGCCCTAACGGTATCCATCTTCAACTAACTGGTGGTGGGATCTCTTACAAATACGGTAAAGAAGGCAAGTCCTTCTTCCTGGACAAGGATGAGGCCATTGCTTTCATGGAAGAGCGTCATCTTGTTCGTTACAACAACAATGTGATGTACCATGCCACCCAGATTGAGAAGTTGAAGGCGGCGCTGGAGAAGTTACAAGCAGAAGGCCCAGGTGAGCCTAACTATAAATTCCATGCAAGGAGTGATGTATGAGTCAACGCGTTGAACTGGACTTTGCCTATGACCATGCTGAGGCAGGTTCGGTAACCGTAGAAGCTCTGTACACCGTGCAGGCTCCTGATCGTTCATCAAGGGATAGCGACTGGGATTACAACGGCTTCCAGGATTTGGAATATTATGCTGTATTCCAAAATGGCAAGCAGATCTACGTTGACATTCCCGATGATGTTCTGTACCATGAACTTCGAAACAAACTCCGAAATGTAGAAATTTCGGGCTGTTATTCTCAAGAGAGAGGAGAAATTTAAAAATCATGAAGAACATTGTGAAAATCGTCGATTTCAACCGTCGCTCAATGAAGCGTGAAGATGCAGAGAAACAACTTGCTGATCTGCTGGACGAAGGTTACTCCATTGCGGCTGCAACTGACAATGGGGATTTTAGCTCTTACACTCTTGTCATGCGTCAAGTTGATCTGACGTTCGCGGTGGATGAGCACATCCCTGCGGTAGACCTCTTGGCAGGTCAGATCCACACCGGGTCTCCGATTGCACCACGCTCAACTACAACGAGCGTACACTGATGTTTAAGGACTACCCGGCACAGCCGGGTGTGTCTTTAGACACCATCCCAGCAATCTGCGTGAAAACATGGGACAACATCCGTGTTCAGCGTAAGATTGTTTGTGCAGCGAATGTGTTCCGTCTGATCAACGATGAGAAGATTGTGATCCCTGCCTCGCGCCACTACAGCAAGATCATGGGTGGGTTGGCTAAGATGCTTAAAGAGAAAGGTATCATCCAAACCAACATTGTTGCAGGCGATAACCAAGGCTTCATCGATCAGTTTGATGACTATCATACTCGTGAAGACGCCTTTATCATTGCACAACACTCAGGTCAGCCGTTCGATGCAGAACGCAACGGACATAACCGTGAACTTTTCAGCGAGGGACTATACTGATGATCATTTTCCATTCTGCTCTTGCCGCACTTTGTATGTTGGGGACATACATGAACATCAAAACCAATCCAGCCTTGGCCGGGTTGACGGCGGTGTGTGTTGGTATCAACATTGGCATGATTATCGGCTATGCCTCGGGGGTAATGTGATGATTCTGACAATCCTCAACACTGTCTGCATCTTTGTGAGTTGCTACTTTGCGTATAAGGCTTACGTCTGGGGCCAGCACGGTGCGATCATCGCACTGAACATTGCAGCCGCCGTACTGAACTTGGTGGTTGTCTTGGCCCGTACCGGGGTGATTGGATGAATCGCGGCAAGGTACGTATCGTAGCAGCGCCTCGCGCTGTTCCAAAGGTTGTTGTAGGGGAAACCTATGACGTAATCGTTCGCGGCGGTAAGGAGTTCATCTTGGACGGCTATGGAGGCTATGTGCCATTAGCTGCCGTGAAGGAATGTGAGATCACACTGGAGAATCTGCAATGAGCACATTGACCGAAGTGGATATTGCTACAATCCAAAAGGCTTGGGATCATCTCGCTCTCTGCCAGCAACGCGGTGAAGACGTGGTTAAACGCCTGAAAGAGCAGACGGTCACGATTAAGCGCTGGTTCATCTTCGAGAAGACAATCTCTAAATGGGACTTCTACGTGAGTAACTCAGTGTCTTGGCACAGCCCAGCCTTCTGTGCTGCCCGCGATGAAGTGATCACTGAAAGTGAGGCCCGTTGTGTTGATCTTCGTCGTCGCTGCTACGACTTCGACAACATCATAAAGCAGGGGAAACGTGCTTTCCTTAACTCGTCGGACTTACGAGCGCTTTGCCACATTCTGGATACAAAATTGGAGGACTGATTGACAAAGAAGGTTATCATCCTGTACGATTATACGTCCGTCATGGCACAGCCTTGGCTACGTGCAGGATATGAGGTGTGGACTTTTGATGGTCAACACCCGATAGGTATCACCCGTGACGGCGATCTGGTCAAGGTAGGTATGTGGTTTTACCACGACAAAACCTTAGAGCAGGCCAAAGAGATCCGAGATATGGTTGGTGAAGGTGTTGAGGTAGTCTTCGGATTCCCTGAATGCACCCACTTAACCAATGCCGGATCTCGTCACTGGGCCAAGAAACGAGCAGCAAACCCAAACTTCCAAGTAGAAGCGATGGAGTTGTGTCTGTTGGTAGAGAAGGTAGGCAACCAGTACGAGGTGCCTTGGGCATTTGAGAACCCGGTAGGTGTTCTTTCGTCCATGTATCGCACCCCAGACTACTACTTTGACCCGAAAGATTACGGTCAATACCTCCCAGAGGATGACGTACATCCGATCTACCCACAGATTTATCCCCCACGGGATCAGTACAACAAGAAAACTTGTATCTGGATGGGTAATGGTGCCAAACAACCATTGAAGAAGCCACTACCAGCCCTACATAAAGCAAATCCTGGCTGGGCATTGTGTGGTGGAAAATCTACCAAGACGAAGAATATCCGTAGCTGCACACCTCGCGGCTTTGCGGAAGCATTCTTCCATGACAATCAAAAGGTCGAAGATGAGAAACTTGGAAGAACTGAGTAGAAACGTACACATCCTCACTACAAACGGAGTTTTCCGTGTGCAGGAGATGCAGAGACTGCTCAATCAAGCCTTTGATCAAGGCTACTCGCTATCAGGTGGACTGACTGCGATTGGAACCACGCTTCACGCTGTGGTGACTAAACCATTTTAGGGAGGAACATGGACGCAGGTCTGTTTGGTGGCTACAAAGAGGGGTATAAAAACCCCAAGGCATTCAAGAAAGGTGGAGGCGGAGTGACGTTTAAGGTCGAAGAGACTATCGAGGACATCTCAGGGTATCCTTGCCTGGCAATCCCAGAGCGTGGTATTACCCGTGAGACTGCGGAACACTTTGGTATTCGTGTCAAGCTGGACGGTCAGACGGGGATGCGGCATGACGCCCACTACTTCCCGTACTACTACGACGGCAAACTGGCGGGATACAAGAAACGTGATCTGACTAAACCGAAGGCAGATAAAGGACACTTTACCGTTGTGGGCTTCCAGTCTGTAGCGTGTGAGATGTTTGGTCTGCAAGCGGCTAACTCAACAGGTGGCAAGCGTGTGTTCATCACAGAAGGTGAATATGATGCGGCGATCCTGTACCAGGTTCTGAAAGAGAAATACCCGCGTGGTAACCCAAGCGTGGTGTCAATCTCCAACGGTACTTCAAACGCAGTGCAGAACATCGGGCAGAAGGTAAACCAGAAGTTTATCAAACGTCATGGTGAGATCGTCATGTGCTTTGATGCGGATAAGGCTAACGAGGCCGAAAAGCAGAAGAAGATCATGAAAGGTCGTGATGCAACAGCAGCGGTTTACTCTCTGATGCCAGAGATTAAGGTTGCTGACTTCCCAGACGATCTTGACCCGTGCGACATGGTTGCACAAGGTCTGTCTGAACAGCTTTACTGGTCTGCAATGAAGCCCGTAGAGTATGTGCCGGAAGGTTTCCGAACCTATGACCAGATCCGTAACAAGGCGCAAGAACTGCCTCGTTTGGGTCGCCCGTGGCCTTGGCCTACAATGACCAAGATGACTCTGGGTCGTCGTGAGGGTGAAGGATACTTCATCGGTGCTGGCGTTAAGATGGGCAAATCCGAATGGCTGAACCAGCTTGCGGAACACATCTTCAAAGTCGAAGGGACAAAGGTTGCTTTGTTCAAGTTCGAGGAAGAGAACGCCATTACCTGTAAGAAGATCGCGGGTAAACTGTTCCATAAAGACTTCACCAACGCAGAGAAAGTCTGCTTGCCTGATGGTCTGGGTGGATGGATCGACGTTTGGGGCAACCCGGTTACACCGGATATGCGTGGCTATTTTGTCCAGGAAGAACTGGTCAATGCTACGGATCAGGTGGGTGATAACATCATCTACTACTCAAACTACGGTCGTGCGGTTTGGGATGAAGTGAAGGGTGCGATTCGTCACGCAGTGCTCGTAGAGGGCGCGAAGGACGTGTTCATTGACCCGATCACTCGACTGACTCAGGGCATGACAGCCTCGGAAGCCAACACCGAACTGGAGCGTTTCTCTGATGAGATCTCCAAAATGGCGAAGGAACTGGGCTTCACATACTACTGCTTCTGTCACCTGAACAAGCCGGAAAACGGTAAGCCACACGAATTTGGTGGTCAGGTTCAGTCTGCTCAGTTCGCTGGTTCTCGTGCCATGATGCGTAACACGTATTACATGGTCGGTATCGAGCGTAACAAAGACCCAGAACTGTCACCGAAAGAGCGTAACACCTCTTACTTCGTGATTCTGGATGACCGTAAGCATGGTCGTGCTGGTAAATTCCCGGTGTTCTACGATGTAGACACGGGCGATTACTTAGAGCCGCCAGAAGGATTCTTGGAGTCTGATTGCCAGACACTGCGTGAGTGGTACAACATTCACCCAGAGACCAAGGACGTAGTGAATAGTGGTGCTCTACAGGAACTGTCTTCGGACAACCAAGAGAACCAGCATTACACAGACCTGTCTGAGGAAGACATTCCTAAAGATGAGGACGGAGACACTAAACTGACTCCTGTCACAAACTCAGCTTTGGTTGTGCCAGAAATCGGTCAGGTATTCACCGGAATGGATGACGACGCCCCATTCTAATCTAAATAAATCCAGGACGGGCGGCGATACAGCCCAGCCCGTTCCATACGGAGGCATTGTTGAAAGGTTTATTTATTCATGACACCGAAGCTGACGGTCTGTTAGATGAGGTGACTAAGTACCACTGTACCCTGCTGAAAGAGTACGGTGTGAACAACTGGAACTTGTTCCTTGACCCGTCGCACGAAGAGTACGAGAGTGCTGTGAACTTCGCCAACAATCAAGGTGTCAATCTGACAATTCGTTCTTACGATGAGTTGGAATCGTTCCTCAAGACTTGTAAAGGTCTTGCGTGTCATAACTCGTTTGGATACGATCACCCGTTGTGGTTAAAGCTCTCGGGCATTACCTACGACATGTTCAAAGATAAGGGTTGTCGCGGTACGATTGGCGACGCACAGGTTGACCTGTACGACACATTATCTATGAGCCGTGTTCTGTTCCCAGACCGTTTGCTGCCAGCGGGTTGCCCGGACAGTGTGATGAACCCGGTAACTGGCAAGCGCCAGAAGGTCGGCCCTCACGGACTGTTAGCATGGGGTTACCGTGTAGCCAACAAGAAAGTGCAGATTGATGACTGGCGTAACCAACCACTATGGGAATACGTTCACCGTGTGTGGGAAGACGTGCTGATCAACGAAGCCGTATGGTCTGAGTTGATGAAAGAAGCATCTGGTAAACGCTGGCCCGAGGATTTGGCTTTCATGTACACTGACAAGCCGTCAGGCATGAAGCAAATCAACTGGAAAGTCGCTCTTCGTCGGCGTATGCTGACGGACTACTTAATGATTGAGCAGGAACGTCAAGGCGTTAAGTTCGATGAGGAAGGTGGTAGGGCGCTATGTGCGTATGCAGATGAGCAAATGCACAATATCGAATCGGAAGTGGAGCCTCAGTTGCCACCAAAAGAGATGTCAAAGTCTCAGCAACCTAAATTCCCTGCTTCACCGTTCGATGGTTCCGGTAACATCTCGCACCACGGCTGGAACTGGCTTGAATACAAGCTCGGTTACCCGGTGAACCGCGAGGCACTGGAGTACAAAGCTCCTCCGAAGACTGCATTTAAGGCAGACGGCACAGTGAGTGCAGCGGGGGAGAACTACTGCAAGAAGAATGGGATTGAAGACCCAACACTTTTCGCAGAGTTCATTCGCTCACAGCGTCAGTTGGAACAAAACCTTGAGGCATTGCCTCCTGACTTGATGGAAAAGGCGAAGATCGACCTGCGTAACCAGGTGATGCCTGACTTGATGGTTCCGATGAAGATCTCGAACCAGGATGACATCAAGAAATACCTGATCCGCGACGCGGGTTGGAAGCCAACCATGTGGCGTGTGAAGGACGTTACCCGAGACCAATTCAAGAAGTCCCGCTCCGAGGCGGAGATCAAAGAGTTGGTCACCAAATACCTGGAAGAGTTGGATGTGTCAGAGTACAAAACCCTGATCATTGAGCATCTCAACCAGACGGATGAGAAGTTTAAGATCGGACAGAGAAAGTTCGATCACCGAAAGGATAACTTCAAGACCGAGGAAGAGGTCTTCAAGAAGTTCTTGCGTAAAGCGCGACAGCTTCCAACCTCTCCGCAGTTGAAGGATAACTTCGGCAAGCTCTGCCCGAACCTTGAGAAGATCGACGTTCACCTGGCGAAGATGATTGTGAAGTGGTTATCATACCGCAACCGTCGTTCTGTCCTTGATCCTATCGACGAGGATAAGAATGATACGGGGCTGTTGAACCACCCGCGATTGAAGATCGACGGTAAACTCCCGGCAAGATTCTCTGGGATCACCAACACCGGGCGTTGTAAGCACACCGTGTGTGCGAACATGCCAAAGCCTGACCCTAAAGTTCTCTTGGGTAAAGAGATGCGTGGGTTGTGGGGTGTTGACACCGAGAAATACTACCAGGTTGGTATCGACGGATCGAACCTCGAAGGGATGGTTGCAGCGTGGGGTGCTTACCAGTTCGATAACGGTGAATACCTGCGAATTATGGAGAGCGGTGACGCTCACGCACGAAACGCAGAAGCCTACACCAAAGCAGCGGGTAAAGAAGTAACCCGTAACGGCGGTAAGGGTGTCACCTACGGGATTATGTACGGTGCTCAGGCGGCTAAGATTGCCTCGATGCTGGACATCTCGATGGAAGCGGCACAGCGCGTAATTGATGCCTTCTGGGATAGCAACTACGGGTTGAAAGGTCGTAAAGAATGGCTGGAGTCATTCTACGAGGCCACAGGGAAACGCTTCATCCCTGGCATTGATGGTCGTAAGATCTGGTGTCGTTCTAAGCACTCACTGCTGAACGCTTACCAACAGAATGGTGGTGCCTCACTGTTCGATTTGGTTGGGATCTTGCTCCATTGGGAACTGGTTAAACGCGGTTGGTATGATGATGACGTTCGTCGTATCATCTACTACCACGATGAATATCAGTTGCAGGTGCCTAAGAAGTACCTCCAGAAGTGGGAGTTCGATACTCTTGAGGAGGCTGATGCCTTTGCCGCAGCGTGTGCTGCTAAAGGTCGAGTGCTCGATGGTCATGACTACAAAGAGCCTCTGAAAGACCTGGAAGGCAACAAGATCAAAGGCCAGTTTACCCCTGTGCTGAATGAGAATGGAAAAATTCAAATTCAGTATTGCCCTGTCGGTGAGATGGTGGTAAAGTGTGTTGAGAAGGCAGCGAAGATGATGGGGTCACCTGTCCACATCACCGGAGCATACTTGACTGGTAACAACTGGGCTGAGTGCCACTAATTTGGATGCCCTTCGGGGCATCTCTCAACTGAGGAGTAAACATGACACACGAATTGAGCAAAGAATTCAAAGACTTCATGATCGCGCTGAAAGCATGGGTAGATGAAGGTTGCCCTGAACCAACCGAAGATCAAAAACACATCGGTATGGGTTTCCGTAAGGATGACAGCATCTGCTTCCAGATTAGTCGTTGGACGGAAGATGAAGATGCTATTGAGCAGATCGACGATGACCTGCAACATCTGTTCAAAAAGCAATTCGAAAAGGTAGATTTCCCATTCAACAAACTGGATGGCGACTTCGGTAACTCTGCGGAATACGACGCAGAGATTGAAAACGAAACCCACTATCAAAACCCAGAGCGTTTGAAGTGGATTAATGATACCGTCGCTTCTTTTGAGGAGAAAGCGGATGAAAATTCGCGAGAACAAAACGTTTGACACGTTAGAGGAATTAGTTCAGTATTTAGGTGACCCGGAGCGTGTTGGCAAGAACAACACCTGGGTCGCTAAGAACTATTCTCTGGCACAATTGATTTACGATTTGAGGAGAATAAATGAGCAAGACAATGATCAACTACGGTGACTTCGTAGCTATCCAGAAAAAGTCAGGCAGCAACAACGCAGCCAAGCACCTGTTCAAACAGGTTGTGGCGCTCAACGGGTTGAAGCGTAATGTGGGTGACCGCCGTCAGAACATCATTTTCAATGGTGATCTTTACGGGGTGTCTGTAGGTGTGAAACCAGAGTGTCGTCAGTTTGATGATGACTACGTTGGGCTTATTCACATTGACCCATTATTCGGTACGATTGAGATGTCTCAACGTCACGACCTGAAAGAGAACCCGAAGCACAACTTGATCCGCTCTACCGGAGTCAAGGCCCGGACGGTTAAAATCCAGACTTCATATCCGACAGGATTTAAAATCTGGCAAAAAGTTTAAAATAAGTATTGACGAGAAGATAAAAGGAGAACATAATGCTCTACATCAACAGCGCGATATTCGTTACCAAGTGGTTTGCACTGATTGAACCAGTGAATGACAACTTCGGTGGCGACGGCAAACGCGCCAGAACACGTTTCTACTCGTAAGTTAAACTGACTAAAACATTCTCAGAAGGAGAAAATAATGACTGCAACTGCACAATACCCACAGAACCCGACTTTCACTCAGTTCCGTGATGCGATCAAAGCACAATTCGAAGTGCTGAAAACCCTGGGTGAACTGTACCTCGTTGACCTGGTGAAGGACGACCTGTACCAGTTCTATCTGGATTCTTATCCAGAAGGAACCAACGTGATCTATCGTGAGCGTCTGGAGTATGACGGTAACTACGATAAGAGCTTCATCCGCACTGCTGGTCGTGTGGTAGCGATCCACAACGGTAAGCTGGTCTCTGTGTGGGATGTCCAGATCGGTGGTTATTACCAAGTCGTTGCTGATGCAATGAAAGAAATGGTTGAAGGTGCTCAGATCAAAGACCGCTTCTTCCACTTCGAAAGCAAAGTCGGCATGGAAAGCAACATCGAACTAAATCAGGAGACGGGTAAAACCAAAACCTGGCGTCACTTCCATGTTCAACTGCCTTCGGCTGTGGTGAAGGATGGTTCTGAGATCCCAACCTTACGTGGTGAACTCCGTACCAACTACGAGATGTTGTCTCGTTCCCTGAAAGACTTCACCGTCGATGCAGCGGATACCATTCTGGATCTGATTGCTCAGGACTCTCTGTACAAAGGTGCTGAGAAAAAGGGTATCGTGGAAGCGTTCCTTAAAGCGAAAAAGGCTTACGACAAAACCCCAGTTGAGCAGCGAGAGTTGTTCTGCTGGAAAGAAAGCGAGAAGCTGGGTAAGAAAGGCCGCTTCCGTGGTGATGTAGTCGGCACTCTGCTGGGTGACCTGTCAGAAGGTAAGGATCTGGAAGCGGCGGTAGCCAGCTTTGAGAGCAAAGTTGACAGCACCAACTACAAACGCACCACTGCGTTGATCACTCCTGCTATGGTTAAGTCCGCACAGGAGAAGGTTGTAGCGCTGGGCTTGCAGGATTCCTTGGCTCGTCGCTTTGCGGTGACCTCTGATCTGACTATCAACAACGTTCTGTTTGCGGATCGCACAGCGAAAGCACAGATGAACGTGTTCGACCAGTTGGCTTCGGATACCAAAACCGCGCCGAAAAAGCTGGATAAGGTTGAAGAGATCAGCATCGCTGACTTCATCAAGAATGTCCTGCCGAAAGCACAGACATTAGAACTGTTGGTTGAGAACCGCTTGCAGCCGAACTTGGTTAGCTTGATTGCTCCGGCAAACGAAGGCGCACCGAACCTGTTCAAGTGGGATAACGGCTTCTCTTGGTCGTATAACGGCGAAGTGACCGACTCAATCAAAGAGCGTGTGAAAGCCGCTGGCGGTAATGTAACGGGTGACCTGCGTGTATCCCTGTCCTGGTACAACTCGGACGACCTGGATCTGCATGTTCATGAGCCGCGTGGTGGTGAAATCAGCTACTGCAACAAGAAAGGTTCCTCAACAGGTGAACTTGATGTGGATATGAATGCCTTTGGCAAGTCTGACCCACACAACCCGGTTGAGAACGTGACCTGGCAGGATGCTGCACGTATCACCGAAGGCGAATACCGTGTTGTGGTGAACAACTACAACAAGCGTATGTCTGACCGCGTAGGCTTTGAAGTGCAGATGGAGTTCAAAGGTCAGGTGTTCAGCTTCGCCTACCCACAAGCGGTGCCTAACAAAGGCAATGTGGAAGTGGTACGCTTCAAGTATACTCGTGCGAATGGTGTTGAAATCATCAAGAGCCTGGGTCATACTCAGAAGAGCCAAGATGCTTGGGGTATCAAGACTGAGACCTTCCAGAAGGTTGCATTAGTCCTGAACTCACCGAACTTCTGGGATGACCAGACTATCGGTAACCAGCACTTCTTCTTCATGCTGGAAGGTTGTCAGAACCCTGAGTCAACTCGCGGCTTCTACAACGAATACCTGCGTGATGAGCTTCACGAACACCGCAAGGTCTTCGAGATGCTGGCTGGTAAGCTGAAAGCTGACTTCACCGAAGATCAGTTGAGCGGCCTGGGCTTCTCCGTTACCAAGCGTAACGAAGTGGTGGTTAAAGTGACTGGTTCCTTCAACCGCACACTGAAAATTAAATTCTAACAGGTATTGACCTGTAACGTGGGAGGGGATATACTCCTCCTACAAACTTAAAAACTGCAAAGGAGAAACAAAACAATGGCTATCACTACTGCACCTGAACTGTTCGAACTGGCTACTCGTCAGAAACTGCGTTTCGAATCACCACGCGGCCTGCTGACCGTTGAAGACCTGTGGGATCTGCCGATGACTGGCGCGGTGTCCTTAGATATCGTATCCAAGCTGGCAAACCGCGATGTGAAAGCATCGGAAGAAGAGAGCTTCGTGACCGCCTCAACAGCGCAGAGCACTAAAGCCCTCCTGAAACTGGAAGTGCTGAAATACATCATTGCCGTCCGTAAAGACGAGATCGCACAGCGTCAGCTTGTGGCTCAGAAAGCGGAACGTAAGCAGAAACTTCTGTCTCTGCTGGCGGAACAGGATGAAGCCGCAGATAAGAAACTGTCTCGCGACGAGATCCTGAAAGAACTGGCAGACCTGTAATAGGGTTACCTTCCAAAGCCCCTTATAGGGGCTTTTCTTGTATCTGAGAGGAGAAAAATATGTTGGCTACAATCAAAGAGATCATGGCAGAGGCTGCTGGACTCCCTGAATGCGATGAAATTTTTTCAGAAAAACATAAGTACGTTGTTTTTGCTCACGATTCAATTCTGGATTTAAAAGAGTGGACTGCTGGCGATTTTTTCCGGGTAGATGACCAGGTTTATGTAATGGGTAACAAGGGACAGTTCCGTCGTGCCAATAACCACCCAGCGAACCCTTGGCGTGTAGAGATGGGGATGCTTTACCATGAGAACCCCGGCTACCATAAGAAAAAGATTGCGAAACGCAACTACGGCTCTTGGGGTAAGATTCTGGAGGAGTTGGAAGAACTGAACGATGCTCATGAGCAGGGCAGCAAGATCATGCAATTGGTCGAACTCTCTGACCTCTACGGTGCCATTGAAGGTTACCTTGAAGAACGATTCCCAGGTATGAAGATGCACGACCTGAAAAAGTTCTCTGACATCACCAAACGTGCATTCAGAAGCGGAGAACGGAAATGAATATCGACTTGTCGTTGATCCAAAAAGCGATCCGGCACTACGAGGAGGAGGGTGTTCTTCTCGCGAAGGTGCCGTACTTGGTTGACCCGGATATTATGGCGTTCACTTGCCCTCCAAATGTTATCGACAAACGTCTTACCCATTCTAACGGTAAACAGTACGTTGCCTCGGCGGAGCAGTCTTTCCTCCAGTTGGAGAAGGACGGCAGGCTGGATGAACTTCCGCCCCTCATGATGGCACTGACGCCCTGCTATCGGGATGAGTCCACCCTGGATGATGTTCACCTGAATATCTTCTTGAAGCTGGAGATCTTCCACTACAACCCGCAGGAGCTTCGCGGGATCAACTGGGCGTACTTCTGGGCGGAGTGTATGCAATCATTCTTTGCGGATGAAGGTGTGTGGACGCACATAGTCGGCACAGACGCAGGCTACGACGTTCTAACGAAGTCAGACTTGGAGTTGGGTTCCTTTGGCTACAGAACCTCTCCAAAGGGCGTACAGTACGTTTACGCCACAGGTCTGGCTGAACCCCGTGCTTCTATCGCTATTGAGGAAGAGAATGGCTAAGGTTCTGAACTTCTACCACATCGGGAAGGTGATCCCTCCCGGTGCGGCGTATATGGGTAGAGCAATGCCTCACTTGGGACTCAAGCAGTCCAAATTTGCCAATCCTTTCAAACTCTCCGAGGACGAACCACGCGGTGCGACCATCGAAAGATACCGGGTGTGGTTGTGGGAACAAATACGCACAGGTAGAATTACTGTGCAAGATTTGCTTGACTTGGACGGTAAAGACCTTGTATGCTTCTGTAAACAGCCAAACAAAGAGGTGGCCTGCCATTGTGATGTTATCTTGGCAGCTATCGAGTGGGCCAAAAAACAGAGGAGAAAACCATGAAGATGTGGGTAAAAATTCTTATTGGGGTGGTTATTTTTATCTGCGTGGCACAATTCGTGCTTGACATGCAGGATACATACACTCATAATTGCAAGCCTAACGGTCAGCAACGCATGGTGAACACCATCGACGGGCTGAAAGTAGAGGATCAGTTAGTCTGCGACGGTGGTCGCACTAAATGGACTCTTCAATACAACTAAATATTCTCAGAAGGAGAAAACTATGGTTCAGGTCGTATCACCACAAAAACCAATGGAAGCCACTTGCTATAAGTGCAAAGCAGGTCTGTCGTTCGTGTACACCGAAATCCAGGAAAAGACTACGCACGATTACGGCGGTGGTCGCGATCTGGTGAAGTATATCGTCTGCCCGTGCTGCGGCCACGAAGTACAGGTCAAGGGGTATCACTCATGAGCCAACCAGTAAACGGACTCATCTTCGGTAAGTTCGCCCCGCTGACCCTGGGTCATATTGAGCTTATTGACCGGGCGATCAGTCATTGCGACCATCTGTACCTGTTCCTCTCCTTCGACCAGAAGTTTGTGGACACACAACCTGTATGGATCAGAGAGAAACTTTCTTTGGTTAACCGTCTGCGGGATCTGAAAGACCTGGTACGCGATGCCAATGAGAATGTTCGTGACAAGATCACGGTTCTCTATGTGGATGAGTCCAACATCCCAGGCTACCCGGAAGGTGCCAAGGCTTATGAAGGTCTAATCCGTGACGCATTACCTGACGGTGTTGTGCTGCACAAGGCGTTCTCCTCTGAAAAGGAGTACGATGCCTACTTCTCTGCACACTTCCCAGAGTGTGAGCACGTAGTTATTGACCCGGATCGCGATGCAGTGCCGATCTCTGCGACGAAGATCCGCAACGATGTGTTCAACAACTTCAACATGCTATCGCCCCCGGCGAAGAAGCGCTTTGTGAAGAAGGTTGCTATCGTGGGTGTTGAGTCTACAGGAAAAACAACCTTAGCCATGAACCTGGCGAAGCATTACAATGCCCGTTACACATCTGAGATTGGTCGGACTATCTGCGAGGAGGATTACCATTCCTCTGAGTTCCTGATGAACCGTGCAGATTATCTTAACATCGCTCTTGACCATCGTCAGGTGGAAGAGTGGCATGTGCGCCAGTCCGAAGTGGGTGTAACCTTCTCGGATACCACCAACCTGATCACACATTTCTCTGCCGTTTGTGCGGGGAAGGCCGGGATTATTGACCAAACATTTGAAGCGTTGAGCAAAGAAGAGGGCGATAACTTCTACGACCTGGTGCTCTACCTGCAACCGGATGTGCCTTGGGTTGCTGATCCTTTACGTTTGCAGGACACCGCAGAAAAACGAAAAGGGACTAACTTTATCCTTGACAGGATGATCCGCCACTATTACAATCGTGTCCATGTAGTGAAGATTAGCGGTGGTGACTTTGAACAGAGAACTCTGGATGCAATCCGGGCTGTTGAAGCGCTTCTTAATGGTACTTTGCCGGAGATTGAATAATGGGTATCAAGTATAACGTGCAGGGGTATTACCCCAACGCAAGAGAGCCGGGGTGGTGTGATTGGGTGGTGAACCTGGATCGTGAGAAGGCAGAACGCCTTTACCACCAAGGCAAGATTGTGTCGAAGGCCAAGCAAAGCCTCTTCACAGATGTTCGCCTGGTGGAGGTTAGCTCTCAGATCGTTGAGCCGATGCCATTCATCTGGCGAGATGCTCACGGATTCCAGAGCCGCGTCAGTCATATGTCGAATGAGCATATCAACAACGCGATCACTTGGCTTCTGTATGACCAATCCGGGCCGGAGGAATGTTTCTCTGATCTGGATGAGCAATACGAAGGCCACACAATTGGTGATTGGATCAATCACCTCACTAACGAACTGTATCGTCGCATAGGAGCCTAACATGAACAACACAAAGCTGTACATTAAGACAGCAGTAACCGACTTCTACGGTTGGAGCAAGATGGAATACTTATGGCTTTTCATCTGTTCTGCTGCAATCGCCCTGACATCTGTGATTATGGGCGGCGGGGTGATTGAGTTCATCTCCTCGGTTACTGGGATCATCGGGGCTATTCTCGTAGCAAAGGGTAAACTCTCCAGCTACTACTGGGGCTTCGTGGCTACGGTTCTGTACGCTTACATCTCTTTCACGTATCAATTGTACGGAGAGACGATCATGTACACCATCCTGTTCACCCCAATGCAGGTGATCGGCGGTATAATCTGGGCGCGTAAGCTGACAGTATCGGATGATGGTGAACGTGCAGACGTTATCAAGAAGTATCTGACCAATAAGCAGCGTTGGTTGCTCGGTATCGGCACTCTGATTGTGATTGCTTTATACGCTGAGTTCGTTAGCCTGCTGAAAGGTGCTGCACCGGGGCTGGATTCTGCGACTGCAATCCTGTCAATCTTAGCCACCTGGCTGATGATGGTTCGTTACGCAGAACAATGGTACGTGTGGATCGTGGTTAACATCGTGGCGGTTGTGCTCTGGGTACAAACGGCACTCCATCACGAGACACAAGGTTGGGCTGTGCTTGCTATGTGGGTTGCATTCCTGCTAAACTCTATCTTCGGAGCCTATCAGTGGCGTCAACTGGAGAAGAAAGCATGAAAAAGATGGTCACTTACTTATTTATGGCATTGGGGATCTTGGTCTCCTGCCTTTTCCTGGCGGCTCTGATTGCAACAGGTGTTGCTTTCAGCGGTGGATACACCTTCGGAACACCAGAGTTCGGTCATTACATGGAGAACGCTGTGTTAGGTGGCCTGTTCTTGGGTTTTGTTGCTTGCGCCATCACAGGCGTAGTCACGATGGAGAGCTGATATGAAAATGGTTCTGGGTTTTATCGTAGCATTCTTCTTCATTATGCTGTGTTTCGTTGGCCTGGCCTTCTGTGGCGGGATGCAGTTTGGTACTCCACCTTTCGGATGGTTGATGGGGTTTGGGGTGATGATTGGCGTTTTCTGTGGTGTCGGCGTAGCTGCGGCGATTGACCACGCAGACTTGTAGAGGAGAAGATAATGTTAGGATTCTGGGATTGGATTGTGACCCATAATAACTGGGTCGTTGCATTGGTTACTTTCGCTGTGTGCGCCTTTTGGGGATTCGCTATGGGGCTTGGTGAAAACAAGAAGACCAAGCGGACGATTATGTTTCTCACGGTGCTTATCTTTGGTACTGGTTTGAACTATCTCGCATTGTACAAAGATGGTTACAGAAACTACAAAAACAACTACATCACTTGTTCTAAGCCGGAAGCGGTGGCTGCGTTCTACATCTTCGATGCGAACAAAGAGCGTTGCCTGAAACCTTTTGTCGGCTTCGTTCCGGTGAATTCACAAGATTTGGTTCCCGTCAACGAACCAGAGAAACAACCGACGGCTGAAAAGCCGTTGTATCAACTGACAAAACAACTCGATGGAGAACCTTATGTTTAAATGGCTTGCCAAGATCCTTGGCCTCCAAAAGAAAGACCCGTATCAACTGACACCGGATCAGGCTGCTCAGATTGTGATGGAAGCATCGCGACGTGTGGCTGAGAAGCAGGCCCGTGACGAAGCACGTATTCGAGAGATGATGCGTCCGAACCAAGGTTTTACCAAACCAACACAACCTGCTGACCCGGCTCCACGGGTAGCGACGAAGTGTGGCTCTGCGACAGGTAAACCTCTGGACACAGCCGCTTTGAAAGAGCACTTGGAGGTGCGTCGATCTCAGCAACAGCGTGTTGAGCCTCCTCAGTACACTCGTCGTGGGGTGCGGATTCCAACACCGGAAGAGTCAAGACGCGCTCGTCCTGCTACTCCTCCCCCGGCACCTCCGAGTCCGCCTGCCAGCGATTCAGGTAGCAACCTGATGATGGCTGCGGTTGTGTTGAGCACAATGGATAGCACTCCAAGCTATTCACCACCCAGTCACGATACCACGCCAAGTGGTGGATATGACTCCGGCTCATGTGATGGTGGTGGCGGTGGAGGGTCTTGCGATTGAGAAAGATGCGAGACTTCAAGTGCGAGGTCTGTGGACTGATTCATGAATCTCTGGTTTATGATGAGGTGAAAGAACTGGACTGTCCTGAATGCGGTATCAAAGATGCCTCCAAGCGACAGTTATCTGCGCCGTCAGGTAGTGGCAATGCTGCCCACGGCTATATGCACAAACAAACAGGAGTGAAAAAATGAAATTTTTCGGATGGTTAGCTCTGGCCTTTATCGTCCTGAAACTGTGTGGCGTGATCACATGGTCTTGGTGGCTGGTGCTGTTGCCACTCTATTGGGTCGTAGCGCTGATCCTTATCGCCGTGGCGGGTGTATTTGGATTTGCCTTCATCGCTGATGGTGTGGACAAGGTGAAAAGTTATTTCGGAAAGTCGAAATAACCTATTGACATAGAAAAGCGAAGAGTGTATGATGGTCTCTTCGCTTGATTCAAAGGAGAGAGAATGTCAGCAGCAAATCAAGAACAAACCACTTCGGCTTACCTGGGCATGAACCCTGGTCAATTCGGAATGGTAATGTGCCTTACCAGCTTATCACGTCAAATGCAGACGTTGGTAGAAGGTGAGGATATGCAAAACCTGATGGCTAAACTCATCAGTGAGCATGGGGAAAAGACCACAGCGGAAACGCTTGAATGGGTTCGTTCCCAACGCAATCACATCCTGAATGTCCTGCACGGTGTTCTGGTGGCACAGAACCTTCTGGCACAGGTTGATGATGCACTGGTAGCAACTCTGGTTGCACCAACTTCCACGGCGGATGCCGATAACAATCAAAATGAAAACTCGGGAGAGTAAATGAGCGTAATTAACGAATACAAAGACCCTATGTCCGGCAAAGTGAACAACTTCGCTAAAGGCAGCATCAAGTTCATCAGCATCAAGCCTGTGCGAAATGCTGATCCAGATGGGGTCAAGCGTACTCACATCCCTGCCAAAAACGGTCAACCTGCGAAGGTTATCGAGGCAACCCACAACATCAGCTTCCTGATGCAGGCTGTAGACGCGGATAACAACGTGATCGACCCAGCAGGCCAAGGTGAGTGGATCGGAATGGGTGAAAAGAAACTTCATGCCAGCCACACCGACAAGGTGCAGGTGAAGTTCGATGCGGGATACAAAGACATCCTTCCAGGGATGATTGTCTCCTTCCCACTGAAAGTGAGCAAGACCGGGGATAAAACCTACGTGAACGGCACATTAAGTGGTAAAGTGTTCAATATTCTGGATGAGAGCAAAGCAGGTGCTCCCGCTCCTCGTGCTCCAGCTAACGGTTCTTCCTCTTCTGCTCCGGCAGCAGGTGGTTCTGTTAAGATCTACGGTGAGATCACTGCATTGAATGGCAACACAGCGACCGTCCAAGACGAAAAGCTGGGTGCTGGTGATGTGGTTCTGAGTGATGAGCAGTTAGCTCAAGTAGCGGTAGGTGGTCGTCTGACTGCTTTCATCGTGAAAGAGACTGGTGCAATCACTGGTGGTTTCAAAGCCTACGGCCCTGCTGGTCAGAACTCCAATTCTGGTGGCAAAGGTAAAAAGGCTCCGTATGATCCGGTAGGTGTGTCAACTGGTCATGCGCTTAATGTGCTGGCTAACCTGCGTCTGGCAGGCTACAAGGGTGACCTTGTTGAAGCAGGTAAGATTTCGCATGATGTGACTGCCAAGCTGATCAAGGAATTCTCCGATGCCTCCGGCAAGGACGAAGGAATGTCAGTTGGTAATGCTGTGAAGTTCGCTGCAACAGGTATTGCTGTAAAAGGCAAGACTATCGTAGCAGACGACTTGGAAGCGGCAACACGCGAAGCATACGCACTTGCAGGGACTATTCGTGAGTACATTGGCTCAACCACACAGGCTGAACCTCAGAGTGCTCCACAGAGCGTCCCAGAGCCTCTGGCACAGGCTCCACAAAACGTCCAGACTCCTCCGGTAGATTTCGATCCTCCGGTTGACTTTGACGATGATATCCCCTTTTAGTATATAAGCGCCCCAAAGGGCGCTTTTTTAGTTATATGAGGAGAGAGAATGAAGTGCAATAAGTGTGGAGAGGATAAACCGGAGACGGACTACTACCCAAGAAACAAAGTATGCAAAGAGTGTTACAAGAAACGTGTGCTGGCTTACCAAAAGAACGAAGGTCTTGAGGGGAAGAGGGTTAGATGCCGGAGGTATGCAAACTCTGAGAAGGGATTAGTGCTGTCAAGGGTGAGGGTGAAGCGATACTCTGAGAAGCACCCCAAGAAGAGAAGAGCAAAAGACGCTTTGAATTATGCAGTGAGGTCAGGTAAGATCAAAAAAATGCCTTGTGAGATTTGTGGAGAGAAAAAAGCACACGGACACCATGACGACTATGACAAGCCGTTGGAAGTGAGGTGGTTGTGTCCCATTCACCACAAGCAATGGCACTCCGCCCACGGCGAAGCACTAAATGCTACATAAAGAAAAGGCTCCCTTTTGGGAGCCTTTTTTATTATGTGGATGGTACAGTTACAATCGGAGTCATCGTGATGACAGACCCTTTGATTGCGTTACACCAATCACCTGTGTTGATTTTTCCTTGGAACTGCGGCCCGTTAGTACCGTAGTAAGAAGAGTGCATGATCCCATCAACAATGATTGTGCTGTCCTGGTCGAACAGTTCAACCGTCATTGCTCCAGAAGCCTGGGTAGAACGGGCAGACCCGATAGTACCGTCAGCTTTGGTGAAGTGCGCTCTCATGCGGAAGATGTCCGGCCCGATGTCAGTCAACGTCAGATCAACTTTAGCACCTGCTGGCCCTTGCAACAGGAGAACAGCAGAGAACTTATAAAGCATCGTGCTGTCAATTGTTGTCGTACCCGCAGTCATTGCGATTGTTGTCGCAGATGAAGCATTAAGACTGATCGTGTTAGTTAGCTGACCCGCTGTGAACACAGCCGCGCCGCCACCTCCACCAGAACCACCTGCTGGAACCGCCCAAGTTGCATCCTCACGGAGGAATTTGGTAGTACCTGCCGTTGCACCTGGATCAGGAGCCAGACCTGCTGCGTGTCCCGTACCGGACGCCTTCATAACAGCCGCTGTACCACTACCACCAACTGCTACCCAAGAAGTCCATGTTCCGTTGTTGTTGAAACGGACATAGGTTGCCCCTGTGTCGTTGACGATACCCAACTGAGTGGCATATCCTGTCCCTGCTGGGATCATGATTCCTCGACCGTAAGAACTCGCCACTGGTGTGTTAGTGGAAGAGGCTCCCCAGTTAAAGAACTGACCTTTCGTCAGGGTGTTCAGGTTTGCAACTTCGTTGGTGTAAGTAGATCCGAAACCTAAAGGCTCGAACTGCTCACGAGTACGTGCTGGAGACATTGCCACCGTAGTGGATGTGCCTGCCTGTGCTTCCGCAGTGGTTGCAAACGTTACAGAACCTCCGCTTCCACCGGACGCCTGCGCCCATGCACCCCATGTACCATTTGTCTGGTAACGAATGAACATCAGATTGGAGTCATTCTCAATGGCAAGCTGTGTGACATATCCTGTCCCAGAAGGGATTGCGATACCACGACCATAGCCACCAGTTCCGGGGATGTTCAGGGTTGTGCTGGCATAGTTGAACAGATCGCCCGTCACAACGCTGTTCAGGTCAGTTGCCTGGGTTGTGAAGGAAGCTGTAAAACCATGTTTCTCCATGAACTCACGGGTTCTTGCCGGAGACATAACAACAGTGGTTGATGTTGCGGCTTGGGCCTCTGCTGTTGTTGCGAAAGTGACTGATCCTCCTCCTGTAACAGAGATAGTACCATCAGCCGCGATGCTAACACCAGAACCGATCTTCACACCACCCAATACGGTTGCAGAAGCAATCGGTAAGGTGTATGAGGAACCTGACCCTGCTGGCCCACGGATGTTACCTACGGATGTCCAAGAGCCGGACGCCTTCTGATAAACGTTTCCGTTTGTAGAGGCAGTTGTGTCCGTTGTAAGAACCAAGTAGAGGTCGCCATTCTTCCCTACAGTTGAGGTTGGTGCGGCTGTACCTGTGATCCAGACAGAACCTTGAAGGTTGGTGATAACACTCCAAGCGTTGGAAACCTTTTTGTAGACATCCAGAGCGGTTGTGTCAAGGTAGAAGTCACCATTAGCTCCTGTCGCAGAAGCAGGTGCTCCTGACCCATTATACCAAGTTGAACCATTGACACCTGGTGTTCCTGCATCCCCTTTGAAAGGAATACCGTCTGACCAGTCCGCAGAGGTCGCTGAGTTTTTGATGTAAAGCAACCCGGTTGTTGTATCCAGGAATGCAAAACCTTTGGCCTCAGTGTCGTAGTTGTCACGTTCTGCTGTTGTACCCGTAGCATTCACAGTGAATGAACTACCCTGGAGAGAGGCAAGCCACTCTTGCTGCGTCATCGGTGTTTCACCTTCCGGCACAGTCCCCAGATAGATCTCATATGCAGAAGCGCCGGGAGCACCATCGTTACCGTCAGTACCTGGCTCACCTTGGAACTGCTGCCAAGCTGCCCATGTCCCGTCTGCACTGTAACGGATGTACATGTTCCCTGCAACGTTCTCGATCACAAGTTGAGTAGCGTTACCTGGAGAAGTAGGCAGTACGATACCTCGCCCTCCGGCACCAGAAGTAGGAGCATTCTCAGCACCTGAACTATAGCTGAAACCACTACCAACAGTCACATCGTCGAGATCCGCCACGTTGGTCAGGGAGTCTGTCCCAATACCGTACTGAGCCACAAAAGCAGCCATACCAGCAGGAGAGACAGCGATGTTGGTTGCCGTACCTTCAACCGCTTCTGCGTTAGAGGAGATAGCGTTCTTCCAAGCCGACCATGTTGTACCGGAAAGTACACGAGTCCAAGGAGAGGTCTCCCCATCAGGCCATGTGACTTGGGTAACATCTGTCGCTGTTTTTGCGATAGAGACACCTTTACCAGAAGACCCGAGGATCGGTGTGTTTAAGGATGTCGCATCCCACACAAAGTTGTCGTTACCAACAACGGAGTCGAGATCCGCAGATACAGCAACAGTCCCAGCGGAACCGATATTGGTCAGGTCTACAACCGTCCCATCTCCCAGCAGGATTGTTTTGTCCGCAATCTGGAATGTACCGTGCAGTGTGGTGTCACCACCAACTTCCAATTTCTCGGTTGTTGTGATACTCTTTGGAGCGATGTCTTCACCATCAACAGAGGTCTGGATACCAGTAACTTCACCAAGGATTTCGAGATCCTGTACGGTCAGTTTTCCAGTAACGGCTGCATCTGTTGCAGATAAGTTGAAAATTGAAGCGTCACCTGTTACAGTGATGGTTGCAGCGTCAATTTTTTCTGCGTTGATGTCTTGGAAGACTTTGAGGATCAGTGCGTTTACGAAAGCTGTAGTTGCAATCGAGGTGCTGTTGTCGTCATCGTCCATTGTTGGTGCTGTTGGCAGACCTGTGAAGTTAGGGCTGTCAATTGTCGCATACAGACCTGTCAGTGTCGCAGAGTCCAGAACTACACGCCAGTTAGAATCTGTCGCTGGGCTATCGCCCATGCTTACCGGGTTGGTAGCGGTGGCGCTCGGAGCGTACCACCAAGACACTGCGTTGGAGGTCGGTTCTGTAAAGGCGTACAGTTGGTTGAAGACCTGGGTAACACTCCCTTTCTGCCAGTCCAGCACCGGGGTCTTGTAATACAGGTTTTCCAACATCGCTTTACGCAGGGAGGGAATCAGACTGCCGTCTTCAACGGTGATAGTCTCTGCGGCGGTGCCGTTGATTACCTTGTGCATTCTCCCAGCATCAACAACCAACTGGTCAATTGCGTCACTGGTAGAAGAGTTGATTGTGGACATGTCGGACATTTAGATCCTCTCTTTGTTATTCCGGTTCGTTAGATTTCTGCTCTGTTGTGATTCCATATCGCAGAGAGATCAACTTACTGATGAGTTGTGGAGCCGCCACCGTTGGGGCGTAGACCCAGAGATACCACTCAGTGAGTATCCCTTTGAATCCCCAATACAAAAAGACAGCAGTCATAGCTGCCATCCCGATGTTGCTCCAGAATTTGGTGTGTGATGCCTTCGAGGGATCAACGGGTGATCGAACAAGGTCTTTAATGAATTTTAACATAATCCCTCAAGAATTTCAATGCAGTAGCATCGGAATAAACCGGGCTAAGACTAAGGCGCTGATGATGACACAGGTTTTTAGCCACTCTTTGATTGTTGAATCTTTGAACGAGGCACACAGGATCACCATCTCCATCATTGTTGGATAAGATGATTCGACCACGAAACCAAAGATGTCTGGCAGTACATTTGGATACTGCAACGCAAGCATTTGCGAGAACAGCACAGGAACCGAGACAGCCAGCGTAAGTTTCTTTCTCCAGCCTTGCAGCACACAAGCAGAAGAGAACAATAACCCTATGTCAAGGAACCAGCAGCCCGTGAGGTAAAGGTTCCAGTCGAAATACTGGATGTGTTCTGAGAACCACCAATAGAGTCCATTTTCCGAAAGAATATGAATCATGCCGAAGACCGACATGATCCGTATTCCCTTGTCTGTGTGAAACAGCAAGACTACAAAGCACACGAAGTACAATGCAGACGCTATCACCGGACTTGTTTCTCCATGAGCATCTGGAATTGGCGACTGAGGTCTTGTCGAAGATCCCCAACGTCGTCCTTGATGTCCTTACGAAGATCTGAAACGTCATCACGCACGGTTTTCAGTTTCTTATCCAGGATGTCATCCAGTTTTTCCTTTGTCACCATCTCTGCTTTAATCCTGATGATGTCTTTGTCAAGCTCGTCAAGCCTCCCTTGCGTCTTCTTGTAGTCTGAATAGACAACTCTCAACACCCCTACGAGTGCAAAAGAGATGACTGCCCAAACCGCCTTGAGGACGGCAAACAGATCGATGGACATTCTTCTTTCTCCTTACGGCGTTTTAGGCCATTCAGGGTCTTTTTGACTAATGTCAACCCGGTTAACAGTGATCATCAACTTTTCCAGATATTCCTTTTCCTGTCTCTCCTCTGGAGTCAAAGAACCATATTTCTCTGCGAGATTCAATGGCTCAAGGTGCTCCATCAGGGATCGGATAAGTTTTCTCTTCGTTTTGGTATTAGATTGTTTGACTTCCTCATCGCTAAGGACTAAACTCTCAAATTCAAAAGTGTTGATGTTAAAAATGTACTCGTTGTGAATACTGTAGGCTGTTTTTCCCTGCGGAAGTTTCTCAACAGGGATAACCACAACATCAAAAGAGCACTCTGGTGAGAAGGAGATCTCGGTTGCGTCCTCAGCCAGGCTGAGAATGCTACCCTCCTTACTCAGTAGCATCTTCACACCCTTCGGGAGTTCCTTTAGGATATCCGTCCAGAGGTTCCCCAACCCATCTTTGAATTGGGGGAATGCCAGTCTACTCTCACCCATCTCCATAATCAGGTCATGGGAATAGTGAATGTCTTTGATTAACAAGAAGCCTCCATTATCTGGCGAGGGCAGTTGTGTAGGCAGCGGTCTGCCAGTTTCCATCAATGAGATACTGGAGAGGTCGGCTGTAGTAAGAACCATCATCCGCACCAAAGTCTCCACCGCCCGTAAGAACGTGTCCGTTTTCAAACTCAGCGGTCGGGCCACCTTGTCGTCTAAACACAGCCGCGCCGAAACGAATACCCATAATCCCTTGTGCTGGGAAGGTGATCGTGATGTTACCGTTCGCATCTGCGTTGTTGCCATTTACAGAACGGGCTACATGTTTCCCCGCTACAGTCGCACTGTTGTTGTTGACAACAAGGTTTGCAGTGGTTGTAGACCCTGCTACGGTTGCATTACCTGTTGACTCAAGAGAGCCTCCACGCACAGTAGCTTGTGTCACAAGGGAACCGTTACCTGTGATAGTCAACCTTCCTGTCTCTGTCGTGCCATCAGCATTTACGTTTCGGAAGACAAAGCCCCCGGCACCGCCGCCTTGGTTGTTGACAAAGAATGAAGCACCAGATCCGTTCGTTTCATTCCAACGAAGAATCAACCCTTGTGTTGTCAGAGAGGTATTTGCTGATCCTGCGACCTTCAAACCACCAGACAGCGCACCACCCGTCAGTTGCAGGTAGCGGTCATCTGTCTCTGCTTTGGAGTAAACACCGAGGTTTTGGCGTGAAGCCGGAAGATCCATAAGATCAGACAGGCTTTGATTGCGTTGCAAGTACAGATTGCTCAGACCAGGTAGCTGTTCTTCCTGCATGTATTTCAGCCAAGAAGACAACATGAACCAGACGTAGTTCCATCCCTGTGCATCAGGTTTCTCGCCCATATCATAACCCTTATCCCACAGGTCGCTGATCGGACGAATTTTATTTTTAGTCAAGGCATTAGGGAGGTCATAATCCTGTTCTGCCCACACTTCGATTTCGATATCCGGTTGTGCCATAATGCCCTCGTTATACTGTTGTTAATACCGCGTCGCTGATGCTGATTACCGGAATTGGGCCTGCATCGGTTGTGTAGATCGTACACACCGCTCTGAGACGGGCGATTTTTGTGATGAGTTTTCGATATTTTGATGGGTTGGAGAGGTCGAGGAAGAACGTGATTGGAGGCGTTCCTTTCGGCTTTGTATACACATCAATAGGAATTTGTACCTGGACGGTACTGGCAGTCATGACGATTCGACCAGACTTTGCTACGTAATCGACTCCAGCTTTGGCTGTCCCATCCGTAGTCTTGTAATCCAGTGAACTCTCTTCTGCGAAGTTGTCCCTTGTGAGGGTAAAGATAGCTGTTACCGTAGCCATTGGTATCTCCAAAAAAGAGGGCGGTTACCCGCCCCTCTTGATTATAGCTCGTCGTTGAAGTAACGGTGGAGAGCAGCAAGGCTGATTGCAAACTCGGACTGCGCCCAGAAACGGTGGTATCTGAACACTGGCGGAGTCGTGCTCGCCCCTGTCGCATATGCTGCCACTTCTGCCCATTTCGGGTCGTTATGCAAGAAGGTACGAAGCTCATGGAACTTAACACCACTCTTGATCTGCTCACCGTTAGGCATTGTACCAGTGAAGATCTCTGGAACGTAAACCTCATCAAAGAGGCGTTTGTAGCCTGGCTGAGGAGAGTCAATCGCCAGACCAACGTCATCCACGTACAGGTTCCACATACGATCCAGCAGTTCTTTAGCGAACAGCATAGCTGTTTCTGCTGTGTGGTTTGTGCTCTTGATCTTGCTGGTGTACTTGCCAAGATTCTTTTTCGCTTTCGCGTAAGTGATCAGTAAGTATGCCAGGGATGAAGCAACACCCAGGTCAGTTGCATACTCAACAATAGAGCAATGCAGGTTCGGGTTAGGAACCGTTGACGCGTTCCAGAAGGATGCTTGGTTACCTGTCCCGTCCCAGTTCAGAGATGGCAGATATTCGTACACACCTTCATGGTTAGGCGTTGTAGCCGTCTGACCAACAACCTGCGTTGGAGAAACCCAAGACAGTGTACCAGGAAGCTGGAATGAACCGTCTGAGGTCAACGTAGAGTTGTTCAGGAACCACACCACTAATGGGTCAAGGATGATCTCCAAGTTGGCTTTCAGCGTCACAGCCAGTGGAGTCGTCTTGTCCGAAACCTCAAGGAACAGATCCGCAGTACGGCCCTGACCCCAAGTCTGGAAACCAACCCAGTCGTTAGACGGTGGATCGTGCCAAACCGGTGCGTAGGTATAAACCATTCCGTAGAACTTGGCGTTCTGACGACCATCGGTAGGTGTCTCGTAACGTGCGTTCCAGGAGTTAGTCACACCACCCGCTAATGGGCCTTCTGGTGATTGTAGCCAACGAAGCATTTCCATCTGACGGTAGACAGAGCCTAACCAAATGTCAGAAGCACTTGGAGAGAGTGAAGTGAATCCACCACCACCAGTAGCCATGAAGTAAGCTGAGTCAATCGCTTGGTAGCCTTGGTGACACTCGGAAGAACCGATGCGGTAAGACCAAGAACCTGTAGCACCGGAAGCCGGAATCTCACCGCCCCATGCTGCGTACCAGTTTACCAGATAATGGCAACTTTCGTAACCCTTTCCACCAACTTGATTGTCTCCAATCTTGCGGAAATACTTATCAAACAGGTTGTAACGCATGTAGTCGCCCATTTTCTTCGCTTTCGTAGTTGAAGCGGAGATGGTGGTTGACGCGCCCTGTTCGGTTGCAAACTTCTGCGCCCAGAATGACCACTGGATCGCACGGCCTTCTGCATCGGGAGCGTTAGTGTATGACCACTTCTTGCCCCAGTCGTTAGCTGCCGCTGGATACCACTGTGTACCTTGGGTGAATAATGGGTCATATCCGTAGATTGAACCACCGTTCGCAAAGTCGTTCCACGCCGGGTGAGTTACCGTCTCGAAAGAAGATTCCTGCATACCGCGTTCGTAGGTGTTGATGAAGACGTTTTGCTTCGTACCATCGCCGTTACGGAAGTTATACAGACCTTCAACATCCAGAATCCAGTGCATCAGATACATACGCTTGTTTCCATAAGTGGACTCAAGCTCATCTGCCAATGGATCGGCACCTTTCGCTGCTGTTGGGTCACCAAGTGTTGGGTAAACGCTTGGGGTATCCCCTTCCGGTGTATAGTCCGCTGGTGAAGACGGTGTATACACAGCGATAGGCTGGTTAGTCGGAGAAGGTACATAGAACTGATCGATACGGTTCCATGCGTTGTTGTAGCCTGTCCAGTCCGCTGTTCCTAACTGACCAGTGACATATCCGTTCCATGCTTCCAGACCAACCCAGAAAGAAGCGGTTTCTGATACGGTTTCACCACCGTGGTCAGGCGCTTCGTTAATGATGATGCTGTCTACACCCGGAATGTGTCGTGGCAGTGTACGTGCGTTTGCACCTGTCTGCGGCCCGAAGTATTTGTTATCTACGTTGTGGACTTTATCATAGATCGTTTTGAAACGTTCCAGATAGTTGATCGCCACCGGGGTGTCTGAACCAGGGATGGTTGCAGTACCGGATGAAGTCCCTAAGACCCCGTTAACCGGGGACGAAAGGACAACGTAGAAGTTGGTCTCTGTTTCTGCCGGAGCATCATCGTTGACCAAGACAATAATGTCTTTGGAGGTCTCACCTACCGCAAACGTTACTGTCCCCGATTTAGCTGTGTAGTTATCAGGTGCTACCGCAGATCCGTCTTGAGTAGCATAGTTAACCGTGACCAGCGAATCGCTGGCCTGGTTAAGGGTTGTCTTGAATGTAGCCTGTCTCATTGTTACTCCTCTCAGTCGGACAATGCCGGGGCGAGTAGATTCAGCTTAACAGTTTGAGGGGTTGTCCAGTTATCCTGAACCAGACCGCCTGTGTCTCCACTGTTAGGGTTGTAACACCAGTAGCTGTAAGAAATTCCTTTCTTCCCTGCTGCCAGGTCACGAACACCGTCGCCGTTAAAGTCGCCGTTCCAATAAGTGATCAGATTACTGAGCCATTGCTTCTCGTAAGTCGCATGAGGTTTGGTCAGGTTTCCAGATCCGTCAACACCGAAGTGTCCACCGAACTCTCCTACCCAAACTGGCGCAATATTCTGTGTGAAGATGTAGCCCCACATTGGTTCCCAAACACCGTACAGGTTAGAAGGCCAGTTCGCCGGAGGGGTCTGGTTATCATAAGCCAGCCAAGACTGACTTCCAACGCTTTGTCCATATTCGTGAGGGCTGTAAGCCACACGGTTAGGCTGCGTCAGAGTAACCGGACGTGATGCAACACCTTGAAGTTGACCGCCCCACCAGTAGCTGACGTTGTTGTACTGACCGACACCTTCAACGAAGATGATCCAATCGGTAGTCACTGCGTGGATTGCGTTACCTGCTTGTTCAGCATAGCTCGCCCACGTTGACCAATCCAGATCGTGCGGTTCGTTATGAACGTCTGCCCCGATAACGTTGATTGCTGACTTGTAGCGTGTCGCAAGTTTCGTCCAAGAGGAAATCCACTGACTCAATGTGTAGCTTCCGTCAACCGGAGAGCCATCTGCCCCATCTCCCGCTGTACGACGGTGGTGATCAAGGATAACATAAATCTCTTTCGTGTTGCAATAGTCGATGATGAGATCCAAGATCTCCAACGCCGTCTTGCCTACAAACTCAGAGTTTACTTCCCAATCGACTGCCGCTGTTGGTGGGTAAGGGTTGTTCTGCACCACCTCACCAGATAATGGGATACGGATCGTGTTGAATCCGAATGTCTTAATCTGATCGATGATGTCTTTCCAGTAACGAGCACCGAGCCATGTTCCGTGAGGAGTATAGTTCGTACCTTCCATACCAAACCAGTTTACAGATTTGATGCGGAAATTCTCAGAAGTCTGGGTTGTTACAAACTGGTTTCCAGATGTCACCAGGCGCTGTAGTCCAACAACTGGGGCTGCTTCACCTACACCAGAAAGCGCAACAGTCAATGAAGCTGCATGTCCGATTGTAGTGATCGCCAGGTTGCCAGAGACAATACCTACCGATTGTGGATTGAACACGATTGCCACGTCCGCAGTTTTGCGTGGGGCGATCACTGTTCCCGTTTGAGCGCTTCCAGAGGCAAGACTGTAGCCTGTAGGCAGCGTCAGTGTACCAATGGTCACATTCACATCTGTGTCGTTACTGATGGTCACAAGTTTACTCGCTGTTGGTGTTCCAACAATCGAAGAACCAAATGCCATAGTTAACGGAGAGATTGTTACACTATCAGCGGATTCTGTCAATACAGCATCAGAGATAGAGATGATAATGCCAACCGGAGGAATTTCAGAAGCATCGACGGTGATATCCTCGACAGAGACAGTCATGATGTAGCCTGTGTTCTCTTCATCGGAGGTGTAAACCAGTCGGGAGATCCCGCCTTGAGTGGTCTTTGTTTTATCAGCATTAACAGAGGAGAACCCAAAGGTGTCATCGTCTCCATTAAAACCGAATGCCCTTCCGTATGACTCAATCAAACGTAAGTGCGTTGGAAGAGGAAGCATGTCCTTGATTTCTTCAAGCAGGTCTTCCAGCTTGAAACAGGTTGACATTACATGGATGTCAACACGGTAATTCTCACCCTTCCAGGTGGTAAAGTTTTGGTCACCAAAGAGTTGACGGAGAGTCTGGATCACTTCCGGGCGTGTACCGTGCTTTGATGCACTCGCCAAAAGGATAGTGATCTGAGCACGATAGCTGTCATCGCCCATTCCGTTTCTGTCAACACCAAGTTGTCTACCGATCTCATCCAGGTTCATGTACGTGGCGTTTGCCAGTAAACGACCCTCAGACAGCTTGACTAACATCTCATCAATCGCTTTAAGGCGATTCAGATACACACTTAGAAAAGTGGTGAGATTTTCCTTATCACGAAGGAAATCTCCAGGTAGGTAGTCAAGACCGTCTTGGACAAAATCTGGCAGCACATGAATGTGGTTGACATCCTGTAATGTATCTGCCATGCTATCCCCATTAAGTAATCTGTTGGAACAGGATGTTTGTCGTGTCGAGAGCAAACACTTCACGCATTCCCAATGTAACGTCCGCAGTGGTGTACGCAGTCGTTGGTTCAGAAGCCTTCTTCACTTGAGCCACAAGCTGTGTGAAGCGCCCTGCTGCCAACGATCCGGCTACAGCAGCGATCAACTGGATGTTGTACAGAGTATCAGCAATGCTGAGTCCGTCTGTCATCGTCTTAATCGCTGAACGAATTGAATCCTGTTCGGTGGATGAAAGCGTCTTACCCTGGTATTTGATCAGGATGTTGTAGTTAGTCGCTGCCGCTTTACTGTGGTAAATACGCTCAACACCATCATCTTCTGTGGTGATATCATAGAACGTGTTTCCGTAAGTGGCGTTTGACAACGCAATCGTGTTGTAAAGTGCTTTGCTGATCTCCTCGGTCACACCGCCGTAAACAACTGTCTCGAACTTGTATTTCGGGACGCCGTATTGGTCACGTTGGTCGGTGTTGTTCGCGAAAATCTTAACCTTCTGGACACCATCCACATTCAGCAGTGCCGAGATAACCGCAGGTCTTGTGGCTTTGGATGCCTCTGAGGTGATGGAGGATGCACGAAGTTTGTATTCGTTATCCGTCTCAACATCTGTACCAGATGCAAAGGACTCTGAGTTGTTCAGAGACAGGAAGCCGCTTGGTGTAGGGGAGATCTGTGTAACTGTGTTCTCTTCACGAGACAGTACGCCAGCCTCTACCGCAACAACCTCAAAGGATAACGTCCTTGTTCCCACAATAGGTGAGGATCGGAAGTCGATACGACTGTTCAGACCAACAAACTCCTTAGCGGAGTTGTAACCAATGTACAGTGCTCCAGCGGCGGAGTCAATGTAAATCAGGTCAGAGTTTAAGTCTGTTGTGTTCGTAACGATAAAGTCTTTGATTGAGGACAGGAACGTGTTAAGTTCTGCTGAACCGGGTGTTTTGTTACGCAGTGTCAGAGACAAGCTCTTCATTGCATTGTCTGCTGAACTCAGGATCTGGAAGGTGTATTTACCCAGAACCAAATCGGAGTTGAGGATCTGCTGTGCAACAACGGAGCCTGCTACGGTTGCGTTACCAGTCAGTACGAATGTTCCGTTGTCAACGGTGAAGGAATCTGGTGTGTAGATAAGGTTGTATGGAACAGTGGTGTTCACTGTCATCTCAATCGTACCTGTGCTCTTGGTCTTACCGCGACGATAAATACCACGACGGCCCAGAAGCTCGTCAAGGTAGATACCTTCGGCACCCGCCAGAGTCCCAGAGGTGAAGATCGCTGCTCCAAGCAGGATCAGTTGATATTCACGTTCATTCAGGATCGTTGTCAGCTTGTCGATCACAGAGTTTGACTGGGTGTTGAAGGTTTCCCCGAAAGCGGCGATCAACATTGTCTTCGTGTCGGAGATCAGTGTATCAAGTGCGGGAACCTTGAAGCCGTAGTCGTTCAAACCATAGGTGTTTTGATCGGCCACCTTCGCCTCCTTTTCAATTTGTCAAGAGTAATAACATGTTGCTATTTTATCATACAGGGTATTGATTTGCAACAAAACCCGCCGAAGCGGGTTTGTATTAGTTGGTAGCCCAAGTGTTGTACCAAGTGCTGTCGCCAGGACGAGGTAAACGGAAGTTGACGAGGTAATACAGTTTGTTAGACCAAGATACCCAGCCATCTTCTCCACACAGGGAGGAAGGTGTTGTCGCGTCATCAGGGTTTGGATAGAAGTAAGCGTCTGAACTTCCCATGAAGGCAATGCGAACAATTTCCTGCTCCACTGTCAACACTTCGAAATACGCCTCATAAGAACGACCAGTCCTGTCCATTGTGGAACTGAAATCATTGATAGAGAGCACATCGCTTTCCAGACGGGTAATCTCCTTGATTTTGTTGTCAAGGATCGTCTTCATCACTTTCTGACCTAAGTACGTTCGGTACGGGAACCCAATGGTCTCATCGAAGTACCAATCACCTTGCCAGATATTGAAGCGTAGATAAAGTCTTTGACGTAGACTCACTACGTTTGTGTCAATCAACTGCAACCCGCTGGAGACATCTAAGTCTCCAGTTACTGGGTCAAGAAGAAGGTCACTAAATAAGGTTGACATCGTTTAGTTCCTTATGTATTAGGTGCCTGAGTGGTTCCAGTGCCTGCTGGGTCAGTCCAAGTGTAGTTGTGACCGTGGCGTTTAAACCATGCGTAGAACTCGTCGAGGTTGGTTCCGCTCTTGGTAATCACGTTCCCATCTGGGGTTACTTTCGCACCGTTCATGTCAAAGTTTCCATCGGTCTGGGCTGTGAACTTTGCAGCGCCGTTGTCGAATGTCCACACCCCGGCCTTGTCTACCTTCAAAGTTCCAACCGGGCCAGTCAGTGTGTAATCACCTTCCGGGGTTAGGCTGAAATGAACTTTGTCGTTCCACAGCTCAACGTTGTCAGGATCGATTGCGATTGCGTTTCCATCCGAGAAGATCTGAGATACCGCCCAACCTGCAAACAGGCCGTGGGTGGACATATCAGTCTTGCTTCCTTCGTTACGTTCAGAGAAGGACAAACCAACCTGGTCACCTGCTTTGATGGGCATAGTCAGTCTTGCCTTACCTGCATTACCTGACGGCATCTGCAATGGGACATCAAAGACTGCCGGGTAAGCATCAATAGTCCCGTCTGAGAACTCAGTGCTGGCATTCGGTTGCACCGTCACTGACGGCACACTGTAATCCACATCCACCACCGTTCCTCTGACGTTGGTATGAAATTCACGAAGGGTCTTGTTAATAAACAGACCCATCGCTGCATCCAATCTTTGTACGACTGCCATTATTCCTCCACCGTTCCACCACGGGTTTCTGATAGACCAAGCTCCGTGATCCAATCACCACCTTCGAGAGAACCTTTGTGTGTCAGGTAGACAACCTTGTAAAAGCCTGTATACTTATCACTCTTGAGGTAGACCGTGCTTTCGGGTAAGATCGCACCATTCAGTTCTGTGGTGACGACCAGCCCCGCATCCTCTTTGATTTCAGCAGCGGTCTTTTGGTGGGGTTTGGATGTTGAAGCCTTCTTGTTCTTTTTCTTCTCCAAGCGGCGCTTGGCTGGTTCCGGGTTCTGCGGAGTAGGGGAGTCGTGCATCCCTGTCTCAGCGCTGATCTCGTAGACAGACTGCTTGAATCGCTTACCCTGCTTTGTCCAATAGACGGCACCATCTTGAACACTGAAAGTTGATCCAGTGTTAGCTGCCAATTTGTCAAGATTGGTGGCGGCGTTGCCAGAGAAGGCCATTGCCTGGGTGGTAGTCTCTGCCCCGAAAGGAATGATCTTACCTTTGGGTAATTTCAGATCAGAGATTAGATCGTTCAGAATGACATCCATAGATGTCCCTTTGCGATACGATCTGGAACTCTTTGCTGTCAAGAGATTTGTTGTCGCGTCACCCAAAATCATTTTGGTTTGACGTGTGTGTCCTTCCCACTTATCTTGGACGAACTCAACCGTACCGGAGAATAAGGTTTTGTTGTCGCCGTCAAAACCTGCTTCAAGGACGATAGCTAATGATTCTCGTTGGTTTGCATCGAGGTAGCTAACTGTGTCATCGGAGAGGTTGTAGATGGTGACATAACCCTTATTGGGTTCCTTTGAGTTATCTTTCTTCAACTCGAAGTCGATATTCGCAGGGCCATTCTCATTGCTCACAACGTAAGCGTTGTTTTCACCGCCCTTGTTCACATAAGAGGCGATGTTCGTGGCATTGTCACCAATGTAGACTGGCTTGCCGATTGTTAGTTTGTAAGTTCTGACCCTGTACTTTGCCATCTTACGCGTCCTCGTCCTCGGTGTCAAGGTTCTCTTCAAGGGTTACGTAAACCATTTGAAGCTCTGACATGTATCCGATATTATAACGCCCCACACGCTTCTTGATGTCTGTGAAAGACACAACCATCAACTTGCCGGAGGGGATATTTTCCAGGTATTGGTAGGGCTTGAAGACATCCACGAAGGCGGTCAACTTGAAGGAGATGGTTGGGTCTGAACCCACATCACCAAAGTAGACAAGCCACGATTCGTCTCTCTCGTTCCACTGGAAACGCATTTCATACGTCTGGCTGTCCAACACCACACGCATAATTTGGTCTGCGTAACCGTCAATATCCCATGTAAAAGTGATCTCGTTCGCCATTTAATTTCCTTACGGTAAAGCGTTTCCGTTCAGATCAAGGAATTTACCATCTGAGGTGTAAGTCCCCACCTTCTGCAAGCTGGTAGTCTTATCTTCTGTTCCGAGAACGTTGGAAACTTTCTGATAACCTTCCGCAGAATCTCCGATGAAGATCGTTCTCTTCTGCATGATGTCAGCTTCTTGCTGAGTTGTTGAACTGTTGACAGCACCCTTTTGCTTCGTTCCAGATTTCTTTGCATCTGAGAAGTTCGTCGCCAGGACTGTCTTTCCCAAGATGAAGGTACGGAACTCAGTGAACTCCAGTTGGAACACTAAAGCATCGCCTTCTTCGCTCGAACGATCCGCTGTCATTGACGTGCAGATGTAGTTCTCCAGGATGATATCTTCGGTGACTAAGGTCACCAGTTCACGGTCACTGATCATCTTGTTCAGTGCATCCAGCGCCTTTTGAGGTCGTTTGGATTGCATAGGGTTGTTTGAGTCAGTATCTTTGTCGATGTAGTTGTTCTGGATCAGATACATCGGTGAACTGTTAACCCTTGCTGTGAATGAGAACTTGCCGTCGTCAATGACTGCATGGTCAGAGTAGTTGACTTTATTCTCAGCCGCGTATTGCGTCTTGCTCACACTTCTGCTATAACTATGGGTATCAACAACGTCAAAGATGATCGCGAGGTCAGTAGACGTGTTCTTATTTTTAAGCTCTACGTCTCGTCCTCCGTGGTTGAGTCCACTGGCAAATAAGGTGTAGGTAACGTTGTTTGCGGTTTTAGCGGCATCATCACGTTTGGTGTAAAGATTACTCGTGCTGTCCTTGGTCTTCAAGGTGCTGGTCGAGATCTTCATATTCTCTTCGGCAGCAATCTTATTGATTGCGTCCTGCATAGCTGTATAGTCTGCCATTTCAGCCTCCTGACTAATGGTTCATTACGATTTTATCATAAATGAGTAGATAAAACAACAAAAAAGGGGCCGAAGCCCCTTTGAGTTAGTACGGTGGTACACCTGCCAAGAGGTTGATATCCTGCATGGTTGAAGTCTTGATTTGCTGAGAAATCATATCTTCCAATGCTCCGGCATCGACCTTGGTTGTCACCTCTACCTCGACCTTCTGAGGTGGTGGTGCTGCGAGTGCTCCGCCTGAACCAGATCCGCCAGTAGGCATCAAACCGTTCTTTTGGAGGTAGTCAAGTCTGTTGGCGTCGGTCTGACTTCTTTGTCCTGCAAGCCAATCCCAACCACGGCCTGCCCAAGTGTTCTTCTTGAGGTTACCGCCAGCAGTGGTCTCAGTTCCAAAGGTGTCATCACTGTAGTTTTGTGCTGCATCGAAGACGACATCTCCAAGCAACATACTACCACCAATGATTGATCCGATGATCCCGCCCTTCTTCATCAGACCTTTGGCTTTGTTACCGAAGCCATTCTTCTTCTTCTTGCTTCCACCCTCGTCGTCATCGTCCCCATCTCCACCACCGAACAGTGATTTTAGCAGTTTAAGGGTCGCGCCCATACCCGCAATAGCTTTGATGATCCCGAGGATACGCGCCAAGGCGTTCGCAAACAGAAGTGCTCCAACAATCATACCCGCCCAGTTCCAGATGTTGTTCATGCTATCCTTCTGCATACCCAACTTCTCAAGGAACTTGTCGATGATCGCAGTGATCAGTGTGAAGGTGTTGAAAGCATGTTCAACAATCAGACGCATGATTCGGACGAACCCGCCACCGAACTCACCAAGTGCTTTTCCTAATGGCCCACTACTGTGGAGCGCCGCAGCCAAGGTGTTGAACAGTTTGGTCATCTCGTCACCGAAACCACCTTCAAAGATCTCAGCCTTGAACTTCATCCAGGACTGACGCATACGCTCCATCGCAACTCGGTTGGAGTTCATCTGAGCAGTTAAAGCCCCGTTCTTACGAGCGGCTTCTGCAAACTCATTTGCAACCAGAGGGAGGATGTCCTTCGCCAACAGCTTACCGTTCTTCATCAAGTCTTGCAACTCTGGAACGCCAATCTTATCGTCTTTGAAGTATTTCTGAGCGGCCCTAACGAATGCCTGCATTGAGCCAGGCAGTGCTTCGGAAAGCTGTCCTTTCAGTTCTTCGGCCTGAATCTGCCCTTTACCAAGCATCTGCCCGATAGCGGTGATACCACGTTGGTATTTAACGGAGTCTGCACCAGAAGCGGTTGCGAACTCAGAAAGGGATTTGAACAGGTTATTGGTGTCTTTGTCAGAGATTACACCCTTAGCAGAGACTGCCATCTGTGTAAAGCCCTGAGATGCGACTTTCAGATCTAAGCCCAGACGATATGACTGGTCTTGAACGAACTGCATCTTCTTACCAGCTTCCTCGGTAGTGTCGGAAACCATTAACATGGTTGCCTTTGTACTCTCGAAGAATTGACCTGCTGCCAGAACACTGGCGGCACCGTTGAAAGCAGAGTATGCTGCGGTAACACCAATCAGTGTACGGCGTAGGTTTTTGATGCTATCACCTAACGTCACTGTTTGCCCAGCCGCATTCTTAGCGTTGCGGATCATCTGACCAATCTGGCTGTTGAACTGGGAGATGTCACCCTTGTTCAAAGCGAAAGAATCAGCGAGGCTGTCAAAGCCTTTAACTTTCTTTCTCCACTTTGGCCCCAGTTGGTTTTCCAGACGACGCTGTGCGTTACCTACGACGATATCACGACGTTTGATCGCTGCTTCATCAGCGCGGTCGGCCTTGTCTCTTGCTGCTTTGTCCTTGGCACGTTGTTTCTGTGCATTGGCACTGCTCTTCGCTGCTTGAGCTTCGCGCTTTTTCTCTTCCGCTGCCATCTGACGATGACCACGGTTCATTGCATCAACCTGGGCTTTTGCCGCTCTTCCTTCTGGGTCGGCCTGTTGACCAGGCTTACCGAAGTGGTTAAGTCCAGACGGTGAGTACCCGGCAGGGGAGTTCATCTGAATAGGACGACGAGGTTGACCGTTATTGCGATCAGGGCCGTGCTCTTTCTCAAGAGATTTATACCAGTTGCGAAGCTGACTGTACTCTGCTTTACCTTCTGGCGACCTGTTGTTCGTCAGTCCCCCGACCGCCTGCTTACGTCGAGCGCTCTCGCGTTTTGCAATCGTTGCACGGGCATTGGCTTCTTTCTTGGCTAAAGCAATCGCATGAGCTGTTGATTTAGCTGCCTCGTTACGCTCTGTCTGAGCAAGGCGCTTAGTCACCAGTTTAGCTTGTTGTGCAGCAGTGAGCAATTTCTCTGCTGGATTATTCTTTCTGGCAACACTGGAGCCGACCTTCTCCCACTCTTTCTTGAGAGACTTGACTTGCTTTAGTGCTTTGCCGTATGCTGTTTTGTCTACCTGCCACGTTACTTTGTTGACAGTAGTGGTTACAATGATATTGCCTGCCATTGATTTCCTCTCAATAAAAAAGCCAGGCTCCCGAGGAAACCTGGCTTGAGATTAACCTCTTCTGCCTGTACGCGCTCTGTTGGCGGCAGCTTGTGCTTTAGCCGTAGCTTCTTGATCTCGCTCATTGACATCGTTGATGAATTCTTCAACGTCAAGATACTCGTTCAGTTTCAGGAGGTATGCCATATCTGCACTTTCGAGAGACATGTAGCTTTCACCCTTGAATTGCTTCAAGGCTCTGCACCATAGGTAGTCGAACCACGTAAGGGAGCTATTTTTCCTTGCGTACTCAATAGCGCGGAGGACAACCTTGGAAACTTTGGCTGGCGTTACTCCGCTACCGCTTCCGGCTGATCCTGATCCATCGTGTTCACTTGATGAACCATCCCCATTTTGCCCAGAAGCCCCTTGAGGTCTGCGAAACCGCCCTTCGTGAAAAAACATCCGTAGTTGATCTCCAGGACACGGGTGACCAGTTTAATCAGGTCAAACACTTTGTCTTGGAAAATACCGTCGATGTCCACTTTACCAACACCGTCAACGATAACATCTTCAAGGATGAGGTTGAACAGCTTGGTCAGGTCGTCTTCTTCCATCTGCTCAAACAGATAGAGGATTGCGGTTGGAAGAGCCTCTGAAAGGTTCTGTCCACCATTCATCATAGATCCACCGATGGTTGCCATCGGTACAGCCACATATCGACCGATCTTCGGCAGGTTCTTCATTACCTTGGTCGGAGACCAGTGGGTGATTTCGAAGTTGTGACCAGCCAGATCAATCTCTGTAGTTGGTTTGAAAAATGCCATCGTTTACGCTCCTGCGTCTTTAGTTTATAATGTCCATGCGTGATTGAAAGGCCACGTCCATGTGGCTCACGAAACACTGTTATACGATTCCAGCCAGACCAGCCAGACCGAAGCCTGTTGCAGTCAGGGAATCTGAACTCAGCCATGCGTCCAGGATGCCGATTTCCCAGTCCATCTGACCAACCTCGGTGCCGTATGTCAGGTCGGGTTGACGCTGAATCCAGCCGATAGTTGACAGACCAAGACCCTGAGAACCTTCCAGGAGAACCGGGAAGAAGATCAGACCTGTGATGGATGCTTGCTTCTGCCAAGAGGAGAAGTAGCCGTTCCATTTGGATGTGTTCTGTAGGGAAACCGTCAGGACACCAGACTGGTTACGGGATAGTGCAGCAGATAGCTCACCATCAACCCCCATGTGGGGGATGATGTTATCTTCGTTACGAGCAACGACGATTTTGGTGTCCGCAGCAAAACCAGTAACACGCTGAGTCATCAGGTAAAGGCGTACTTTCTTTGGATCATACGCGTAGGGGGTTAGGATAGCTGTATCCATTATTCACTCCTGATATTAAACGGTTGCTGTGGTTGTTTGACCAGTAGAGGTCGCTGAACCAGTCTTGTCCAGAAGAACCGTGATGCGGATCTTAATGAAGTGCAGAGCGCCGTTGTAAACAACTTCGACCTTCACATTGTTCAGAGTACGCGTCGCCAGATCGTTGGACGGAATGCTTGAACGAGTCGGGATAGTGATCACCGGATCGTAGAACACTTTATTGGTTTCGTCGTAACCAGTCAGAATTGCACCGTTAGCGATACCAGTGTTGATCGGAGAGTTCATCATCACAGACTTGAGGTTCGGCAGGTCATCGTCACTCATCTTGACGCTCAGGCCAAGGTTAGAACGGCGAGACATGTACGCGAAGAGAGATTCTTCGGTACGGTACTTCATCCAGTGTCCGAAACGGATAACGTCAACGTATTGACCGGATGCCACCTTGCCTTCCCAGAACGCACCGACACCGTTGATTGTACGGTAGAAGTTAACGTTCTGTCCCCAGATGTTTGCACGTTGGGTCAGGGTCAGTTCTGGAGCAACAACACCTGACATGATTTTCAGGTGGATGGAGTCACCGTAGGACGGGTCGTTAGACGCCATCGCACCGATGATGCCTGCTTCCGGGAACGTAGTGTCGGCAGTTGGATCGTACATACCGATTGAGGTATCATACGCCAGTGCTTTCAACTGAGCCGCGATGCTGTCATCTTCGTTTGCCGGGATGCCTGCGTCTTGACTTGAATAAACGTGTAGTTTATAGTTCGTAGAAGCATATGCAGCCGCTGCCAGGATTGTCGCGTCAGCGTGAGATTCTGTGGTCAGGAAATACCAGTCAGAAGAACTCGCGTTGATCGCTGGGATCACTGAGTTGAATGTTTCGTTGGTAGTGCTGGTCACAACATAGTTGCCCTGGTCTTTACCAATGCTGAACAGACCACCATTCGCTGCTACAACAGTAACCTTGCCAGCGTCGGCAGCAGTACCTGCGGTTGCAGTCAGAACGTCGTCCAGAGTTGTGTCTGCGGAGATCGCTGCCACCAATGCGGTCGCCAGGGACGCAGGGGTAGATTCAGCAGTTACCGGAAGGACAAAGCTGGTGGAGTAGTTGCCAGAGACAACGTTAACGCCAACAGGCACTGTCGGATCGATGTTGCTTTGCCCAGTGAAATCAATCACGGTGTTGACAAGACCCATACGCCCAATACGGATGTACTGAGGTGGGAACTTACCAGCAAAGGCTTTGGTTGCGTAGATGTACGCCGGGGAGCCGGGAGCGAAACCATCAGCTACCATTGAGTCTGTGTCACCGTAGATACGCTGACGCTCTGCAAAGGCGTTGTGAATGGAGACGAACAGAGGAGTTTCAAACCCTTCTGTGGTAATCGGCTGCGTCCCGAGGTCAACTGTTACATCAACCACTTTATCGTTATAAGCCATTGATATCCTCTTCTTTATATCTGCTCATACAGTTATTGACCAGCACAGGTGTGCCATATTTGGAGGCCGAAGCCTCCGATACGATCACTAATAAGCGTGTGCTTACCAATAACCGACTGTTAGGTTGTCGTCGGATCATTGAAAGAATAAACCATTTGCATGTTGATCTTATCAATGTCTTCAAACGCTTGGGTGTCCACAGCCATGAAGTTCACGTTGAAGGTGATGATCACCACAGCGCGGTTTTCAAACTTCTGCATGTTCAACGGAATTCTCAGACGAGAGATCGTCGAAGATGAAGAATATGCAAAGGCAGATGGACTCGGGAAGTATTTTTCGTAGAAGAACGGGAGGTTGAGGGATTGTAATACTTTCGTCAGATCAGCGAATGCTTTTCCACGGTAAGCGGTCAGCGTGTACGTCACCTCATAGTTGTGAGACACGGCTGCATTTCCTAACTCATCCTGCCACTCATTGTCTGTCCAATCCAACTGGGTTGCAGCGGTCTGGGAGACTAAAATGAACTCTTCATCTACCTTTGGAATCGTCTCGTCATCGTCGAGCACAACCTTGCGCCCGGTAACCTCTTTGGAGAGGCGACCAAGCGTTTTGGTCAGGAGGTCGAAGACCTCATCTGTGTTTACGAATCCTGCCATCACATACCCCCTGATGTTCCGGCTGGCACAGCGACCACAAAGGATCGGAATCTTGCCACACCGGATGAGGGATATGGGTCAGCCTTGATTACGGTGAACCAAGTCATTACGCCCGTAGTTGATGGTAGGTAGATTTGGTCAGCGAGATCCATAGAACCTTCAACCGGGCCGCGTAGCGGGATTGAAGAGTAAACAGTGAACGAGTCATACTGCTTACCACCTTCCAACATAAGCTGAGAGGTGTAGTCTCTTGCTGCCTTGCCTGTCATCGGTTGTACAACGCACTCAATCACATCGAATGGAGTGTACGTCAATTCAACACCACCGTTCTCAAACGGGTTGTCGTCATCAACCTTGACATATTCCCTGTGACGACCCTGGTAGGTGGGACGGGGAATCAATCTGTTCTTTCCGATCAGTTTATAACCGACTGCCATTATTCCTCCTTATCCTTTCCTTTACTCACCTTGAACGTTGCGGAATCTCTCAGGTCTCCGTAGTGGATCAATGCCTCACTGAAACCTTTGACATCTGCCCATCCTTCTGATACTGTCGGGTGTGGGAACTTACCAGCATCAATAACAAATTTGATCTTTTCGGCACCAGCCTTTCCGATCATATTGAATATTGCAGCCGGGTTCTTACCGCCAGCGGCGAAGTAAGTAAAAAGATCTCTCTGGAACTTTTTAAGTGGCTTGTCGAACAAGACTGCCGTGCTGGTCATGAACGAACGTGCTGGCAACCCGCCCCAACCCTGCTCATGAATAGCTGCAAGCGTTGCAGTATTAAGGCCGGAGTAGTGCGGGTCGTCATAGAATCCGTAGGTCACCTGGCGGTAATCGAGAACTTTAACAGCTTTGAAAAAGTTTTCGAATTGGCTCAAATCTTGTTTGCTTGTGAATTTCACAGTCATAGCCGTATCCGTTTAGGTATTTTACCACGTTATCTTAGCAAAATCAATGGGATTTTACCAGCGGGGAGAGTAAGCAGGCAAATTACTCGGATAGCGACGTGGAATACACGGAATACCTGTCTGAGGAACAATGCCACCAACGTCATAAAGACTCTTGGAATTAGGATCATTCTTCACACGACGGAACTCGTCTTGACGCACACCACCGATAATAACGAAGCTGCTCACCGCATTCAGCGAAGGATCAACGTAGTCAGGGTTTGCTAATAGCCAGTCAAGGAAGTCTTTCCAGTTCTGGAATGAAGAACCGCCTTTTACCTGGATGGTTTCGTCACCGATCTTCTCCATACGTTCTGTGATGCTTGCTTCACCGCTTGCAATCTCTTGCATGATCAGCCAACGAACACAGGAAACCAGTGTGTTATAAATCACCAGAGGTAGTCGCTCTGGATGGTTTACCAGATCCTGTCTTACCTTCTCCATTGCGAGGAAGGTTTGAATAGTCAGGTCTGGAAGCGCCTCGTCGGAGATAGACCCCAGCAGTAGGCGGATGTAGTCGATAATCTCTTGATCTGTCATGAGGATCTCCGGTTGACAAAATATGAGCCTGTATTGATTTTAACATGAAAACCAATATTTTTCCATTGTACAGATACGAAAAAAGCCCCGAAGGGCTTTTGATTAGGTGATCGTCACCGCTACAGCATTCGTGGTCGCCTGGTTCGTAGTGACAGTGGAATCTGCCGCTCCAAGTTGACCCTTGATGATTGCACGGTATTGACCTGCGTCTCCAGCCACAACAGACGCCTTGGTGTAGGTAGCAGCAGTTGCTCCGCTGATATCCGTCCAAGTGCTTCCTGAATCGGTAGACTTCTGCCACTGGTAACGCGCTGCATCGTTCGCTGCGGTTGTCAGTGTTAGAGTTCCTCCGGTTGCCACTGTTTGAGCAGTCGGCTGTGTTGTAATCACAGGGGTGTAGGCGTAGTATGGCATTGCATACTCAATCCCGTTGATGTTCACACGCAGCCACTGACGCGGTTTTGATGTGTCCACCGGAACTGTGCCGGAAGCCTGTGAGCGACTTTGGATGGCAGCGACATCGCCCTTAGCTCCAAATCCAGCCTCTCCAGTATGGAACGCAAAGCGTCCAGGGATCTGGTTAAGACCTGGGTTTGCTGCCTGAGAAACACCGGAAGGTGTAAACGCAGCAGGGATGCCAGCTTCTTTCCTTGTCAGGCCAGTTCCTTCAACGAAGATGGTGAACTCACCACAACGCGCTCGGATAGGAATCCAAACTGCCGGGATGATGTCATTCGAAGATTGAGTCTGGTATTGCGGGTAGATTGTTGAAGTCACCGCAGCCAGAGGCCCAGCACCCTCAGTGTACCAAGACACTTTCGGTACGTTACCTGTTCCTCGTCCGATATTGATGACTGCCTCACCTTGGAGGTTGTCTGTCAACATGGTTTGTGTTGAACTGGTATTGTAGAAAGAACCACCTAAGATTCTGACTCGCCACAAACCACCGTTCGTAGGGTTACGGAAGGAACCGACGTTTACCCACAAAATGTTGTCTGTGTTGTTGGTGCCACGCAGATACCCACGTCCCCATTGATAAACAACCGGGCAATCGAAGTATGCACCGTAGCTCATCATCAGCCAGTAACCTTGGTCGTAACCGCCAGTCCAAGCTGTGATGTCAGATCCGTCTGGGTTCTTAGGATAACTTGCCCATGTCCCGCTGGTCGGTGAACTTCTGTCGAAGTCATTTCCTGTTGGAACTGAAAGGGTGATACAAGTTGTCTTAGAATACCACATGTGCGGGTTCTTGCGACAGTCTTCGATGCAGATCATGCCCATATCCCATTGACCGTTGTTGATGTCAAAAGGAACGGTTCCGTGTTCGAACCAGCAGTTGTTCATGATCGCCTGAGCACAACGTGGTGCCCAAATTGCCGGAGCAACCATTGTTGAGAAGTTACAGTTTCTGATCTCAAGAGATGTCGAGTGATCCCAAACACCTGTTGTCTGTCCTGACCATCCTACCTGGATAACCGGGCCAGCAGTAATAGAACTGAAAATCTGTTCAACTTTGGAGTCCAACGTATCCAGCAGGTAGAAGGTGTACGACCCTGTGTTCACTGCGTTGATGCAGGAGATTCGAGCGTAACATCCACCAGGACATTCGTTTTTAAGGAATGGCTGTTTGTTGGAGGCTGTATCGTTGAAGATACCTTGTGTTGCACCTACCAGCAGGTTAGTGCCTGTAGGGTTTGACGTTGCGTTGTACTGATCCACTTTTGTGGTTTGCTGACCATCCCAGATGAAGTTATGGAAAGAAACACGACGGTGGTTGATCAGGAAAACAGGCGCGTCTGATTTGTCAGAGATGATTCGTGTTGCGATCATCTTGCCTGATTGTACAGCAACACCTTCGATGCGTAAAGAGGATGCGGCTGCGTAGCCTGATGGGTTGAATGCAAGGTCTGCTGAGTTGCTTGCCAGCTTCACACCGAACTTGTTATACTCACCAGGAGAGATGAAATAGGTTCCTGCACCAAAGCGTAGTGTCAGTGCCGGGGAATATCCACCTGCACCAGCGGAAGTCCCGCCTGTCTTAGCTCTTGCGTAGGCACCGAAGAGGAAGTTGATGTAGGCTTGGAACGCAGGCTGTGCGTCGGTAACACCGTCAGCAAGTCCACCGAAGTCACCAATGTAGAGGTCTTCGATGCTCTTGTCTCTTTGCCAGTGCCAACTACCACCCGCAGAAGCTACATATCCGCCATCATCTGCTTGTTTTGTTTTTCTGCCGATGAACCAGCCACCACCTTCCGGTAGGTAGATCGCCAGGGCCGCAGCAGTGTGACATTTGATGTACACACGCTCACCCTCATAGGCGGGTTCTCGACTGCGAAGTGCTGCAAAGTTTGCCAGTCCGTCGATATCTGTCTTGACTACACCACCCAAGTTTGAAAGGGCCGTGCCTTTGTCAGTCAGATCGGATAGATTGTCTGCCTTCTTGGAGTACGGTGTCAAGTCAACATTCGACCCACCGCCTGTGGAGGATAGTGTTCCGTCTTCTGTGACAGAAAGACCAGACCCTACCTTCACGCCACCAAGTGTGGTTTCAGTTGCAACCGGGAGATCTCCAGTTCCACCACCTGCACCATCTGCAAGCTGGGAGACTTCAATCACGACCTTAGTCTTCAAATCGACCAACTTTGTTGCATAAACCACTCCACCAGAACCTGTAGTTGCCATTTTGTCCCTTACAGAAAAGAAAAGCCCCGAAGGGCTTTAATTATGCGGTGATGATACCCGCAGAGCGGAGTTTACCCAACAGTGTGTTGAAGTCATCCGCTGTCGGAGCGGCGCTCAGGTTTGTCTGAGCAGCCTGCAACAGAACCCCACCACGCTGAGTAGCGGTTGGGACTTTGTTACCAGCCATCGCAGTGGTCGCAGTAGTCCCGATCTGAACACCCGCACCACCGACAAGATCAGACAGTTCAATCTTCTCGCCAGTTGCGATGTCAATCAGGGTACGTGCGTACACCAGTCCAGCTACACCAGAAGTTGCCATGATTTTCTCCTATTAGGCTTTTAGAGCGGCCTCAAAGTCCGCCAGTAGTTTGTCAAAGCCTTTGTTCCCTTTCAGGACAATGTTCTTTGACGCAGCGAAGTCGATCAGTTTCGCTTTGCTGCCTTGCTTGTCGTCTTCATCATTCAAGGCTGCTGCCTCGATGAGGATCGCTTCAATGCTCGGATTGGTGTCTTCCTGCGGTGGTTGAACCACAGATTCACCAATGATTTCACCGTCTTCGTTCTTAGCAACGATTGGCTCTGCCGCTACCACTTCGGAACCTGGCAGATCTTGCTCTTTGTTGAAGAAGATGATGTAAGTACCCATGCGTATAGTTGACGCCTTGGTGTCGATATCCAGCCCGGTCAGTTCAGCCAGTGCTGCATAGAATTCTGGGAAGGTACGATACGCTTGCATCTTGTTGCCAATAGCCAGGCCGTTAATAGGCAGACGTGCAGATGCTCCAACGTTGATCGTGTCATTGTACTTACCGAAGAATTTGAACAGTTCAACTTTGTTCGGGAAGATTTTGTAATTCTGATTAGCCATGTTTCTGTCTCCGTTTCGTGACCTTATAAAACCCTTGACTTGTATTCGGGAGAGTTTATCATAAGGCAGATAAGAAAAAAGGGAGAGGTGATTTCTCACCTCTCCCTCTTAGAGGTACTATTAGAAAGTACCGACTGAGCGAACTACCAGTTCCGGGCGGCAGTTAACCGTCAGGAAGGAAGTCTCAGATTCAACCTTCTGCTCACGGTGGTAAGCAGATTCTTTGTACCACAGGTACAGTTCCTCAGCCGGGGTGTTGGCTTCGTGAACGTCATCTGCTGGCGCATAGTGAATCTGGAACATGTCGTCGATGCCGCGAGGCAGGACGTATGCTTCACCGTTCGGGATGTACCCGGAGATGTCTTCGATAAAGGTGAAACCTTTATGAACGAACATACGGTTGTTGCTGTTTTCAGAACCGTCACCAAGACGACGACGCAGTGGCTCTTGGGTGCTGCTGTAGTATTGGTACGCGTTCATGATCAGCGGGTGAGCGATCAGAGCAGCGAAATACTGACGAGAAGCGATAACCACGATGTCGTAGTTGTCTCCGTTGTCGCCTGCTTCGTCGATGATGAATCCACGAGCTTGCGCTTCCAGAAGGTCGGTTGGGTCAACAGCCACATCAGTAAAGTCTACTGGTGCCAGGTGCTGGCTTACGCCCCACTCGGTGAAGTAGTTGTACTGTGCGGTAGGATCTTGTGGTGACCAGGATTTACCCATGATCGCCTGCAACATTGCCTTCTCTTTCAGTTGCTCATGGCTGATGCGGATACGACGAACCACACGGGCGATTGCATCCTGAACAGTCTTCGGAGCATCCACAGTGAAATACTGACGGAAGTTCTGAACGTCTGCCGCTGTGATCTGACGATCCAGTGGGAAGAACGGAATGTTGAAGTTTTTCAGTTGGGCCTTTTCAGTACCAACATAGTTACGTTCGCCTTGACGACGACGCGCAGGGAAGTCAGTCACAACTTCATCAACACGTTCAACCTGAGCAACGGTAGTTACACCGTGATATGGGGTGAACAGGTTCATGTTAGTGATCAGACGGAACTGACGTGGAACGATTTCCAGGGTTGCGCCCAGATCGACGATCTGGAAATCATTACTGCGTACTACTGCCATGAGTGTCTCCTTATGGAATTAGATAGATGTTACCGGGATTTCCACGGAACCATCGTAATATTTGTCGGTGATTTTGAGACCACGGTCTTCCAGCGCGGCTTTAGCAGCAGCGTTGATAGCGGTAGTACCATCAGCGAAGAAGATCTTGCCTTGGTTCAGGGTCAGACCACGAACACCAACAACCAGGTTGTAGGTTTGTCCAACAACGAACTCGCGAGGAGCATCGTAAGCCGGATACAGGTCACGATCCGTGATCACACCGTATGCAGTTGCAGCATCAGCAGCGGCTACCGGAACACCAGAGGCGTTAACGATAATACCAGCCTTGACGGTTGCAGCGTACACAATCGGCATTTCAAGGAAAGAGAAGCCCTGGTCGGAAGAGTCAGTCTTACCAAGAACCAGGTCAGAGTAGTAACCTTGGATAGGGTTTGCCATTTTAGAAGTATCTCCTCAGATTAGTTGGCAGCAGCAGCTTCGCGAGCTTTCGCAAGAGCTTTCTGTACGTTCGCCTGTAGGATGTCGTTGGCGCTCTTGTTCAGATCGTCAGCGGTGGCATTACCATCCAGGCCATGTTCTTTTTCGCCGAATTCTTTCTTCACGTCAGCGACTTCGGTTTCCAGTTCAGCGATCTTAGCCTGAGCTTTTTCCAGCAGTGCAACGATTGGGGCGTTTTCAGCTTTGATGATGAAGTCAGCAACATCAGCGCGACCAGCTTCGTCAACGAATGACAGGCCAGTTGCTTTCGTCAGAGCAGCAGCTTTGGCTACTTCAACGTTCGCTTTGATGATCTCGTCAGCAGCAGCGATTTTCGCGTTTGCAGCTTCGAGTTGCTTCATGAGATCCAGTAGTTCTGGACTCTTCTGCACATCGGTAGTAGTATCGGACACAGAGGTCTCCTTGTTTTCTTTTGGATTTTCAACTGGCACCGGGACATCCCCAGTAGCCTTGACGACCCCAGTCTCCTGAGTGTCTTTGGTGTCGAAGGTGACACCGTGTTCAGCAACGCCTTTTTCGAAAGCCTGTTGTAGCTTGATAAGTTCGTATTGCTTCACAAGATCCAGTTCCTCGCCTGCGTGTGCAGACTTGGCGATAGAGATAGACTCCATCTTAGATTCCAACCATTCCTGATTGTCATCGTTCCAACGTTGCAGCCATTCATCATCAGGATTCTCGGCAGCAGCGTTTTCGAGTTCAGTTTCGAAGCCCAGAAGTTTGGTCAGGAGTTCAGCATCGGATGACCACATGTCGAAGAAGCGACGAAGGAATTCTTCGAAACTCATATCGACTGTAACCTGACGCAGCGCTTTAACCACATCCTTGGTAATCTGGTCTGGTGCAAGGTCAGACTTCATCAGAAGCGACACAGGACGCAGGTTTGCAGAATAACCTTGACTTTCGTGGCAAAGAGCAATACCCTTGTCCTTAATCGTTTTGGCCTTGACTACGAGTCCGCTCATTATTCTTCCTCGGCAAGTTCAATCCCGAAGTCGAGTCCGGTGATTTCACCAGTCTCTTCGTCAGTGAAGCCAGAGCATTGAATGCTGAGACCACCAACGGCATTGGCCTTTTTCAAGAGCCACAGTTCAGGATCATTATATTTGACTTTGGCTACCCAAGTGCCAGCTTTGATAATCTGTTCACTTCCGATAACCACGACATCGAATTCTTCTTGAATCCAGGTCTTCTCAATAGTGAAGGCGTCTGTCTCAACGATGTGGAACAGGTTCTCTTTTACAAGACCCGCAGCACGAGCAGCGTCGAAGTTTTCTTTTCCTTTCACGATTGTGTCTGTAGACATCCACTCACCGTGTGCATCTTTGGTGTCCGGCTCATAAATGACTTCGTAAGAAATCATCTGTTCGTCGGCATCCTTGATGACTGACACTGGAGTAGCTTCCTTCTGGATTGCTGTCTTCACCAGACCGATATGGAGAACATCCTTTGCGGCTTTCTCGATGGCGGAGTCTGGAGACTGGCCTGAATTAATCAGGCCGTTCGCAATTTTCAGTACCTTGCTCTTCTGAACGAGAGACAGATCAGATACCGATGCAGGAAGGTCAGCAATACTTTTGTATTTCATCATTTTCCCCGTTGATAGTTATTTTAACACCGTTCATTTTCTTTTGCAAGTATTTTCAGCGGCTTGAATTAGTTCTCGGTGTTAGAGACTGAATTATCTCTTGCTGCCGAGTTTTTTCCAGTTCCGTTACCGGAAGTTCCCGCTTCCATACCCTCACCCGCGCCTGATTCGTTCTGCCCAAGAATCTCTAAAAGATCCTCTTGAGACATGTTCTCATCAATGACATAATCGAAACCACCGACCTCAAGGATCTTGTTGATGACTTCGCGTGTCTTAGGCAGGTAACCTACGGCACCGATACGTTGAACAAACTTAGAGAAGCCTTCCATATCTACTTCCTGAATCAAGCCAGGTTTCAATTTAGGCATATCTTCGTCGCTCAGACGAATACCGTTCATCGCCAGCAACTGAGGAATCAGATTGCGGTTGATTGCTTCAACGATAATGTCAATATCGCGTTGTACGAAATGACCGTGGATGGACTGCTTGGATTCTGACAGGTTGTAAGAACCTTGACCATCGTTACCGAGGTTGATGAAGCCAGCACCAAATCTGTCAAGGATTGCCTTCTTGCGTTCCTGAATCAGGTCTTTGGTACTATACTGCTTGCCAGCACCGTCAATCCCTTTGAGGGACATCTTGAACTGCTCTCCACCCTGGTTGTTGTAATCAGAGGGAAGAATGAAGTATGCTTGCTCACCTGCGTGGGCGTTTGCAGCATCAGCCATCAATCCCTGAACCATCATGGCTTCTTGGGAGTTAGGGTCGATGTTTGCCTTGTTGAGGATCTGAGAAGGGATCTTCAACTCGATGATACCACCGAGATCTTTGCCTGCACCAATAACCTCAAGGTTCTCGATAAGGATTTTCTCACGGAATGCACGGTAACATCCTACCAGCGGTGAAACACCTGCCGGGTTTGATTCTGTTCCACCTAACGTCATCATCATCAGCTTGTTAGCCGGGATGAAGACTTCAACACCACGCTTACTCACACCTGCCACTTCCAGAGAAGATAGCACTGCTTTCAGGTTGCCGTCCAAATCATTGAAGGCACGAGGTGCTTGCCACAATCCAGTGAAGTCTCGACCACCATTCTCAAATTGGAACGGGTTGGTACGGGACAGGCTGGCCTGTGGGCGGAACGCTAAACGGTCGATGACGGTTTTACCCAGGTACTTCGTGTTGGTCTTCTCTGTGCGATAAACCTTTTCGAAAGCGGCGAAGCCATATTCGTTGAAGGTCACAGCACTACGAGCAAAGTCACGAAGGCTCTGGTTGGTCATGTTCTTCAAGGCGTATTCAATGAGATCCGCTGCATCCTTGGATGCCGGGTTGTCTCGGTTGAACAACATCTTGAAATCATTGAATGCTTTCGTAACGAAAACGTACTTGGTATCCAGAGCGGTTGAAACGGTGTGATCCTGTTTCATCGCCTCCACTGTGCCAATGAAGAAAGGCCAGCGCAGTTCTTGCACCATCATACGCTCGGAGTCTGCACGGATCTGCGACAGTGCGCCTGACCCGAGTTCTCCCATGCGGACACGGCTGACTGTCAGAGACTCGTTACCAGCCTTCTGTACAGCTTGCTTTGCCATGACCTTTCTTTTTCTTGAGCTTCTTCTTGACACGACTCATCCCCTCTGTTATCGTCTCTTGTACAAGGTTGGAGCGATGATCCTTGGCATGACAATGGCTCTGACGATCTCTGTCTTCTCCAGGTAGTTTACACCGGAGGACAAGGCGTCAACCCAGTCATCCTTACGAGTCGTTGTTGAACGCTCACCGTTAAAGGACTCAAGTTCCTTCATCAGTGCTTCGTAAGTTTTAAGGTCAAAGCTGTTCTTGACGATATACACAAAACCTTGCTGGGCAAGCTGGGCAAAAGGAGAGAAGCGAGTTACCTTCGACTTGTTTCCTGGTGTTGGGTCTTTCTCCACAACGTAGCCATCAGCAAGCAGCGCTCTTGAGGATGTGACGAACTCACTGATACCAGCCTGACCGGGGTCAACTGAGAAGATGATTGTTACGTCGTCTCCATCTGCTGCGGCTTGTTTGCGGATAATCAGATCACGTTCACCAGCTTTCTTACAGAAGCGGCCTTGCGTTTGCGTGGAGTAGAGACCATCGTCTACGAACTCCGGGCAGTAATCGCCTGATAAATAAAAGAAACCGTTCTCGTCCTTGCTGACTTTGATTCCAGCCGTGAAGTCGGGTGTCTTGTTGCCAGAGGTACGTTCAGTACCTGCCTTATCGTAAGCACGAACAGATTTAGCTCCTAACGGAACCACGTCGGCTTCTTTCAGATATGTACGCAGGAAGTAGTTGGCACCTTCTGGACGGGCATTCCAGTTTCCATAAAGTAGCTGGGCTTTCTCAACCTCTGGCAGACCTTTAAGGAACGCCAGGTATTCACGGTTGTTTTCCAGCATTGGTGGGTTGTCATAGATGTTAGCAGAAATGAATGAAAAGGTCAAAGCGTCTTCCGCTTCTTCTCCATAAATTTCATACAATTCTTCCTGACTCTCACCCCACATGAACTCTCCATCCTTACGCAGGAACCAACGGATGATCCCGTCACGTTCTGGCATAGGGTAGCCCTCGTCATCCAAGTACCAATCAATCAGTTCTTTGATCTTGTGGTCAGGATCGGGGTTACAAGAAATTACCATGCGGCTTGGGTATTTTGATTCAGAACGGAGACGAGAGATCAGGTAGTCGATCTGCTCCCACTCGAACTGGCATCCTTCGTCAAAGCCTACGAATGTGTACTGTAGACCCTGGTGGTTAAGTTTGTCCTTCACATATTCCATGTGCGACCACTTTACCTTGGAACCGTTCGGGAAGATAGCTTCCAGTTCTTTTTCGCGGAAGCGTGGCTTCCACTCTTTCGGTAATTCGTTATAAATACCACGGGCTGTATCAAACAGACCGCCTTGACCTTTCAACTGCGGGGTTGTTCTACGGAACATGATGCAGTTTGTTTTAGGGTCGTCAATCAGCTTCAATGGCATTAGCTGTAAGAGGTAGGATTTACCGGAGCCTGCTGCTCCACCGATGATAAGGATCTGAGCGTTGTTCTCCAGGATCATCTTCTGCTTCTCACTGGCTGGCCCAAATGTCTTACTCAAGGAACCTCCGTGATGGGAATAATCTCTGTATATGAGGATTTTACCACGAAAGACGATAAAAATAAAGCCCTTAACGCAAGCTAAGGGCTTTGTCAATCATTTTTCGTCTTTAAAGATGTTCCTGATGTATGCCTGGAGGATACGTAAGGACTGACGATCATGAAGTGCATTTAAGTTGTTCTGACGCATGATCTGGGTATTGCCTGAGCGGACATCTCCCTTGATCAACGGAGTTGGCTCTACAGGCTCCTTCATAGCGTCTGCCGGGGGCTTGGCTAAGATGTTGGTAGCTTTGGGTGCCTCAACCACTGGGACGACTATAGGCTTTGTGGCGCAGCCTACTAAAGTCAGTGCCAGGAGCATTGCGATTATCGTTTTCATTTACCGATCCCCAAACTCTGGTTGTAGATATCGACAGCAGCGTCATCCAAACCTGTCTTCTTGCCATCCTCTGACTGAGCGTAAGTGTTCTGCTTGTTGTCGTTGTCAGCCTTCAAGGAATCGTTCTCGGCTCTCGCTGCTGCAAGGTCGGCATTCAATCCGTCCACCAACGCTTGCTGCTCCGCTTTGAACTTATCCTGAGCGTCTTTGTTCTGCTTCATGACACCTTCCCATTTGGTATCGGTAACCTGCACACCTGTGTTGTACTGTGCAGTCAACTGATCCTCGTACCAACTGTGAACCCACAACGCCCCGATTACCAGGGCGATTGCTAAGATTCCTGCTGCGAAGACCTTTTTGTACCTTTTCACCAAAGCGATCAGGTCGGTCAACGATATCATGTGAAATCCCCGTTACTTGAAATGTATTTTTTGATGACCGCTGACGGTGTTGTACGCTTAACATGTTTGTTGTTAACGTCCATATTCACCGATCCACGGTCGTGGGTATGCTGATGCAGGTTCTTCACTTCCAGGATGTCCACCTGTAAGAGGACTGCTCCGCCCTTGCTCTCAAGATGATCGTAAGCGGCTTTTGCGTCCTTCTCTTCGAAGTAGAGTTCCACGTTCTGATGGAAGTGTTCATTCACATCTGTCATGCCGACATGAACCTTCTGCTCACGCTTTTCAGGCTCCAGCAAGTAGAAGCTCTTGCTCTTACAGACACCCCACATTTTGCTGTAGTGAGGACGGCCTGTGTGATAACGAAGGTTATTCAGCACTGTGAAATGACCTTTCGGAACCAGAGATATAGAGTTGATCTTGCTGCGATCACCCTTCTCACGATCTGTGGCGACATGAGAGATGATTGCATCACCAGCGCTATCCAGTTTATCAAATAACAGGTCAAATGAGAATGGGCGCTGCTCATTGAATAATGTTTCAACGTTTGTCCCATACATCCCGCTCAGATGCTTCTTGGCATCATCCCAGCTTTCAATGGAGAGTTTTGAGGTTGAGAGTCCCAACTTCATTGTCTCGCGACGAGAGATGGTGTATCCACGAGCCTGGTACTTGGAGGCACGGAGAAGGCTGATGATTGGGTAGTCTGTATCGGGGTTCACCACCAACACCTTCTGAGCGATATGCTTCATGAAGTTCACATCGAAGTGCCAATCCTCAGTTTGGAAGCAGAACGCACCCATGTTTATCGTGAAGTCAAACTTCTTGAATATATCCACAGGTTCAGGGAACACATCAAAACCAATCAGTTGCATCACCGGGCCAGACCTATTGGAGTACATCACACTTTTGTCCGTCATACCCAACACTTTGACGTAGGAAGATTCCATCTCCTCATCTTCGTTGTAAGGTTGCAGGGTTTTCATTGAAGCGAGGCGTGTACGTAACTCGCCCATGAAGACAGGATCTTGCGACAACTCCTGTAGTTTCTCAACGGTAAGTTTTCCACCAACAGGTTCAAAGCCCTGACGTTCCAGTGTCGTCGAGAGGGAAATCTTGACCGGATGATCAGCCAACTCGACACCATCCATTTCCTTGAATCGACGGTAGGTTCGCTTGTATTTGTTCCAACCATTGGTGTGAACTGACAGGTCGTGATCACCGGAGCGGAGGTCATTATCGTGTAGATAGGTGATGAAGATCTCCATGTCATCCCAGGTGCGGAAGTAAATGTCCAAGTCGTTTACTTCTCGGTTAGAGAATAGAGATGTGAGGGTGCCGCCAGCAACCATCGCGTCTAAGCGTTGCAGCAGGTCGTAAATGTCATCGTTGAAGAAGCTACGTAGGATATTGGCTTCTCGTTTGAAGTCATCTTTGGGATATGTATGGATCATTCTGGTCTCCTTTATTGAGTGAATTCACAGGATACCAGAAAAAGAAAAGCCCCGCAATAGCGGGGCGAGGCAAAGGAGAGGAGATATTTGAATTGTTATTATTAGAATTTGGACGCGTGAGTGGGAGTCGAACCCACAATCTTCGGCTTATGAGGCCAACATGATCTATATATCCGTTTCACTATCACGCAATTATTTGGTTCTCTGCTGTTAACCACTTCACACACACGACCTCGCTACCCGAAGGCTTTGCCGTCCTGACAGGAGTTGAACCTGCATACCAGAGAATTTTATGGTGGGGGCGACAGGATTCGAACCTGTGACCATCTGTTCTTCAAACAGGCACTCTACCAACTGAGTTACACCCCCAAACAGTCAGAAACTCGCGTTACTCCAGTATCGGAATCCACATTGAGTACGCCTACTCAACCCTACTCACATTCAACCAGAGTCTGACTATTTTTTATGGTGGGCAAGGAGAGACTCGAACTCTCACACCGCAAGGGCGCTGGAACCTAAATCCAGTGCGTCTACCAATTCCGCCACTTGCCCGAAATAATGCCTGCTTTGCGAACCCTCTCAACCTGGCGGATCAGATAGGTGCAGGACTTTAAACGCTGAGGTCACGAAGAAATCTCAGCCTTCATTTGGCGGGTCAGGCTGGGAACAACAGAGCAGCCTTGTATCCTTGATTGACCCTTTTCTGGCGCAGGTACAAGGATTCGAACCCTGATTCTCAGCTTCGTAAGCTGATGCTCTATCCAATTGAACTATACCCGCATTTTATGGTGGAGAATAAGAGATTCGAACTCTTGACCTTCTACGTGCAAGGCAGACGCTCTACCAACTGAGCTAATTCCCCTAAAAATTTGCCACCGTGGAAACCGGAAATCCACGCCATATCGACTCGAAGTAAGAATCCTTGACTTCGGCATCGTCTGATGCTGCCTGGGCACTACCCAGTCGGACAGTCACAAAATCGTGACGATGGCATTAATTGGTTGGGGTAGCTGGACTCGAACCAGCGACCTGACCCTTATCAAGAGCCTGCTCTACCAACTGAGCTATACCCCAATTATTTGGTCTCCATGTGAGGACTCGAACCTCAAACCTCCTGATCCCAAATCAGGCGCTCTGCACTATTGAGCTACACGGAGATTGGAGTAAGTTTTAATTATCCCAGATCTCACAACTGGTATCGCTGGCTTGCTAATTTTGATTTGATACGCCGAACTCATTTTGAGTGCCTTTCGGGCAATTTACATCAGCATATCAAATTTGGCGAGGATGAAGGGGTTCGAACCCTCATATTCCGCATAGACAGTGCGGTACAATTACCAAATCTGCCACATCCCCAGTTGTTTGGCGACGAGGGTGGGACTCGAACCCACATAGAGCTTTCGCTCACGGATTAACAGTCCGCCGTTCTACCGGATGAACCACCTCGTCATTTATTTACTTTATCAGTGAAATCAATCTTGTGCAAGCATTTTATTCACTAATTTTCAAATTGGTGGGTCTGGAGGGATTCGAACCCCCGTCAATCTCGTTAAAAGCGAGGTGCCTATCGACTTGCGTCTCCGCTCGGCTACAAACCCAATGATAATATCCCAGCATGAACTTTTCTATGGCAGTTCGCACATAGAACCACACACTTTTCCATCTCCGCTATGAGCTTCTTTGATCCTCTTCGCATAAGATCTGAAACATTAGCGTCTTTAGTCTCACCATCCAAATGGTGAAGGTCTAAAGCAACGAACTCCTTTTCTGGACAAAGTGAACAACCTTTGGATTTGAACTCTCTAAGAAGATCTTTACATTTCTGAACTTCTTTTTGATTATTCTCTTTTATCCGTAAACGGTGGTTGATGTCCGTTGCGTACTTGGCGTTATTTGCTGTTTTGCAACAGTCTCGGCACCAACCTTGAAGGCCGTCTTTCTTTTTGGAGTTCTTGTTGAAAAGAGAAAGATCCTTTTCTTCATTGCAACAAGTGCATATTTTGGAAGCCACGGCGGTCTCCTTCTGTCTGGAGGAGGGCAACGGAGTCGAACCGTCACCGGGGATCGCCCCGATGGGCCAGGGTTCAAACCTGGTTGCGTACCGCTACGCCCTGCCCTCCGAATTGGTGGAGAAAGAAGGATTCGAACCTTCGGGCCTCCGAAGAGGCCGCTCCCTTAGCAGGGGAGTGCCTTAGTCCACTCAGCCATTTCTCCATTAATCTCTTTGCGAAGATCTCTCTTCTCTTTTGATCGTGTGATTGCGATAGATTGGATCTCATCAGCAACTCCACAATTGCTCCCGTGTAAACGGCAGCGACCAAACACTTTCTTGCAACGAAGCAGTTTTTGCATATGGTCTCCATAATTGGAGGAGAATGTGGGATTTGAACCCACGGGGCCAGGGATTACCTGACCCGCCACCTTTCCAAGATGGTGTCATAAGCCTCTCGACCAATTCTCCGTGTTCGCGGCAGATACGTACTGATGCTATCCTTGTGTAGAACCAGCTAAGGGGAACATGAAGGTTAACTCGTATCTGCAAATTGGGGTGGCCTGCGGGTCTCGAACCCGCCACCTTCTGGATCACAACCAGAGGTTCTACCCGATGAACTAAGGCCACGTCAAAGTGTTCTCGCAGCTTTGCAGGTTAATTTACAGAGCGGCAGCGCTACCATTTCGAGAGCACTTTAAAGTGGCAGGGGATGGTGGATTCGAACCACCGATCACGATTTCAAAGACCGTTGCATTAGGCCATCTATGCTAATCCCCTACACTGGCAGGGAGGACAGGACTCGAACCTGCAATGGGGTTTCCCCGACGGATTTGGAATCCGTTGCATTCAGCCATTTTGCTACCTCCCTACAACAGCCCTCTTCGGAGGGCTGAACTTCTCATCCCATTAAAGGGATGTTACTACGATGGTTGTTCCGTCTGAACCTGCTCTCACAAATCCTGAAACGGTATCACCAAGTGCAGTCCACTTATCAAGGACATGGAAGTCTCTTGAGTTGGCTGCTGGAGCCGCAGAACCTTGTGCGAAATGGCATGAGCCTTTAAGCACTTGGATGGTGACTTCTGATGCTGCTGTAGCGACAGAAACCCAACCGTCTGCGATATCCAATTCTCTGCGTTGTGTAGCCATAGTATCCTCATCTATTATGAAGTGCAAGCGTTTTTATAAACTAAATTCAATCTTCGTCAGATATTTAGTTCCCCAATGGTAATCTGCCTTCGGGAGCATAAACGGATTGCTTACGTTAGTGTACGATCTGGTTGTCCCATCACTGAATGTGAGGGTTAAACCACTTGCACCCTGAGTGTCGATAGCCACATTGGATTCTGCCCTCGTCTGACCATTACTGGTAGAGTTGATCGGGCTTGTTACCAATGAACCTGCTTCGATCTGAGGAAGCGATTGGATGATCCCTGCTGTGGTGTCATCTGCACGGAACACAGAATAAAGATATTTTGTGTTGGCAACACTTTGAGCCTGGTAGTAAATGTAGTTTGCTGTATCACGACGAGACGTGTAGTAACGTACAATACCTGCTGCATCCGGCGTTGCATCGTAGTAGAAACGGTCATATGTCCCGAAATCTTGTTGTGTCGGGGCGACGGTATCAGTACGAAGCCACTTGGCTGTTCCGCCTGCCTGATAAACACCAAATCTTGTCCAGTCGCTGTTCGTGCGACGGGCAGGTCTTCCGTTGAACCCATTAACCACATCTGCAACAGCACCGATATTTGTCACCCACGGGGTGTTTGCTGAGGCGTTTGAAACGTTAGCAAATTCGGTATCTGTGATCAGGTTTGTTGCTGCTGGCTCCGGGAGAGAACGTCCTACCACGGCACCATTCCGATACTCTAAAGGCCACACATTCGCGGCAGAGACTGTTAAAGTCCCGGCTTGTTGAAGGTAAGCGTGAACGGGGCCAGTGTAAGTCACACGACTATCCAGAGCCTGACTGGTGAGGTCAATTGGGAGGATAGAAGGTGGGGTGTCTTGTTTGAACGAACCGAAGAAGCGCATATTAGGCACATAGATCTGCGGCTTGTCAGCTTTCCCGAAAATCGGAGAGTCTGGTGTTGTAATCATGATCTCTTCCTGGAAAGTAAAGTGGTACTCCTACCGGGACTCGAACCCGGATTTGACGATTGAAAGTCGCCTGACCTAAACCAGTTAGTCGATAGGAGCATTGAGAAAAAGAAACAGGCTTCGGGTCTTTCGGGGTTACTCGTTTGTCTACGCTACTTTAAACCCTTGTTCGCGTTTGTGCTTTGCACTTGTAGACCTAAGAGCGTTTCTGCCTGTTTTGAGATTGGAGCGTGCAACAGGATTCGAACCTGCGACCGACTGCTTGGAAGGCAGCGACTCTACCGGGCTGAGTTATACACGCATTGTTTGTTGAGGAAGGTGAAGCGTTTCTCTTCACAACCAGGAATCACCCGGCTCTATGCTTGGCCTACTTCCTCTATTTGGTGCGCCCAGAAGGACTCGAACCTACGAAGGCCATACGGCCAGGAGATTTACAGTCTCCACCCTTTGCCACTCGGGTCATAGACGCATTGTTCTTTATTTCGCTTTCGAGATCGGAATGATGTCCGTAGTAAACGGCATCTGTGCCTCTGGCTGCTTGCCAGTCTCGGAAACACGTTCTGTTTCGTCAGCCTCATCTTCTGCGTTGTACTGAGAGTTCAGGCTTTCACCTTTCTCGATCACGTACTTAGCGATGTTCTCACGGATGTTATCTTTCGTTGCTGTGTTGACCATTAAGTCTTTCAGAACTTGATATGCGTCCGGGATAAGGGCGATGAGGGTTGTGTTACCGTCAAGAATTGCCTTCTCGACTGCAATCGCGTTGGATTCCTCTTTTAAAGGACGCCCACGACGACGCTTAATTGGTTGTTTTACTGCCATTTGTTCCCTCACTGTTTTAGAATGTTATCATTGATAACTTTGTTCGTCAAGGGATATTTTAACATTTTTTGCAGGAAATTTCAACTGATTGGAGCGTGGTGTCGGACTCGAACCGACAAACATCTATTTTGCAGACAGAGCCGTTAACCAGTTCCGGCAACCACGCTTAGAACAACTGCCCCGAAGGGCAGTGATTAATTACTGCATGTCACAACAATCTTGCCCTGGATATGGGTAGTTCCCAAAGGAAGGTCTTGTTGCAGCATGTTGATCTTTGGTGCCAGAGTCAGAGTCTTGCTCTTGGTCTGCAATGTACGCTCTTGGTTAACCTGCGTCCAAGCGTATTCCTGATCATTAACGAAGATTGATGTCTTTGAAGTGTCAGAGACATTCATCAGGTTATCATCGAAGTCATATCGCCCGGTGTTCTGAGTCAGCTTTGCTTCGGTGATCTTCCACGACATGTTTTTAGCATTGGTTTTCAGGTCGAAGGTAATACCTTTTGAGCCTGTTGAACCCGTCTCACCCTGTGTCAGGATTCCACCAACACGGGTGGTTCCTGATGGGTAGTCAATGCCACACGTCTGTTGGCTGTTTGAGATCTCTGCATCCCACACCTGCTCACCAGGGAAAGCGGCATGTGCCGGGATGGACATCATTGCGGCTACAAGAGCCAGAGTTGCGAAAATCTTTTTCATTTGGTTTCTCCCACTGTTAGGGTTCTTCTCTTCATCAATTCCAGTTGGGCTTCCAACTGCTTGATACGCATATCGTTTTCACGCAGAACTTGGTCGTATAAACGACTGCAATCTACTTTTGAATCACCACCTCCGATTGGGATCGAGATACCTACGTATCCGCCTTTGTCATCTTGGTTGTAATAGTAGTTGCTTTCTTTTCCCCCATACACACCTGCGTTGATCGTGGCTTGGGCCTTAGAGGTTTCACATACGATGTCTCCCTTCTGGATTCGCTCACGGCTATCTGCCGTATTATTGTTTATATAAGGCATCTCTGCCAGCGAAGAAAAGGATACCACCGAAAGAATTAAAGTTGCAAGGATCTTTTTCATCTTTTTCTCCTCACTCAAAGCCGATACGTAAACAGACTTGCTGCTGCATTGTATCGTTGCTTTCACGAAGAGAGCAGATCAAGGCTTCACCATCAATGATCATCTTGTTTGGGACGATCACTGGGAAGTCTGTATTTGTTCCCGCAGGTACATATTGCTGGTCTCCCAGCGATTTACCGTTCAAAGTGAAGGTAAAGAAGCCATCTTCCTTTGTGTGAAGATGTGTCATAACAAGGGTGCTTGCACCTGGTTCACGATAAACAGTGTATTCATCGGGCCAGAATTGATGTGCAGAGCTTGAAAAACTTATTACTGATAGTGCAATTGCGATTAGATGTTTGTTCATGATGTTCTCCTGTTGTCTTGATGAGGAGAGTATGAACATTTAGAAGAGGGGTGTCAATAGAGATTTGTAAAGATTTGGCCTGAGCGGTGGGACTCGAACCCACATATGATCGGATTAGAAGGCCGATGCCTCTCCAGTTAGACTACGCCCAGAAATTGGCGGGGATGTTCCGCACTCCTCCACGCGTTGGAAGCCCAGGAGTGTTATTCGGCTACATACCCCATTGAATTGGTGCGGCAACACAGGTATCGACCCTGCTCGGACGTACAGGAGATCAACCCTGGATTTTCAACGTCACCCGTGACATTAACCGGTATTATTCACAGGCTCACCTTCGTGGTGACACGTTACCGCGTTGTGTATGGTGCAGGTCAGGAGTTGTATCGGCCCTCCTCTTAAACGATCTCCATCGTGGAGACCTCTAACGCCCACTCTAAGTTGTCGGACGCAACCTGCATAATTTGATGGTGCGGGATGAGGGATTCGAACCCTCAAGGTCGAAACCTACAGGATTTTAACACCTGTGTGTACTGCCAATACCACCAATCCCGCTGAAATCTATTTTGTGAAGCCCCGATGTCCTGACAACCGCCGTCGTCTTCCCGAAGCGCCCCTGTTTGCGAAACAAAGCCTACGCCATCCCTTTCATCAACTTGATATCAAAGCTGACACAGAGATCACATCCCATTAGATGCTGGAAATTTTAAGTGTTTCAGAACTTCGCAGAATAGATTTGGAGCCGGGTGACGGAATCGAACCGCCTATGTATTTAGTCGTACTGTTAGTTCGGACACAGTTTTCGGGCTTTGATGGCCCCGCCCTTGCCAAAGGGCTTACCCGGCATTGGTGCTTGCAGCAGGACTTGAACCCGCAACCCTCTGATTACAAAACAGATGCTCTACCAATTGAGCTATACAAGCAAGCATGTTGTCTCCGATGGACGCCTGGAGGAGTGGTGCGGCATATCTTATGACCGACGAACCTTGAACCCAGGATTTGAAAGAGACTTGGTGTTTAAGACTTTAAGTTTGATGTTCTAAACTTTAATCTTTACATACTTGAGCGGAGAATTCCACAACCTCCGAAGAGCCGAAGTGGAACTCGATCCAAAATGAGCGCTGAGAGATGACCTTTGACGTTTTTCGAATAATCATTCGAGAGCGTTTTATACGGTTATCATACCAGATAAACATTCTTCAATGTATGTTTGGGGCAGTTTAACCTCCCACCCCAGCAGAGGTAAGATGTTTCCACACCGTGACACCGAAAACAACATGTTGAAACTTTATCAGCTAATCACAGGAATCGCAAGGATTTATTCAAGGATTCCTGCAAAAAGTTTTACGCGCCGATTTCGATCTCGGTACGTGCGTTCGACTCTGACAGAGCAAAGTCAACCTCGGTCAGGAAGTCGTCGATCTCTGTTTCCAGCGTGTCTGCATATGCTGCCAGACCTACCGGATCGAGCAGTGATGGCTCACCGCGTTCACGCAGAGGCTTGGTGATGCCCTCAACGTCTTCGCCTTTGGTAGCACGGTCACGACCCAGAAGTGTGTCCAGCTTCACTGAGAGGCCACCCTCGAACTCTGCTGTACGCTTGGTCAGCAGTGCGTTGCCCAGATTAACCTGGCTCTTGATCTTCGCCAAGAGAGCTTGACGCAGAACAACGCTACGCTTCTGTTCGATTGCCTGAGCAACCGTTACAGTTTTACCGCCGACTGTGATCGTGGTAACTGCGTTAGACTGGATGATCGCAGCCTTCATCGCGTCGCGCTGGGCCAGCAGGTCAGTCAGAGACTGTAGCTGGGTTGCAGCTTTTTCGCTAAACTGATCAACTGTGCCAGCTTTGCTGACCAGCTTGCGGAACTCGCCTTGACCATCGGTCACTGCGATTGCATCCAGACGATCAGTCTGCTTGGTGATCTTCGTGTCGATTGACTTTAAAGTCGCAAGAGCACGAGTGATTGAAATCTTAGCCATTGGCGTTTTCTCCTCTCAATGAATTTTGAATTTAATTGGTGCAAATTTTAAATCTTGCCGACATCCTTGTCGGCGGGGCAGCATTACTGCTTGCCAGTCTGTACCACTACAGCGGCGCGTTGAGCGTCAGCTTTAGCGATTTCCAGACGAGTATCACGTTCTGCTTTGATCTGCTCACGCAGTTCAGTTACCTGTGCTTCCAGGTCTTTGATGCGGCTGTCTTTGGCAGTGTTACCTGCGTTCAGTTCAGCAATCGCAATCTTGTGCGTAGATTCCTGAGAACTCAGGCGGGATTGCAGTTCACGGGCGCTTGCAGACTGTGCTGCGGATACCGCTGCGGAAACTGCGTCTTCGTTGCTTTCCAGGGCAGTAGCCAGGTCAGTACGAAGCTGAGACACTTCCTGCGGGTTGATGCTAACCAGACCACGAGATTTCAGGATGTTGTTAACAACCGCGTCTTCGTTTTCCAGAGTTTTGATTTTCAGAGCAGACTTGGCTTCTGCCAGTTTTTCGTCGTACTGAGTATCAATCTGAGACAGTTCTTTCTGCTTGAACTGGATTTCCTGAGAAATCTGCTCAGAACCTTCTGCCAGGGTCAGCAGTTCAGTAACAACCTTGGACAGGTTGCCAGCGGCTGCGGTCACAGCTTTGGTTGCACGTTCGGTAACGGACACTACGGTTTTGGTATCTGACATATTCTTTTCTCTCCTCTAAGAGTTTGATTAAACGTCCAAGTCGTATTTACGACGGGACTCAGCAATGATTTCTGCGGTAGTCATGCCGACTTCTTTAGCCGACCAGTAGTACCACAGGAAGACCACGAGAGACAATACTCCCATGACCGTAAACGTTACGCCAGGAGATGGAATCATTTAGCGATATCCTTCACCGAGTCGCAAACCTCACCAACTACATCCGCAGTCGGAGAGACAATCATCTGGTCAGCGGCTGCGATAGCCTCACCTGCCAGGTCAACAAACGGTTCAGCGACCGCTGCAACGACTGTTACGCCAGTAGACACAACGTCAGTTGCCATTCTCAACAGAGATCCGAACATTACATTCTCCTCTATAGGTTTTGAAGCGAGAGCACTTTCGTCCATTTAAGCTATCGCCCTCTCCCACTACAGGATGCCGGGCCAGCCAGACCGGGAGTCGAACCCGGATCTCTCTCACTTCAAAATTGGCAGTGTACCTTGGGTTCGAACCAAGAGGCTGAGAGGAGCTACCTCCCTTGCTGTTGACCTTCGTCCTGCTTTGCCTTTCACCGCATTCCTGCCGCTCGTCAGCCGCAATGTTTCGGCTTCCAGCAAAGAGACTCTTCAACATACACCATTAATTGGTGGGGCGTATAGGGCTTGAACCTATGACCTACGGATTAAGAGTCCGCCGCTCTACCGACTGAGCTAACACCCCGAAATTTTTATTTCTTCTTCTTGGAAGAAGTCGCTGGAGCAGTTTTCACTACTTCACGCACTTTAGCGCCACGCTCACGCTTGGTCTTACCTGTGCGGATGCGATATGAGGCCGGGATAACCTGACCACCTTCTACGCTGGATTTCGATTCGTACACGAAAACAACGTTACCATCTTCGTCACGCGCTTTCTTGCGGACTGAAACGGTCTTCACCGTACCACCGAGACGAACGTCTTTCGCCGGGGAATGAGTCTGAGTCGATTTCGACTCGTACTGGAAAGGCTGCTTGATTGCGTCAATTGCAGATACTTTCTTCGCGGTGTTTTTCTTAGCCATTTTCGTTCTCCTCTGTGGATTAATTTTCCAGCCTTCTTGCTGGTCTCTGTCTCAACGATGCTCATACTAATCTGTTAGCGTTGCATTGTCAAACTGTTTTTAAAAACTTTTTCGTCTTGGTCGTGCAGGGTGGACTTGAACCACCGACCATCACCTTATGAAGGTGCTGCTCTACCGTCTGAGCTACTGCACGTTTCGTTTCGATGGAGTGAAGATTACAGATTCATGCTTCCTTTGTCAACACCCCATTTTAAATTATTTTCAGCCTTCGCCGAATCCTGATGAAATCAGGTCTGGACGTTCATCGAAGAAGTCCACATCTTCCGCCTGGCGGATTATCAGTTCAGTTGACATCAGCCTTCTCCATATCCGATTTCGTTAGCACCGGATTCAATGCAACCGGATTCCAGGCATCCTGCTTGTAGTCCTGATGTGATCTGAGCACAAAGCACCTTCACACGTCCTACGCAGGCTTCCATCTCGTCAAGAAGACGAGTCACTTCTGCATGGTTATAGTTTCGCATAGCTTTCTCCTTTAGGGTTGTTTACGCAAGCCTGATAATTCGGATAGCATACTTGATCGTTCGGTTCCCGTCCACGGGGTAGAAATAGTATAGTCCACCTTCTTCACCGAAGGAGGCAACATATTTCCAGTTTTCAAGGTTAAAGCCAGTGTGGTCAAAAGCGATATCATTCGCTTCCTCAAGGGCGTCATCCAGGGTTTTGTGGGCCGATTCGTGCTCAAGGTATTCTCCATTATCAGTGGTGTCAGATTTGTATACGAGTTTTAATTTAAACATATGTCCTACCGTTAAGTTTGTTAAGTTATTGAAATTATTTTCAGTAACTCGATCTTATCAGCGGACACATGTTTTGTCAATCAAGCAATGCCGGAAGCATTGACACCACGGTCATACTCTGCTAACGACAAAGACCGGATACGATCACGGAACTCTTCATCCGTCTCGTGTTGAGGGTCTGGAAGGCCGTCATCAAAAGGTATTCCGAAATATTCATTCAACCCTTCTTCGGTATCTGGTTCCCAGGCTTTCTTCTGGTCGGTATGAACCGATGCACGATTGAAATCGTTTTTGGCTACCCAGTTACGACTCATCCCTTTCCTCCAAGTCGATATTGCCAGTTTCATTGTTGCGCCACTTAGTCACGCCTTTCTCAGCGATCATTGAGTGCTTGCAATCGAAGTCGATGATGCAAACGCCAGGGCCATGACAAACAAGGTCTGCCTCGAACTCCGCTTTGCACACTTTACATTCCATCATCACAGGGCCAAACATTTTTCTTCTCCTATAAGAAAAGCCCCTTTCGGGGCTTAAAGTATTGATTTTATTCGTGATTCGCTTTGAGTAAGCGGTCGCGAATGTCTGTCAACGTCACCTTGTTGAACAGCTTACCGTTTCGGAAAATAATTTGCAATTCATTATCTTCCGCTTCGATGTCTGCAAGGCTCAAACCGTCAACCAGTTTGAAGATTCCATCTGCTCCAGTGACAACTTTCAGGAAGCCGTTAGCAGATTTTTTCTTCATGTCGGTCTTCGGTTCTTTGGTAACCAGAATCTCGTCACCGCCGATGATTGAGCCAGTCGCCTTACACGCAAAGCCCAAGCTGTCGCGAGTGCTGTAGTTGTAAGTGTAAGAACCGACACCAAACACGATGTTGCTCGAAGCATAACCTTTATCTTTCAGGCGTTGCATGATGTTACGAGCACGGTCAACAGTGATGCTGTCGCCGTAGATCAGGCCGATATGTGAATCCAGCACTTTGTAGCCTAAGCTGTTCACAGAACCGCCGAAGATGTCCCACAGACACTCGATGGTGCCGTGTACGATGTGATCCGGTACGAACTGGTCTTCACGGAAATCTTTTTCAGTCAATTTCGCAAAGTGGTAACGAACCGGAGTATCGTCGCAAGGGATTGCGTCGTACATCGCTTCACGACTAACAAACTTGCCGCCTGGCAACTGAACCATCTCTGCATTGATACCGGAGAACTTATCCAGCGTAGTCCAGGTATAACCCGCAACGATACGCACCGGGTCACCAGAGTCTGGACGGATTACCAGTTTACCTTCACGGGCCATGATCTCATCTTTCAGTTCCGGCAGCATTGCCAGGATAACAGCCCAGTAGTCGTAGCTGTCAGAAACATAAGAACAGAAACCGTTCGGGTAAATATCGGTTGCGTATTTCTCCAGGAAAATCATTTCCGCAGCGTAACGCAGTTCATCCAGTGTCGCATCTTTGTATTCTTCGTTTTTCAGAAGATTTTTGATGATTGCACCGATGTTGGTGGTCGCAACGCTGTGCTCCGATGCTGGAATTGAACCTGCAACGAATTTATGCTCCATGCCGTAGTAACGACGTGCATAGCGAATCGCCGGGATGGTGTCAGTGCCGTAGAACGAAGTCAGGTGACCGAAACCGTTTTTGTATGCGTCAGCGATGCCGCTCAGACCACGGAAGCTGAAATCGTGGCACTGGAACATCAAGTGATCAGCAGTATCACACGTTTCATCACTGAAACCTTTGCACAGTTTGAAATACTGATACGCAATGGTCGCGTTGTTCATGACTTTCCAGGTCTCAGCCGACAGTGCGGTTTCGAAATAGTTTGTCAGCCAGAAGAAGCGCGGGTCAGTGTTGTGGATAGTGTACACTGGAACCTGTACAGGTGCCAATGAACCTTCCGGCAGTGAACGCAGTTCTAACGGCAGATAACCCAAGTCATGCAGCGCTTCGATATGCTCCGTGCGGATTTTGTCTTCTGGGATGCCCAGAGACAGCCATAGTTCTTCAACGTATTCGCCGATAACCTGAGCTTTCGGTTGTTTGAAGAATTGTTCGTCCCAGTATTCAACCAGGAAGTTAATCGCCACACCCTGTGTGCCAGCAACCACTACACGGTGGTCGTCATCAGAAAAATGCGGGAACAGCTTGTCAGAACGCGGAGTGAAGTTTGAGAAAATCACTTCGGTCTTCTGATTGTACTGATCCGCATGAGACGGTTTGTAGAAGTCGGTTGCGAAAAGCGGGTTCATCTTGATCATGAAATTTTTCTCCTTTGCAGTTTTGAATGGGGAGAATGTCTCCCCGATGTGAGTAGAATACTCTGTTTAAAGAGTCTGTCAACCCACTAAGTGGTAAATATTTGCAAAAACAATGGCTCCCCAGATTGTCATACCCAGGAAAATCATTTTAATTGCCAAATTCAGCAATCCGTCTTTCGACCAGATGCAGAACACGAAAGCCAGGCAGAGCAGGCTGAAAAGGGAGTACAAAGCCATTAGAAGTTCTCCGTCCAGTCGTTGTAAGCGTGAACCTGGTCAATGCCGCTGTCCAACAGGAATTGTTTCCCGTTCGAGAAGATGCCATGAGTTACGTACAGGACAACCTTCGTTGCGCCTTTCTCTTTCAGAGCCGCTGCCAGCGGGATAAAGGTACGACCACCATCGCAGATATCGTCCACAATGATACACGGCTTACCCGCGACATCGCCATAGACTTTGGTCTCGCTGATAGCGCCACCTTTGGTAACATCGCGGAACTTTGTAGCCTCTACGATTTCAAAACCGAAACGGTCAGCAATCTTTTTGGCTTTCTTGTGTGCGCCAGCATCTGGTGCCACAATCACCGGGGCAGAACCGAGGTTGTGTTTGATCACCTGACCGTTGCTGAAATATTCAGTGAACAGTTCGTGCTGGTGGAATACCACCGGACGCGGGGTGACGTTTTCCAGCAACCCTGGAGTAACATCGCTGTGCGGGTCTTCGATTTGGATTTCGTCGAATTTCAATGCAGCGACCTGGTTCATGAAGGCGTTCAGTGAATGCGCTTCACCCGGATTCATCACACGGTCTTGACGAGCGTATGGTACATACGGCAGGTGCAGAGTAAACACAGAGCAGTGATCCAAATTATGGATGTGGCGGCAAGCGTTCGTCAGCACAACAAGACGCATGAAGTCCTGAGAGCTTTTGATTTTTGCTGTGATGTTCACATAAGCGACACGACCTTTCGGTGAAGACGCTTGGTCAATCACAACCTGTTCTTCTCCACCACGGAAGGTAGTGAATTTGACAGGCACTTCTAAGTTGTTCAGTTGCAGCGTTACGTTGTTCATGAGTTTTCTCCTCTGTTCCAGTCATTCATTTTGTAGACTGTCTTGTTGTGACCCATTTTCGTTCGGGTCGTCTGTTTTGTCAACCACCCCAGCGATTCCAAACTCGATATGCACCGAGTTACTGTAGCACGAGATAGCCCCACCGCCTTTCCTATTGCGTCAAGGGATTCGTGATATGTGTTCCCCTGACTCTTGAAGTAGTTGAACTGGTGTCGCATGTAGAGGTAGACGACCTTATCATTCGAGGAAGCATTGTCCACCATCAAGAACTTCAATTCGAAGTTCCCGTAGACGAACTTGCTTGCGTCGATGTAGTCCATCCGTTCTCCTTATGCCTATGCTCAAATTGATACTAAGCCTATGCTCAAATTGAGCACGTAAATAAACACTATACTAAATAAACAAAATATCTATAAAACAAAAAAGATCTTTTAATCATAGAGTCGGTGTGTCCACCGGATGACGAGCAGTATCCATGATGTGTTTTTTGTTGTCAATGGCTTTTTGTTGTTGATTTCTTTTCTGGGTCTGGTAGAATGCAACGCATCTTAACAAGGAGACCCCATGAAAGAACGTAAAAAGCCTATGTCTGATGTTGAAGTTACTCGTCTTATGATGGTTCGTGAAGTGTTCCACGAGTGCATGAAGGATCAGCCAGTCTGTGTGGTGTTACCTGATGGACGCTCCGAGGAGCAGATATTCGGTAACTATCTGCCATCGGTACGCCAGCGTATGCGTAGAAAGAATGTCACTGTAACAACCCTGGCCGGGTTGACAGTGGAACACATAGAGAGTAACGTATGTGTGGTAGATCTCAGTGAGATTGCTGTAACGCTCTCAGTCGAATCCTAAGCGGTTTAACTGTGTGGTAATACATTCGGGTGGGTACACCCATTACAACTCAACAGAGAGCCGCTCAGAGGCTCCTGTGCCTATTGTGGAGGAGAACTCATGAACGTTCGTCTGTTGGCAGATGAAAACTCAGTTTTCAAGGGTGCATATGCACGTTTGTTGGAACTGATCAGAGAAGCGGAGGAACGCTTCGATGAGAAACTGTATGTGGATACAATGACTGGTTCAGGCAAGACCTGGCTGAATGTCAATGTGTTCTTACATGGTGACAGGAATGTCATTAACTGGGTGATCATCAAGATGGTTACTTGGCAAAACCGTAACGTAGCATCTTGGCAATCCAAGCTGTACGTGTACCCTGCGGAGGAAAGAAGTGAAAAGTACAACTACGGCTAAAAAGCCAGCAGCAAAGAAAAAGACGGCTGCGAAGAAGCCTGCCACCTTGAAGGTTGCAAAGCGTCAGGATATCAAAAAGCCCGTTACAGGAGCTTTCGATACCTCTGCGTTTGTGATCATGACTCCCATCGAGGAGTTGGAGAAGGTGTTGGTAGACCGCCACGCGGAACTGGAAGACCTGTTGGAGTACAGAGTGCCGGATCATGAGCAGAAGAAAAGGATCAAGGATCTTCTCTACTGGCTCGGTGTGTGGGAAATGGGACTTCCAGAGGCTAAACGTCGGAAGATGACCAGCGTCCCGATGAGCGCTCGTGAAAGGGCAGCTTTAGGATTTGTAAGAAAATCAACCAAATAGGAGAACAAATGATCCACATTACGTCGGATACTCACGACTCACACAAAAATATTCTGGGATTTGAATCCTGCGACAAGTACCGCTACGACCTGTACGGGGACAAGAGTGACCCTGAAAGTGTGTTGCGGATGAATGCTGGGATCGTAAAGATCTGGAACAGCACCGTTAAACCAACGGACACGGTATATCATCTGGGTGATGTCAGCCTTGCCTATGGAAAAAAGGCAGAGCCTGCACTGCGTCGGTTCCTCGACCAAGTGAATGGACATATCATTCTGCTGCGTGGTAACCATGACCATAAGATGACGAAGAAAGTCTTCCTGGAGTATGGACACGAAGTTCGTGATTATGTGGAAACAGAAATCGAAGGCAACAAAGTTGTCATGTCGCATTATCCGTTCGCTGTGTGGAACAAGTGCCACCACGGTTCTGTGATGCTTCACGGTCACAGTCATGGATCTTACACGGCACAGGGCCGTATCTTGGATGTGGGTTGGGATGTGCATGGTCGCGTACTGACCTTGAAGGAGGCGTATGACATCGCAATGTCCAAACCAATCGAGAAAACGGATCACCACTAAGCCCGATATGGGGAATGTGGTGCATTTTCTGGAAGAGGCTTATTCTATGCTTGACATGGAAGACACCCACCAGTATGATGACCACCTCGAAATGGCGCTGGCAAAGCAAGAAGCTATGCGCCTTATTAAAAATCTCTCATTACGGAGACAAAGATGACTAAATTTAACGTTGATGACCTGATCGAAGCTGGACTTGTTCGTGCAAAGACCTATGTTGATGGGCCGTTCGATGGACTGCGAGTCTTCAAATATCATGGTCGTGTGTTCTGGGACAACATGTGGAAGCGTGACCCACGCCTGCTGGAGTGCCGTGGTATTGTGGTGGATAGTGATGATAACGTCGTTCTCCACCCATTCACCAAAATCTTCAACCGTGGTGAGAACAAAACTGATCTTGACCGCAACCGTGTTGTGATCGAAACCGTGAAAGTCAACGGCTTCATGGCTGGTGCGACGATCCACAACGGTAAGTGGCTGGTGTCAACTACCGGAACTCTGGATTCGGATTACGCTCGTCTGGCTGAAAAGGTCATCAACTTCGACCAGAACAAGCGTTTGCTGAACAGCAAGACCTGGAACATGCTCGACTTGATGTTCGAAATCTGCGACCCATCAGACCCTCATATCGTCCACGAAGAACCGGGTGCTTACCTGATCGGTGCTCGAATCAAGGATACGGGCCAGATGCTCTCAGAAAGCGCTCTGGACGGTTTATGCCTTCCAGGGTGGAAACGCCCAGCTTGGCGTAAATGTCTGTTCTCAGATACCGTACAGGCCGCTAAAACGTGCAAGCACGAAGGATTCATCGTCCGCGATGCTGAGACTGGGGAATTGCTGCTGAAAATCAAGTCACCTCATTACCTGGCGAAGAAATTCCTCATGCGTGGTGGGATTAAGAAGTGCGACCTGATTTGGGACGCGGATCGTGTGAAGAAGTCGGTAGACGAAGAATACTACCCGTTGATTGACTTCATCCGTGATAACTTTACCAAAGATCAGTGGCTGGCAATCGCAGAGCAGGATCGCCGTGTCCATATCGAAAAATTCTTAGAAGGAGCGAGTGATGGCTAAAAAGTTATACATCGTCCGTGGATGCTCAGGTTCTGGCAAGTCAACGCTTGCCAAAGAGCTTGAAGAAGCACTGCATGGCTACCATATCGAAGCTGATATGTACATGTACAATGCAGACGGTGTGTATGATTGGCAGGCAAGTAAGCTGAAACATGCCCATAACTGGGTGTATCAGATGCTGAAAAAGTCAATGGAGGCTGGTGTTGGGCCGTTAATTCTGTCCGATACCAATGTCAAACAGCGTGATTTGCAGACCTATTTAGACCTGGCTGCTGAATATGACTACCGGATCACTTCTTTGGTGGTCGAAAACCGTCACGGTAATAGCTCTTTGCATGATGTGCCGGATAAAACCATGCGTCGGCAAGAGTCAGCACTGCGCCAGTCGCTGAAACTGGTGTGAATTATGTGGTCACCTGTCAATGATGGCTTTGACCACATCAACATCTACACGAAAGGGCAGACCTCTCTGGGTAGAGCACTGACAAATCTATATGACCGTCAATTCACGGTTCCCGGTTATGGAGTCTTCCAGAGCATGGAAGGCTTCTGGTATTACTACCTGACCGGATGTCAGTTCCCCGAGTTCCTCACAATGAAGGGGTTTGCTGCCAAAAAGGAAGGAAAGAAGAAACGTGATGACCGGATCGACAAAGAAGGGTTGACAGAAGAGCAGAAAGCTGTCATTCTGGAGGCTATCCGATGCAAGCTGAGACAGAACAAGGACATCTTAATGGAGTTGGCCCGATCTGACTTACCTTTTGCTCACTATTACTTCTACGGACAACCTGACAATGCTAAAGTCATTGAGCTTCCACAATACGATTGGATGATTAATGAGTTTGAAAGGCTCCGTACCCTACTAAAGGAGAACAACTATGGCGTTCGATAGCGGACTGAGTGACGCAGGAAAGGCATACATTGGTGAGAATCCACCTTTGCTGTCCTTGCTGTATGATGTAAACTGCCTCCCGGAGGTGGTTGTGACTGTTCAGAACCCGGCACGACGTGTTACCATGCTGACAGCAGTGGTTGCATATGCCCTGGGCAAGGGTCATGAGAACCCAAATTCGCTTCTTAAACCTATTGAGTAAGGAGAAAACTATGAAAAAGAGCATCAACATGGCTGCAATGAAGGCAACCATCGAAGCATTTGAGCGTGGAGAGTTGAGCGAGTCCGCTGCGACAGCAAAACTACTCAGTGAAACGCGTACTTTCCTGAAAGGTGTCCGCTCTCAAAGCAATCTTATGGACATTCGTCCGTTCGAAAGCCGTATGGGACACGCTAAAGCGTTCCGTGGTCGCAAAACTGCCCGCGAGGTAGTGTAATGCGCCGACTGATCGTCATTTCTGGTGCCGGGATCTCCGCTGAGAGCGGAGTCCGCACCTTCCGTACCGATACCGCAAGCGGTAAAGCACTCTGGGATGAGTATTCTCTGGATGAGGTGTGCTATGCACCGGGATTCCAGGCGGGTTTCCATCATCGGAATAACGAGAATCCGCCTCACAACGCGGTTTCCTTCGACGCGGGAGAGAATCTGTATTACTTAACGCACCGATTTTACGATAAACGTCGTAAAGAGCTGCCGACAGTCGCTCCAAACCTTGCACACCTGCGTGTTGCTGAGTGGTATGGTCGTTTCCCAGGTCAGGTTGTCAATCTAACGACCAACGTTGACGATCTTCTGGAACGTGCGGGTATTCCGCGTGATGACATCTTGCATGTTCACGGATACCTGAACGAGATGCGTACAATCAAAGAACCTCACGGGCATGAGGAACTGAAAGTTCTTTCGCCAGGAGAAGACTTTGATGTAAATGACTATCACTGGGCAAAGCCAAACGTGGTATTCTTTGCAGAGAGTGCGCCGCTCTATCAGGACATGTATGACCTTGGGTACACACTCAACAGTCAAGACCTGATCTTGGTGGTTGGTTGCTCCATGCAGGTGATTAATTTCCGCCAGCTTCTAAAACCTGCTTACGGTGCAGGTGCCAAGATTGTGGAAGTGAACCTGTACGACGCGGAAGCCGCTCAGAAAGCAGCAATGTCCAACACAGGTTGGGATAGCGCTGTGTATTCCAAGAGCGATATGCGTAAGCTGGACGAGTCAGGTATCCTGCATTGGGATAAGGGCGCAGTGGATGCGTTCAGCGATCCTAAATTCATCAAGATGGTTGAAGATCATCTGGAGGGAAAAACATGTCTGCAAAGCAAGTAACCCTTAACGACCCGATCCCGATGACTCGGGGTCAGTTGATTACCATTATCGAAGATGCCTTCGTTGATGGTTGGAAGAAAGGTCATTGGTCTGAGTGGGGCAGCGCAGAGTCGTTCCTCGAATTTTACAAAGAAGAGGGTGATAGCTGTGAAACCACAACCGCCCTTGAAGGACTGAAATCAGGAGAAACTGATGTCGATTAATTTGGACACTCCGGTACTGTACGCACTGAACAAAGATGGCTCCTTCCAGGAATGGAAGGTGTACACCGAAGGTGCTGACGTTATCGTTGAGTTCGGTAAGCAGGGTGGAAAGACCCAGCAGAAGCGAACCACCTGTGAAATCAAAAACGCAGGCCGTGCGAATGAAACTGCTGCGGACTTCCAGGCGATGCTCGAAGCAAAGTCTAAGTGGGAGAAGCAGGTTCGCTTGGGTTATCGTGAAAGTATCGAGCAGTTGCAGACTGAGGAAGTCTTCACTCCGATGCTGGCGCATGACTACCTTAAACGCGGTAGCGCGATCATCACACCTTGCTACGGTCAGCCAAAACTGGACGGTGTTCGTGCATTGGTTCTTATCAATGACGGTATTGCATCATTCAACAGCCGTGGCAATAAGACCTACCCGGTAGCGGGTAAGCTGGTGGATGAAGTTATTCATCTGAGCAATGTATCCGGGTTTGACAAATTCGACGGCGAACTGTACATTCACGGACTTAGCCTCCAGAAGATTGTCGCCCTGGCTAAGAAGTGGCGTACCCATGAGATGATCGCCAAAGAAATCCAGAAGGATTACGAAGGTGACATCAAGCGTCGTGATAAGGCGATTGCTACCAGCATGGAGACTTACAAAAACTTCGACGGTGACGACATTCCTGTTGAGAAAATGCCGGAACTGGATGTGAATCGTTACGGTGGGTATGAGAGTGCGGATTTGGAATTCCACATTTTCGATATCCCGGTAAACAACAAAAGCCCGTGGTACGATCCAGAGCATCCAGACCATAACCGTCTTGCTGACTTGTTCACCACTTACACGGCGGCGAATGAAGAGCAGTTGAACAAACTGGCGGTGGTGATCGGCTCCTTCTATGAAACAATTGAAGAAGTCGAGTGGTCTGTGGGTAGCAACATGGAGAAGGGTTTTGAGGGAACGATGATTCGTAACTTCAAAGGTCTGTATGAATACGGACAGCGCTCTTCGGATCTCCAGAAGTGGAAGATCTTCCAGACTGCCGAAGCCAAGGTTCTCGATTCGAAAGAAGATAAGAACGGTGAGGGGGTTCTGGACTGTATCGAGAAAGACGGTACAGAGTTCAGTTGCAAAATGAAAGGTACTCACGCCGAGCGATCTCAGGCTAAGATGTTGAAACTTAAAGGTAAGTTCATCACGTTTAGCTTCCAGGCGCGTACCGACAAAGGTGTTCCTCAGTTCCCGGTGGGACAGTATGAACGTGATATCAACCCTGAGACATGGGAGCCTAATGAATAATGGCAAAATATCGTAAAAAGCCCGTAGAGATCGAGGCGCACCGTTTTGACGGCTCAAGCACCTCGGTTGGGCAGATCAAAAATTGGATTGAGAAAGGTGTGTTCCGCGAGTCGGAAATCTCCACACGAGATTGTGGACGCACTATTGAGATCCCAACACTGGAAGGTCTGATGGTTGCATCAGCCGGAGATATGATTATCAAAGGCGTCAAGGGGGAGTTCTACCCGTGCAAACCAGACATCTTTGCTGCGACATACGATCTGGTTGAGGGTGAAACCCGTGCGCCGGGTGTGTTCAAAGCAGAGGATCTGATCTCAGGTGACATCTTTGATTACTGCGGTAAATCCGAGCGGATCAAAAGTGTTGAAAACTATCATGACCAAACCAAGGTGTTTCTGGACAATGGAGAGCAACTGAACCTCCGTCCTTATACCGAGGTGGTTGTCAATGAGGTAGGAGCCTAACATGATCTGGTACGTGCTGGCATTGATTGGTGCGACCATCCTGGTTGGAGGTGGCATTTATGCCGCCTTCTACTTCCGAAAGGATAAACTGGATGATTTCATCGACTGGACAGATGGCAAGAAAGCCCTGTTCCTGAAAGTATGGGCAGCAGCCCTTTTAGTGGTCACGATACTGCTAATCAAGCCGTTGTGGAACACAATGACCTGTCAGTTCGATGGTGTTGCATACAAAGCCACCACGACCTATTCATGGTACAAGAATGGCACCTATGAAGATAAGTGCTTGTTCCAAGGCAAGAATGGTGCTCTGCTGCCATTGAAAATTAACCGCGATCAACCTGATGGGAGCGATAACCATGACTATTAAGGACAACACAGTGGACTTCGATGCTCATGTGTATTCGAACCCACATCAATCTGACTTCCGCTGGTCAGTTCGCCCAGACCCTGATCTTCCGGGTTCTGTGAACCTGTCTTACGAGGAGTTTGCATATTACGATAACCGAACCCGCTCCGGTTATGAAAAGCAAGGCACTGTCGGTTTCGACAAGGCTACGTGGGAAAAAATTAAGTACGCCGTTGATGGCGTCTTTGAAAAAACAATCTGAGGAGAAATTAGTGGCTGATCTTTTATATGAAACCCTGAACAATGCTTTCCGTCCAAAAAACCTGCACCGTTATGCGGAGCATGTGATCAAATGGAACGCCGTAGCTGCAATGGCACGAGGTGGTGACCTAACGCCTTTAGACAAGCAGATGGGTTTCTTGCGTGAGGAGTTCAAAGAGACCGTGGATGCTCTCCGTGCAGGAGATATGGTTGAGGTTGTTGATGGTGTTTGTGACATGTTTGTCGTCGCTTCCTACGCCCACTTCCTGCAAGCGAGTCGCTTCGGTGCTTATGCTGGTGGCAACTTGTGTGCTTACGATGAAGACACGGAGTTTAGCATCTTGGCACTGGAACGTGCGATCATCTTTGATGAAAACCCGGCAATGGCTTTGAAGCAGGTCGTTGCTTTCGCCTACGGCTTGGATGTAAACTTGCGCTATAACATTGGTGAGGTTCTGTCTTCTAACGACAGTAAGTACCCAACGATGGAGCAGTTACGTGCTGCATATCCAGATCTGGAAGGTCAACTGACCGACGAGAACCTATTGAAGCACGAAGCGGCTGAGATCGAACGTCGTGAGGGTGGTAAATACACCGGGGTTCATGCTGTGCTTAATGAAGAAACAAAGCAGTACGTCTTCCTGAGCGATGGCGGAAAGATCGTCAAACCGATTACTTTCAGAAAACCGAAAATTATCGTTTGACAAAAGTTTCGGGGTCATCCATAATGGCCCCATCGAAACGAGAGGAGAACAAATTGGAAAAGTCAAAGATTGAGATTGCCCAGGAAGAACGCAACACCAAAATGTTGCAGGTTCGTAACCTGTCAGACGTGTTCGGTTTCAAAGTCCCAAACCTCGGTCATGGCAAATGCCTGATCCTGTGCGGACAGAAGCGTCGCTGGGGTAATGCTTACAAGAAGTTCGCTGTTCATTGTGAAACAGACGAGCTGCTTGGAAACCTGATGCAGATTCTCGGCGCAGGCGGAAAAGTCTTCGAAGTACGATAAAATTCGTTGACAAAGAAACAAAAGAACGTATACTGAACGAAATAAACCACACAGGAGAAACAAAATTATGGCACGTCAAGCTAAAGTAAAAGTCGAACTGATCACCTCTCTGCCTTCTGATGCAGCAGCGCGTAATCGCCTGAAAGGTTCGGTTAACGAGATCGTTGACTTGCAGCGTCAGATCGCTGACCTGAAATCGCAGATCAAAGACATCCGCGATGTGGAAAAGAGCACTTACAACATTGCTCCAAAATTCCTCAACTCTCTGGCTAAACGTGAATATGACGTTCGCTTTGAAGCAGAGAAGAAATCTGCGGCTCTGGATGCAGAGCAGGAAGTCTTCACCGAAGCGGATATTCTGTTCGGTCGTGGCACTCCGAACGTGGCCCAGACCGAAGAAGATGACGGTCAGGAAGATGCAGTGGAAGGTGGTGAATAATGAAATACTACCTGAATGGTCTGGGGATGTTAGTATTCCTGGTGGTAACATTCGGGTTTGGTGCTCCGGCTCTGGTGTCCGCTAAGGACACCTTAGCAGTGCTCTTAGGCTTCGCCTGGATCGCCGCCACACCCGTAGTGCTGTTCTACTGGGGCCGTAAGGCTTTCAAACAGAAAGCTGAACCTGTAGAGGTGTAACATGCTGCTGAACTTTAGAGCCGAAACGTACAGCAGACTAAAATTCCTGGCTCAGAAAGATGGTAAATCCGTCGCTGGTTTCGTCTCAGATCTCTGTGACAAACACGTTGAACAAAATGTTTCAACGAACTATACCTTAAAAGAGGAGAACAAAACGCATGATGAAGGCAATTAAACGTATCCTGTTCGCAGCAGCCATTGCAGTTGCAGCTACCACCCTGTCCGGTTGCTACGAGCGCGTAGAACCAGGTAACGCAGGTGTTCTGGTAAACCGTCTGGGCGATGACAAAGGCGTTGACGCCACCCCGCTGGGCGTAGGTCGTTACTGGGTTGGCTGGAACGAAGATCTGTATACGTTCCCAACCTTCAAACAGATGAAGTCCTACCCGGATCAGTTCATCTTCCAGATGAGCGATGGTACGACTATCGGCTACTCAATCGGTATCGCATATCGTGTGACTCCGGCGAAAGTAACCACGGTGTTCCAGACTTACCGTAAAGGCGTTGACGACATCACCGATACTGACCTGCGTCAGAAAATCAGTGACTCCCTGAACCGCCGTGCAAGCCGTATGAACACCGATAAGTTCATCGACGGTGGTAAAGATGAGATCCTGACTGGTGTTCTCGCTGACCTCCAGAAAGAAATGGGGCCAGTTGGTATCGAAGTGATCAGCGTAAGCTGGATGGGCAAGCCGGACTACCCACCAACAGTTATCGAAAGCATCAACGCCAAGGTAACCGCTAACCAGAAAACACTCCAGCGTGAGCAGGAAGTGAAACAGCGTACCGCCGAAGCTAACATGGCTATCGAAGAAGCGCGTGGTAAGGCCGAATCTGCAAAACTGGAAGCTGACGGTGCAGCGTATGCAACGATGGCAGCGGCTAAGGCCGAAGCGGATTCAATCAATCTTCGTGGTGACGCATTGCGTAAGAACCCGGAAATTGTTAAGCTGGAAACAATCACTAAATGGGACGGCGTACTGCCAGTCTACATGGCAGGCGACAGCCAGGCACCATTCGTGACCATCCCAGCAGGCACCAAGTAATACATCTGCCCCGGTTCGCCGGGGCTTACTAAAGGAGAACAAAATGTCTCAGTCCCCGAAATTCAAGAAAAGCATGATGGCCTTAGTGGTCGGCGTGTTAGTTCTGACCCCAGCCTTCGCTAATGCCACAGTTAACACGATGGAACTCGTCGATGAGGTGGATAACGGTTCAACCAAAACCTGCATCTACAGTAACGGGCAACGCACCGAAACAATTGAACGTTCAGGCGCTTCCGCTTGTCCTTCTGTCAAAACTTTCCATTGAGGAGAAAACAATGAACTTTCTGAAACGTTATCTGCAAGGCTTTTTACTGGCGAATTTATTCTCTTGGGCTGGTGTTCTGGCAGCGATGATCCTCATCAGCTTCATCACCTGGAGTTGGGATGGTTTCACTGGTCTTAGTTGGTCATACATCCGATTCATGACTGTGTGGACTGGCGGCATGGCGTTCCTCTTCTTGCCTAAGAAGTAGGAGGCACTATCAAACTTACGATTGAACTTGTTCCGAAAACGGCGTGGTTTAACAATCTGCGATCCAACTTGACGAAATCTGAATGGGATATCGTCCGTAGAAAGTGTTACGCTGCTGCGGGGCATGTCTGTGAAGTCTGTGGTGGAAAGGGGCCGAAACACCCCGTAGAGTGCCACGAGACTTGGGACTTTGGTGATGGAAAGATCAAGCTGGTCGGTCTTATCGCTCTTTGTCCATCCTGTCACGAAGTAAAACACATCGGCCTTGCCGGAATTCGTGGTCGGGGAGAAATCGCACTGCGTCACTTCATGAAAGTGAATAACGTCAGCCGCGATGTTGCACAAAAATACGTTGCGGAGGCTTTCGAGCTTTACCACAAACGTAGCAAACGTCAGAACTGGGAATTGGACTTCCAGTACCTGCAAGAATATCTGAAAGACTAAATGGGGGAATATTGGGATATCCGTATGACGAGAAGTGGAAGGATAAGGTCACAGATGATTGCCTGGTCGTGCTCGACTTAGACCAGACTTGCTTTGTGTCGGCTGCTGGCGCTGAGAAGCGCACAATCAAAGCAACACACATCGCATCAGGACGTGAAAAGATTTTCAAAAACCGAACTGAATTCTGGGGAACCCAGAAGAAAGTGGTCGGTGGCTGGCTGAAAGACCAGAACATAAATCGGGAGGCGAAGGCAAAGGCCGCAGGCCGAGAGTTCACTCCGTGGGGTCGAGACGACTTCACGATTGAGGACATCCAAACGCCGGAACCCGTAGAGCACTGCTTGCATATTCTGAAAACGAAGATCAACGCAATGTTCGAACATCTGGGAATGTCAGACAATGCAGGACTTGGTGTGTTGGGCGGTACGGGTAACTTCCGTCTGCTGCTTCCAGCGCCTGAGATCTACAAAGGTAACCGTGAAGATACGCTACGACCACTTCTCCTCCAGGAGACGCGTGAGTACGTTCAACGCCGTTACAATGCAAAGGTCATTGACCAAATGGAAGCCGATGATTACTTGTCAATCCTCGCTTATGAGGGATGGGAACATTATAAGGCTACCGGGAAGTTCAACCGTCTTATTGTTTCGTTCGATAAAGACCAGAAAGGTAACCCCGGCTTGATCTTTGACTCGATGCGAGATGGTGAGGAGAAAACCTGGAAGCATCCAATCCCGATGATCATCGACGACTCGATGGGAGAGATTTGGATGGAAGGGAGTAAGGTTAAGGGCTGGGGCAAGAAATTCTTCGGCTACCAGATGCTCTGTGGCGATAGCTCAGATAACATCAAACCTTACCAGTGTTTTGATATTGCTGGACGTTTTGGCGATACCGCTGCATTCAAACTGATCGGTCATATCACTGACGAGAAGGAAATGTGGCAGATAATCGTCAACCAGTACAAGACATGGTTCCCGGCAGGTGTTGAGTTTACCTCTTGGGACGGAACCGATAAGAAGATGTCTGCTGGTCAGTGGGCTTCGATCATCTTCCAGATGGTCTACATGAAGCGCACACCAAACGACAAGACGACTTTAGGTTCTGAACTGAAACGTCTGGGGGTTGTGTGATTGATCAAGTGATCATGGAAGCCGTCCTGAAAGATGAAGCAGCGTTGGGTGTTAGCAGCACCCGACCAAACTACATCGTGATGACTGGCCTCTGGCGGATGTTGGATGATGACCAGGGTAATCCTTGGGTTATCTGCACAGACGATTATCGCAACCCGGATCAGGCTTTGAATGCTGCTGTTTTACCGGAATGTGAGATCATCGACGGAGAACGTCTGGTGATGTACACAGCGGTTCAGGTTGACGACCTGGAGTTCTCCTTGGTGCTGATCAAAAGCAAGGTCTACACAGGAGATTCCGATGAAACTGATGTCGGTTGATCAGAGTTTGAGTCATTGTGCGGTTGTTATCTGGGACGATGAAGGCAAAGAGCCTGAGACCCGATATATGATTCGCACTGGCTCGACTTCGAGCAAAGGGAAGCAGAAAAAAGACGTGGTGTATTTCGATCATGTGATCCAACAGATTGATTACATTGTCAGCGAGATCCTGAATTACGTGAAGATCCACAAAGTGGATACCTACGTGATGGAAGCATTAGCCCTCTCCGCGATGGGCAGTGCGACCAGAGACCTGGCGGGTCTGTACTATTGCATCTTGAGTGCTCTACTTGAGCATCACTTGACAATAGGCCAGATCCACAACGTCGCCCCGACTTCTGTGAAGTCCTTCGCCCGTACTCTATTGCCAGAGGAAGAGCGAACGATTATTAAAGTAAGGGTTGACAAAAAGACGGGTAAGAAGGTACAATCCAAGGGCCAACTCGTAATGAAGAAGCCAGAGATGGTCAGAGCCACCCAGTGCGCCGTCCCCGGATGGTTAGATGGGCTGACCTTAGAGGCGGGTAAAGCGGACTACGCTGACGCATATCTTATTGGGAGAGCTTTCCTTGCTCGACAGGAGGCATAATAGCTGGACGCAGAAAGCGGAGAGCGCCTCGAAAGAAACTCTTCGTCTCGAAGGAAAAGGTAGCGGCGCGTATCCTCGTGCCGTATACCAAAAGCCTTTGGGTTAAAACCGACAAACAAATCGCAGCACTCAGAGCCATCCTTCTTGAAGAGCAGAATGGTCTTGACCCAATCCTGAACGAGCCTATCCACGGCGTCGCTTGTTTGGATCATGATCACTTTGACGGGAGGGTGCGTGGTGTTGTTAGCCAATGCGTGAATACGTTTGAAGGACAGGTTCTTAAAGCGTGGATGAAATACGTGGCTCCTTACACAGAGACGACGTTATCAACCGCCCTGAGAAACTTAGCTGATTATCTGGAGCAGGATACCAGTGATAAGCATTTCCACGGTAAACACATGGACACCATGAAGACAACTGTGAAGAAATGGAGTTCGGAGACTATCCGGCGCAAGTCCTTAGAGGACTTTGGTGTGGAGATCGACGAATCCCTGGACAAAACAGAGACCGTGAGAGCCTACATGACGGCATTCATCAAGCAAGTGGAGGAAGACCTTTGGCAAACGAACTACCCATCTTGAAGTTCTACTACAAGAACTATCGGGGTGAATACGGTCTCCGTACCGTGCAAGATCCTAAATGGCGATTCGGTTCTACCGAATATCACAAAGAACCGCAGTGGTTGATTGACGCTTTTGATGTGGACAAGCAAGATTTCCGCACCTTCGCAGCAGCAGACATTGTGGAAATTTTCCGAGAGGTCAAATGAGCTTAACAGCAGAACAGATTATCGAACTGAAATCGAAAGGGATGAGCAACCGTGAGATTGCCCGTGAATACTTGGGGAAAGAAAGCAAGGAATCGACTATTCGTCTGGTTCTTAAACGCTCTCAAGACATCGCTATTGAAGCGGTTGTTGATAGTGTTGTGCAAGAACATCCCGGCGCTAAGATCTTTCTTGGTGATGTGGAAGTGTCTCCGACTCTTGCGTGGGCCTTTAACCGCTTTAAGGCGTTCATTACGCCGTCGCACGTAGAGCAAGAGCCTTACATGCTGACATGGGCTGGTAAGTGGCTGCATAACCCTGCGATCATCAGTCGTAAGCTGCCTGACTATGACACGTTCAAAACCGACGTAGGTGATGACCGTGAGTTGGTGGAAGAGCTGTGGCACATCTTAGATGAGTGCGACATCTTCATTGCACACAACGCTCGTTTCGACAAGGGCTGGGCAAACCAACGCTTTGCGTTCCACGGTATGCAACCACCGTCTCCGTACATCGTGATTGACACGCTGGCGGCGATTAAGGAAGCATTCTCCTTACCGTCAAACGCACTGGAAGCTGCAACTAACTACTTCCTGCTGGAGCGTAAGCGACACCACGAAGGGATCTCGCTGTGGATCAAGTGTTGCAAGGGTGATGTGGAAGCATTCGAGGAAATGGAATACTACAACATTGGTGACATCCCAACGTTGGAAGGTCTGTACCTCAAAGTGCGTCCGTTCATGAAGAAGCACCCGAACGTCAATCTCTTTGGGGAAGACGATATTCTGCGCTGTGTACGTTGTGGGTCTGACGCCGTGTCAGCGATCCCTGGTAAAGTGGGAACCACGTACCTGTCAACATTCCAGGCTTACCGCTGCGATTGCTGTGGTTCTGTAATGCGTGACCGCCGCAATATCCGTACCAAGGAAGAGATGCAGGCGACTCTGGTAAACATCATTTAAGGGCTTCGGCCCTTCTTTTGGAGGCTTAGTGACTTTACTGAAAATTGATGGCCCGGACGGTGAACTGATCGTCCCGGAAGAAAACGACCCGGAATGGCAAGCCGCAGTGCTCAGTGAACTGAAAGTTCGCTTAGAGATGCTGGAAGAGCACGTCTACGATGAGGGATACAAACTTCATGGTGAGTGCTTGACTCTCGTAAATGGCCTGCAAGAATACACCGGGGGTTAATGTGAGCAAGGATTTAAAGATTGTGGTGCTAAACGCACCGCCAAGCAGCGGCAAGGATCAGATCGCTGAATATCTGTCAGAGGAATACGGTGCTGTTCACGTTGAAGTGAAAGAGCTTTTATTCCAGGTGGCAGTACGTGCAGCAGGTGTTACGCGTCAGTTATGGGATGCGTTATACACCCGCGAGTACAAAGAGATCCCAACACCGTATCTGATGATCAATGGTGTGAGTGTCTCTCCTCGTCAGTGGATGATTCACTGCTCAGAGAATGTCATCAAGCCAACGTTCGGTAAGGATGCTTTCGGACGCGCAGCAGTGCAAGACCTGATCAATCGACGCTTGCGTCCTGGTTCGGTTGTGGTATTCTCTGACGGCGGTTTCAAAGAGGAAATCGGGAACCTGTCTGAGTTTGCTCATGAAGGCGGCGGTGACTTCTTCCTGGCTCGTATTACCCGTAAGGGTTACGGGTGGGGCAATGACAGCCGGAGCTATCTGTACCTCGACGGTATGAAGGGCCGTGAAGCCGATTTTGAGAACCTCGAAAATCAGTTGGTTGACTGTGCAGAGGACATTTGGATGTGGGTGAATAAGGATCATGACGAAGATGAGTAAACCATTACAAATCGGTATCGACGTGGACTTGACCTGGGTGGACTCAGGCTCTGCATGGCTGGCGTGGTTGGAGAAGGCGTATGGCATCAAGGTTGACTGGGATTTACCTCCCAAACTTCCTGATGGTGCATTGCACTACAATCTGACCAAATACTTCCCACCGCCGGGGCCGCACCAGTTGTCTGGTATGGCCTTCTGGGAAGAAACGCACCTGTACGACACCTTGCTTCCCCGTGAAGGTGCAGTTGATGCACTGGAAGCCTTGGTTAAGGCTGGACACTTCGCTCACTTCATCTCGATGTGTAAGAAGGGTCACTTCTCCTCTAAGGTTCGTAACATTGAACGTCACACAGCCCATTTCATGGATCTGGAACCCCACAACGGTCACGGATTCTATGCGACAAAGAACAAAGGGATGCTAAAAGTTGATGTCATCATTGATGATCGCAACAGCTTCCTGAACCAGTTTGGTGGGGATGTGATTAAGATCAAGTTTGATACACCTTACTCTCAGGACGAAGGTTTGATTGGTACACCGGACTTGGTTACCGCAGACTGGACTGTGATTAAGGATTTCATCCTGGATCTGGCGTAATGCGTAGATACTGTAGCGGTGATTTTATCGTTCGCTATGGAGACACAGTGGAGGTCTTCCTCAAAACGGGGGAGTTCTTCCACTCTTTCAGGGCAACGAGCGATATGTGTGAGGAAACCCTCACGCGATTTTTAGTGTTTCGTGCAGGTATGACACCAGGCACAGAATACACATTCAAGAGGAGAGCAATGAAATGACGAATTTGATGACTGCAACCATCGTGGCAGACAGCATCAGCGAACAAGGTGTTCGCATCACAACTTTCGAGTTGGAATATCCCCGCATCATCCATAGTGAGTTTATGACTCATCGTCTGTTCAGCCGCAACGCTATGAGCAGCCGTGCGATCCCAATCGCCACTATGATCCAACAAGTTATGAACGACCCGGCAATGCCTGTCCGTTTTGGTGCTAACCAAGCTGGTATGCAGGACAAGGGTGGCAATCATGATGCTCTAATCAACGCAGGCTACACCGCCCAAGAATGGTGGCAATTAGCTGGTATCAGTGCCGCTAAGTTTGCAGAGGGCTTTGCAGACGCAGGTTATCACAAACAGATCGGTAACCGTCTACTGGAGCCGTTCCAGCGTATGAAAACCGTATTGACCGCTACTGAGTTTGAAAACTTCTGGTGGTTGCGTGTTGATAAGGACGCTGATCCGACGATCTATGCTCTGGCAGAGATTATGCACAAGTCGTTCAAGGAAAGCACCCCGGAACTGCTGAAAGCTGGTCAGTGGCACACTCCTTATGTGTATCACTCAACCAAAGCAGACGACTCTTTCCACGGATACTATGTCGTTGGTGATGATGACTGGCCTGTAGAACTGACTGAGCAGGAAGCCTTAGCGATCTCCGCCTCGTGTTGTGCTCAAGTTAGCTATCGCCGTCTGAACAACACCAAAGACAAGGCGCTGGACATCTACGAGAAACTGTTAAGCGGCAACAAGGTTCATGCGTCTCCATTCGAGCACCAAGCAACGCCGTTGGCTAAGACTATCGACGATTCCTGGAAAGGACGTTACCTGAATAACCATGATGACCCGAACACTTGGGAGAAGGGAATCACTCACGTTGACCGTGATGGTAATTTCTGGTCAGGCAACCTCCGTGGCTGGTCACAACATCGTCAGTCAGTACCGAACAATGTAGTTCGGGGTTGACAAAGATAGCCCTTCGGGGTTATCTTAGATGAATGAAATACGGGGTCGATTTGACCCCGAGGCCAAACGGAGAGCACATGAACACGACTGAAAAGAAAGCACCAAAACGTAGAGCAACCCAACATATCTCCGTGACTATCGACCTACTTCGAACGTTTCCAGATCTGGATGTGACGAAGGATGCAGATCTTCACGTAGCATTGTACCGCGTCGGATTCGACGCCCTGACCGACGAGAACACCGGGAAGGTAGTGGCACTGAGAGAATTCTCGGTACTCGCAGGTAAAAATGTACGTTGTGCAGACAAACCTTACATGTATCGTCAGACGATTATCTTCGCTGGCAATATGCGTCCGGGTTTCAAACACGCACGAATCTATAACAACATCGACATCTTAGATGTGGGTATTTATAACGGCTTAGAAGCCAAGCTGGTCTCTGACCTTCCATACGATCTGCCCGTGACTGAAAAAGTGAACACTCGTAAGTACACCAAGAAAGGTGACCGCGACGAAATGGTTCGCATTGATTTCACTCCAGAAGATGAGGATCGTCTGGGCGACATCTTTGGCGAGGGGAACTAATGGCTACCAAAACAACCAGATGGAAAGACCGTGGCTTTGATGACAAACAGCATTATGCCGGGTGGCTCCATTTCAACGACTTGGCAGACGAGTGCAAAATGCACGATGATGTCTACCACGATCCTTATACCGGGCAGGTAATCAACATCACGGATTCGCCAGATGGCGGTAATCTCGACGATGATGAATTTGAAGATTTCAACTCTCAGGAGGATGAGTGACCGAGAAGAACATTTTAGTGGTGTACTACTCCAGTCGAACGGAGAACACACACCGCTTTGTGGGAAAACTCGGACTCAGCAATACACTCCGGCTACAGAAAGGGGAAGCACCACCCCTTGTGGATGAGAAGTTCATCCTGATCTGTCCGAGTTATGGCGGTGGCGCTGTTAAAGGCTCCATACCTCCAGAGGTGTACGGCCTGTTGAACAGGGAATCAAACCGGGCCAACCTTCTCGGTGTCATCGGTGCTGGCAATACCAATTTTGGGACAGCGTACTGCCAAGCTGCCAAGATGATAGCTGAGAAATGCGAAATCCCTTTGCTCTACACATTTGAGCTTATGGGATCTACCGACGATGTGGATAAAATAAAACGAGGAGTGGAAAACTTTGGAAAAGATTAACAGTTCTGAAACCAGCCGTGTGGAAGGTTTGGACTATCACGCTTTAAACGCGATGCTGAACCTGGTTGGTCAGGACGGTAACATCCCGTTCGACATGGACAAGTTGGCGGTGAAGAAATACTTCCTTGATCATGTGAATGAAAACACTGTCTTCTTCCACGACCTGAAAGAGAAGCTGAATTACCTCGTCAAGAACGACTACTACGACGAGACAGTGATCGACATGTACAGTTTCGCTTTCACCAAGCGTCTGTTCAAGAAGGCGTACAAGTACGAGTTCCGTTTCGAGACTTTCCTCGGAGCATTGAAATTCTATCAGGGCTACGCTTTGAAGAACTTCAAAGGGGATCGTTACCTGGAGCGTTTCGAAGATCGCGTCTGTATGGTGGCTCTGTATCTCGCAGGCGGGAAAGAGGATATCGCAGAAGGTTACTTGGAAGAGATGATGACTGGTCGATTCCAGCCAGCAACTCCGACATTCCTGAACTGCGGTAAAAAACAACGTGGTGAACTGGTTTCATGCTTCCTGCTCCGCGTGGAAGACAACATGGAATCAATCGGCAAGGCGGTTCTGTCATCTCTACAGCTTTCTAAGCGTGGTGGTGGTGTTTCTCTGTTGCTGTCCAACCTTCGTGAGACTGGAGCACCAATCAAGAAGATTGAAAACCAATCCTCTGGTGTTATCCCGGTAATGAAGATGTTGGAAGATGCCTTCTCCTACGCTAACCAGTTGGGAGCACGTCAAGGCGCTGGCGCGGTCTACTTAAACGTACACCACCCAGACATCATGACGTTCCTGGACACTAAGCGTGAGAACGCCGACGAGAAGATCCGTATCAAAACCCTGTCTTTAGGTGTTGTGATCCCGGATGTAACCTTCAAGCTGGCTAAAGAAGGTCGTGAGATGGCCCTGTTCTCTCCATACGATGTTGAGCGCATCTACAAGACGGCGTTTGCTGACATCAGTGTGACAGAGATGTACGACACTCTGCTTGCAGATGACCGTATCCGTAAGACTTACATCGACCCTCGCGAAGTGTTCCGACGCATTGCGGAGATTCAGTTTGAGTCTGGCTATCCATACATCATGTATGAAGACACAGTAAATCGGGCCAACCCAATCGCTGGTCGTATCAACATGAGTAATCTGTGCTCGGAGATCCTCCAGGTAAACACCCCAGCGGTGTTGAATGAAGACTCTACGTACAAGGTGATGGGTAAAGACATCTCCTGCAACTTGGGTTCTCAGAACATCGCTAAGGCGATGGAATCACCTGACTTCGGTCTGAGTGTTGAACGTGCAATCCGTGCATTGACTGCGGTATCCGATATGAGTGACATCGCTTCGGTTCCAACAGTTCAGTACGGTAACAGCAAGTCACACGCTATCGGTCTGGGCCAGATGAACATGCACGGGTATCTCGCGAGTCAACGTATCCATTACGGATCTGAGGAATCGTTAGACTTCACCAACATGTATTTCTATACTGTTGCGTTCCATGCACTGAGAACATCAAACCTGATCGCTCGTGAGCGCAAAGAGGTGTTCGACGGTTTTGAGGATTCTAAGTACGCTTCCGGCGAGTATTTTGACAAATACATCAACGGCGTGTGGGAACCTCGCACCGAGAAGGTTCGTGAACTGTTTGAAAAAGCAGGCATCGCGATCCCAACACCTGGTGATTGGGAGACCTTGAAGAAGGATGTTATGGAGTTTGGTATCTACAACCAGAACCTCCAGGCGATCCCTCCGACAGGATCTATCTCCTACATCAACAACTCTACAGCCTCCATCCACCCGGTGGCCCGTGGAATTGAGATCAGGAAGGAAGGAAAGACGGGACGTATCTACTTCCCGGCACCATACATGACGAATGAGAACCGCGAATATTATAAGAGCGCTTATGATGTTGGCTACAAGGGGATCATCGACCTGTACGCGGAAGCGACACAGCACGTTGACCAGGGTCTGTCTCTGACTCTGTTCATGTACGGCGATGTGGACACTCGTGAACTGAACCTTGCTCAGATTTACGCGTTCAAAAAGGGCATCAAAACCCTTTACTACGTCCGCCTGCAACAGGCAGCGCTGGAAGGAACTCAGATCCAACCGACACAACAGACCATTGAGTCTTGTGTCTCTTGCGAACTGTAAAACTATTAGCACGGGGAAACCCGTGCTTTCTCCCTACATGAGGAATTATGGCAAATATCTTTGATAAAAATGTACGTCTGAAAGCAATCAACTGGAACGCGATTGAAGACGATATTGACCTGCAAGTTTGGAACCGTTTAACCAGTAACTTCTGGTTGCCAGAGAAAGTGCCGCTGTCTAACGACATCCCTTCGTGGAAAACGTTGACTGATGAGCAAAAAGAATTGACGATCCGCGTCTTCACCGGACTGACTCTGCTGGACACTGTTCAGAACATTGTGGGCGCTCCAAAGCTGGTGGAAGATGCAATCACCCCGCATGAGGCCGCTGCTCTCTCGAACATCAGCTTTATGGAAGCAGTTCATGCCAAGTCGTATAGCTCGATCTTCTCTACGCTGTGTAGCACCACAGAAATTGAAGATGCCTACTCTTGGGCAGAGAACAACAAGTTCCTGAATAAGAAGCAGGACATCATCATGCGACATTACGATGGTGTTGATCCGTTGAAGAAGAAGATTGCCTCTGTACTTCTGGAGTCGTTCCTGTTCTACTCCGGGTTCTATCTGCCAATGTACTGGTCAAGCCGTCACAAACTGACGAACACTGCTGATCTGATCCGACTGATCATTCGTGACGAAGCGGTTCACGGATATTACATCGGCTATAAGTTTCAAGTTGCCTTCCGTGAGGAGAGCGCTGAGAAACAGGCAGAACTGAAAAAGTTCACCACCGATCTTCTGATGGAACTGTACCACAATGAGATTGCCTACACCGAAAGCCTGTACAACCATGTTGGCCTGGCAGAAGATGTGAAGGTATTTCTTCACTACAATGCAAATAAAGCATTGAATAATTTAGGTTTTGAGGGTATCTTTACCCCAGACCAGACCAAGGTCAACCCGGCTATCATGGCTTCGTTGTCCCCGGCATCGGAAGAAAACCACGATTTCTTCTCCGGCTCTGGTTCATCCTATGTGATGGGTAAGGTAACGAATACCAAAGACGACGACTGGGACTTCTAAGGAAGGGCTATGGACTCAAGTTTTAATCCGAAGGGGATCAACGTCCTCTTCAACGGCATCCCTGTTGAGGGCTATGCCGAAGATACCCGAATCGAGATAGGAGAAAAGATGAGCTACACCATTTATGGTAAGGATAACTGCAAATTCTGCACCGCAGCTAAAGAGCTGCTGATCGCAAAGGCTCTGCCTTTCGTTTACCTTACTTTGGGCGAGGATTATACCAGAGAGCAACTGATTGAAAAGTGCGCCCCGGTAATCCCCCGCACTGTGCCTCAGATTTTCGACGGATATGGAAATTACATTGGCGGTTTTACCGAACTGTCCGCTTCCATTTCTGAATAAAACGTGATAAAAAGGAGAGAGACCTATGAGCAAAAAAGCACTTCGTAAAGCCTGCCAGAAAGAACTGGCAATGGCCCTTCGCACGAAACGTGGTCGTAAAGACCGTCCTCGTGATAACGAATCAGGCTCCTTTGACCAACCACAGGTGGGATACGATGCCTAAGAAAAGCACCGCAGTGATTGAAGAAGAAAAACTGGCTCTTGCAACAGAGCTTGTCTATCTGATGACACCGCGTCTGATGGGGGAGTTCACTGCGAAGCTGGACGCCAACATTGAGAATCTGGAAGCTGTAAAGGCGCTGGCAATCAAAGATGCCGATACCAAAACAGCGGAAGAACTCCTGGTGAAGCTAAAGGCGCAGATGGATAAAATCCTGAGTGGTCACCCGGCTGATGCTCTGTCTAAGTTCTACATTGAGGAGATTGTGAAATTCTCTACCCTGCAACAGCTTGAGATCGCGGTTGCATACGAGAAGTTCCATATCGGCCTTAATGGTTTGACCCCTCGTGCAGAGGTGGTGTTACAAGAGGCGCTTGGAGAGGTATAACCGTTGGAGGTTAACCTTGAAACTCACGCTTGATCAATTGAACAAGATCTTTCCTATCGGTGCATCTGCTGGGCGCAATGCCAAGTTCATTGATGCACTCAATGATCTGTTCGATAAGGGCGGTGTAAATACCGTCAACCGGATCGCCGGATTCCTTTCCCAAATCGGGGTGGAATCAGCGGAGTTCCGTTACGTCAAGGAGCTTGGAAACGATGCTTACTTCGACAAATACGATACCGGAACCTTAGCCGCTCGTCTCGGCAACACCCCAGAAAAGGACGGGGATGGAGCCAAGTACAAAGGCCGTGGTTTGATTCAGGTGACAGGTCTTGCTAACTACAAGGCTTGTGGTAAAGCCCTCGGGCTTGACCTGGTAAATCACCCGGAATTGCTTGAACAACCGAAGTACGCGGTTGCGAGTGCAGGTTGGTACTGGAACATGAGAAACATCAATGCCGCTTGCGATGCTGATGATATCACCCGTATCACGAAGCTGGTCAATGGTGGAACCAATCACCTGGCTGAACGTACCGCCTACTACAAGAAGGCAAAAAGTGTTCTAACCTCATAAGGAGACCCATTATGGGCAGAAGCAAAGAGGCTCGTGCAAGAAAACTCGACGCTCGTCAGCAACAACGCTCGGAGCGTATCGAGAGAACCGCAAAGCACCACCCGAAATTCAACGAGGAAAGAGCATCAGCACCGCCGCTCTCCCCAATGAATGAGAAGCAGCAAGATTACCTGCATAAGTTGCAAACCTGCAACATCATCATTGCAAAAGGGATCTTCGGTACAGGTAAGACCTACCTGGCCTCCGCTTTAGCTGCGGACTTGCTACGTAAGAATGACCTCGACAAGATCATTGTCGCTCGTCCTTACGTGCAGACGGGTAAAACCTCCGGCTTCAAACCGGGAACATCTTTGGAGAAGTTATTCCCGTATGTGAGAAACATGCTGGATACGATCCGCAAGCGTATGGGTGACGGAGCCTATTACAACGCGCTTAAAGATGGCTTGAATGGACGCATTGAAGTTCAGGAACTGGAAAGCATCCGTGGTCGTTCATTCGACGAACGTAGCTACCTCCTGATCGACGAAGCGCAGCAGAGCACCCCGGAGGAGATGTTGAGTATCATCACTCGTATCTCTGATAACTGTACTCTGGTAGTCATGGGCGACGCCAGCCAGAAAGACATCAACGGTAAATCCGGTCTTGAATGGCTGATTGAGTTCACAGAGCGACACAACCTGGCTGGTGTAGGTGTGGTGTCCTTTGATGACCCAGAGAACGACATTGTTCGTGGTGGAATGGTTCGTGATATCGCGAAAGGTCTGATGACTGACCGTGCAAACGAAATCTACACACCGATGGCATCTTAACAGGAGGGTTATGTACTACACTGGGGTAGGATCACGCGAAACACCTCAAGACGTACTCGGCATCATGGAAGATGCCGCCTTCCGCCTGGCGCGGATTGGATGTGTACTGAGGAGTGGGAAAGCAGGCGGTGCCGACGCAGCATTCCAATTAGGAGTGCAGAGATACTGCATTTCGCTTGACAAAGAAAGGCCGGAAGCGTACTCTGCTAATAAGGCGGAGATTTACATTCCGTGGAACGGTTTTGGTACTCCCGGACTCAAAGATTGGTGGGATATTTCTCTGGACAACCTGAACATGGTGATGCCAGGACAGATTGATGCCCGAGATGAGATTATCGGAGAGATTCACCCGAACCCTGTAGCCCTGCGGCAGAAACGCGGAGCTTTCGCTTTGCATTCACGCAATGTGCATCAGGTTCTTGGGGCCAATATCCTCGAACCACGTCCCTCTAAGTTTTGCCTTTACTTTGCATCGGAAGATAAGCATGGTAATCCGAAAGGAGGCACAGCGACTGCTGTTAACCTGGCGAAGAAGCATGGGGTGCGTTGTTTGAATCTGAATACACCGGAACGACTGCAAAAACTCGAAAGTTTCCTAAACGAACTGGAGAAAAAGCGTGGTATCCAAATTCAGAAATAAACTCAACAGGTCTTACTGCCTGGTGAGGGTAAAAGGTGGTTGGCGGGTTGCAAAAATCAGCCAAGGAATGGTATTCTTGACCCAGCCCGATGGGTCGATAGAGAATGTCTGCACCGATGATGACAACACAGGTCTTTTCAAACGATTCACGGAATCTTTGGAGTATGAGCACAGCGGAGAAGAACTCTTCGATCTGGGCGATACGGTAGAGGTGGGTGAAGAGTCCTACTACGTGGTGGACTCGGGTTACCGTGGTGATGATGGAAAGGTCAAATATTTGATTGCCCGATAGGAGGCGTATGACAGTCGGTATTCATGGGATTCTATCCCATCGAAAACTAATGGAATTGAAGAATTGTGGTGCTGTGGCACCGGAGTTCTTTGAGGAAAAAGCAGATCAGCTATTCAACCTTTACCGTTTGACGGTGGCAGGTAGTCTGGCGTCCCAGAACACGGGATTCTTGATCAGTCTCTTTTACGGGGAGAAGGAAGCAGAAAGGGATGCCCGATGGATGTTCCCGGATCGCCGGGATATGTTGGAGCATCTGATCTACCTGGAAGGAAACTCCAAGTACATCACTCTGACGAAAGAAGAGTTGGACGAGTTTACACTCCTCCACCAGGCGGCTATTGCCTCTGACCTTGCACAGAAGACCTTGAAGTGCTTCAAATACAGTGATCAAGTCATTGTGGATGAAGATACAGGCTTCAATATTGATTGGCTGTTGAAAAACGCCTATCTTCTCAAGCAGCGTATTGCTGCACACTCGGAGGAATGATGGAAGACACAAACAACAACGTAGAGAACCGTTTCGGCTATTACCCTAACTTTGGCGAGAACAGAAACATTTTCGCTTATCCGGTGCCGTGCTATGACTACGTGCTGTACATCGACGACCTGTCGTGGCTTGAAGACCATCAAGAGCGCCTCCAGTTGATTCGTATGGCAACGCCTGACGACAGTATCCGTATTGTCATCAACTCGCCGGGTGGCGGTGTGGCGATTGCTATGGCCTACGTGAATGCGATTGCAGAATCTGCTGCGAACATCGTTACTCACGCAGAGGGTCAAGTTTGCTCTGCGGGAACCATCTTGTGGTTGGCAAGTGATGAACGTACAGTCTCACCACTGACGATCTTCATGTTCCACAACTACCAGGGTGGCACTTACGGTGACGGTGCGAATATGCACTCACAGGTGACCTTCGAGAAGGTTTACTTCGACCGCTTGATCGACCGCTTCTACGGCAGCGTACTGAGCCAGGAAGAAATCTCCCGTATCAAGGGCGGTGGACAGGTGTGGATGGATGAGGTTCAGGTTCTGGAGCGTACCACTGCGGTACTCTTGGATGCCAAGAACATCAAACGCATGAAAGAGGGTCGCCCTCCAGTGACAACCAAGAAGGTTGAAGCCCCGGCAGGCGAGGCTGGGAGCAAGGCTGTCCCACCAAGCGAGGAGCCTAAACGTGCAAAGATCCGTATCGAACTGAACGGTGAGACCCACATCCTGGATGCTGCAACATTGGATGAAGCTGCACTGGCTAAGTTCACCACCAAGGAACTCTTTGCCGTGCTGGTGCAGGTAGGCGGTCTTGTCGGTGATGACATCCTGTCAGAGGGAGCTATCAACGGAGACACTCCGCGAGAGGCTCTGGTGGAGAACCTGAAAGTCTATGGTCAGGTTGTCTGCGAGATGCTGCTGAATCAGGGAGACGAATGAGCGCACCCTTAAAGAAAAAGGAAGAACGACGCGCTTATGATGTGTACGAAACTCCAGAGTGGGCTGTCAAAGCCCTTCTGAAAGTCGTACCTATCGACTTCAACCTGAAATACCTGGAGCCATGCCGTGGCTCCGGCAGGATCTACAACCACCTACCTTTGGGTAGTGCTTGGGGAGAGATTCGTCAGGGCGTCGATTACCTGAACACGGAATACAACCCGGTGGATATCGTCCTCACCAACCCTCCATACTCGTTAGCTCAAGAGTTTGTGACAAAGGCGTTGGGCGAGGCTGATGTTGTGATCATGCTGTTGCGTCTGGGCTTCTTGGAGAGCATGAGGCGTTGGGAGTGGTGGCAACAGAACCCACTGACCAGTTTACTGGTTCTCTCTAAACGACCTTCCTTTACCGATGATGGTAAGACCGATGGTTCAGGCTACGCCTGGTTCGTCTGGGACAAGAAGAATCGTTTAGGACTCAAACCATTTTATCATTTGGAAGGGACAACCGATGAGCGCAGCACAGAACATGGCGAAAATCGCCGAAAACGCACCAAAAAATCTACCGGAGGGGATGAGCGATGTCTTCAACGGGATAGTGGACTCGGTACACAAGTGTGCATCGAAGGGGATGAGGGGCATGGCCCTGACAACGGAGATACCGGAGCACTTGGTTGATTATTGCCCCCATATTGTTGGCGATCTTCGTCACGGCGGTTTCGCAGTGGATATCATCGCCTACGAACCGACCATGCAGGGTATAACGATGTCGCTATTCCTTACTTGGTAAAATTTAACCCGCTTCGGCGGGTTTTTTCGTTTTTGGAGTTGACAGAAGTCATACTGTGCCTGATAATGACCACAACGAAACAAAAACACGATTGTGTAACTGAAAGGGGACTTTACATGCGCTTCTACATCTACCACAGACCTCTGCACTCAATCCGCAAGAAAGAATGGATGGGTACATTGATCCACGTCTCTTTGGAGGAGAAAACTTTCTCCCCGGACGGTGAAGTGTGGACAGTTAGGCGTTGTGTTCGTCCAGAATCAGTGTACAATCGTCTGGTCGGTATGTTGAAGCATGGTGGTTGGGATAATGATGAGGTGCATCCTTTATCAAACCGCAAACTCACAGACCTTGTAACCTACATGAATAAATGGGAGAAATAATGAACAAACTACTCGAACCAACCCATCACGAAAATGCTCGTGAAAAACTTAAAGCCGTAGAGAATTGGCTGGGCGACCAGGAAGAGTCGATGTCTTACGGTCTGAAAACCCCGGAAGACGCACTCAAGCTGTACGACTACTGGGATGTTCGTCGTGACAACCTCCCTGAGTTCGCGGATATCCGTGTGGATGACGAAGGTCGCTTCATAAGCATCTTCCGTAAGGATGCGTTAGGCTACGACCCTCTGGACACATTGCCAGAAGACCTGTACGACCGCGCTGTGGCGATCTATGCCAGCTCGGTAGAGGATGACGATAATATTTTCGACGACCAGCGCCCCAGCATTCAGAATCTGGTTTATGATGCAGCGGAGACTGCTTATCGTAAGGAGTACGGCCTTGTCGGAGTTAAATAATCGCGGATATGCGGTAAACCGAATCACGGAACATGAGAAGTTCCAGGTTACCCCCGGCTCCCACACCATCGAATCTTACGTTGGGTGGATCGAAAGAAACGCTTTCGACTACGACGCTCCGTACCAGCGCCCTTATGTCTGGAAAAAGAAACAGCAGCAGGAGTTCTTACGGACTTGCATTTCGGGATTCCCTATTGGTACAATAGCCATAGCGAAACATGAGAACTGGCTCAGTCGTGATACCCCGTGGCTGGAAGTGGTTGACGGTAAGCAGCGGTTGATGACTTTGGAGAAGTTCATCACAGGGCAGATCCCGATCACCCTGAACGGTATAGACTTGTGGTGGGGTAAACTTACCCGCCCCGAGCAATTGGCGTTCGGAAGACCGTATCTACCGTTGATAACAATGGTTAACGCCACCAAGGAGCAAATCCTTGACTATTTCATCGCGGTGAACTTTACTGGTGTGCCGCAGAGTAACAAACACAAAGCCTTAGTGCTTTCAATGAAGGAGAATAACAATGGCTAAAGTCATTCGTGATGTGGTTGCAGAGCACTTAGGTATCGAGGGTGTAGTCGGTCAAGAGGTTGATATCGTCACCCTCCTCCCGGCACGTACCCCGGTAGAACTATCCCACGGTTCGGTGCAGACACGCAGCTTTGCTCGTAATCCTGTTTACCTCGTGGTTGCACCATTCTCTCGTGTCTATAAGACCGACCTCAATGGTAAGCCAGTGGGCGAACCTATCCCGGCCCGAATCATCGCTACAGTGGACGGTGTTACCTACGAGGGTAACGAACTGTTTTCAGCGGAAGAGTTGGAGGTGGATCTGTGAAAATTTACCTGGTTGGTGGTGCAGTTCGCGATGAACTCTTGAGTCGTCGTGTGACAGACCGTGATTACGTAGTGGTCGGTGCGACCCACGAACAAATGATCGCACAAGGCTTTACGCAAGTCGGTGCGGCGTTCCCGGTTTACCTGCATCCAGCAACAGGTGAAGAGTACGCCCTTGCCAGAACCGAGCGTAAAGTGGGTGACGGTCACAAAGGCTTTGAGACGTTCTTCTCGCCTGATGTAACTCTGGAAGAGGATCTGTCACGCCGTGACCTGACCATTAATGCGATGGCTAAAGATCTGGATACAGGGGAGATCATTGACCCGTTCAACGGTCAAACCGACTTGCGTCGCAAGATCATTCGGCACACAACCGAAGCGTTTATGGATGACCCGTTACGTATCCTGCGTATGTTCCGATTTGCGTCTCAATTGGGCGAGACCTGGCGTATTGCAGGTGTGACTTGGCACTTGGCCTTCACCAACCGCCACCGCCTGGTTGAGATCAGCCCCGAGCGTAAGTGGAAGGAGATGGAAAAGGCGCTGAACACCCGTAATTTCATGCAGTATGCTGAGAGTATGTCTACCTTTGGTGAACTGCCGGAACTGTACGACCAGATCGGTGTTCAGCAGCCAAAAGAGCACCACCCGGAAGGAGATGCCTTTGCTCATACACTTCGTTGCCTTGAAGAGTGCGACCGCTACAGCATGTCACCAGAGGTTAAGTTCGCGGTGTTGTGTCATGACTTTGGCAAGGTCGTTACGTGGAAAGAACGTGGTGATCTGCTGGGCCATGAGGCCGCAGGCGTCCCGATAACGAAGTCTTTCTGTGAACGTATGCGTGTTCCGAAGGTGTACGAAGAATTGGCCTTGGTGGTGACTGAGTTCCACATGGATATGCACACAATGGTTGGTCGTCCTGGTCAGAATGACAAGAAGCCAAACAAAGTAATGAAGTTGCTGGAGCGTACTGGTAGCTTGAAGAACAATCGCCGTGCTATCGACTTCGCTAACGCATGTTCTATGGATCAGGCAGGTCGCGGTTTGCCAAAAAGTTGGTTGAAACCGTACCCACAAGCTGATATCTTCTTGGCTTGCCAGGCGGCAGTGGTGTCCTTGGATGTCAAGCCTATCAGCGCCCGTTTGCTGGAGCGAGGTGTGCCGGGTATCCAGATCGGTGAAGCGATCCGTGTTGAGCGTATTGACGCTATCCGTAAAACCCTGCGTGAATGCAAGGAGATGCGGGATGGCAAAGAAAGCTGATAAAGACCCGTACAAATACGAGCGTCATGAGTTCTATCAGAGCAAGACCTGTGGAAAGCAGGTCTGCCACCAGTGTGGACTCGTAGGGCTTCGTAACAAGGCAACAGATTGGTGCATTGAGAAGGGTTGCAACTACAAAGACCACGCGTCTTATGAAGGGGCGATGCACCGTTTAACTAAAATGTTCGATTTTTGAGGAGAGAGAATATGGAATGGCTTAACTTGGTTCTTCAACCAACGGTGAATCTGTTTGCAGGTCACTATTTTGGTTGTGCTCTGGTGAGTATGCTTGTTTGGGCGGTTATCGCAGGTCTGACGGTAGGGGAGTCTGATGACTACCTACCTGCGGGTGGAATGGTGATTATGTTTGGGTTATTCACACCCATCGTGCTGGCGCTGGCGATCATCCTACTGCCCGTTCTGATCGTAATGCTTGTGGTTATCGCCCTGGCGACTGGCCTCGTCTACGGGATTAAAAAGCTGAAAGACAAAGCTCTGGAGGGAAATAAATGACACCATTGATGATTTACGGTGCCGGGGTGCTCTTAGCTGCATTCCTTTTGTACCTCCTGACGAGCGGAGAGGAGATCACTGTCTCTGATGTGCCGATGATGATCTTCGGTATGCTGACCAGTTGGTTTGGTGTTGTGATTATCTGCGTTGCATCAGTCGCAGCCTTTGTGGAATTCCACGGAGAAAACAAGGTATTATTCAGAATGCCTAAAATTGGAGGAAGAAAATGACATTTCTAACTGTGTGGCTTGCAGGTATTGTCATCAACGCATTGCTCATTTGGGCGATGTGCCGTGGCGAGGAAAGCACCTATAAAGAACTGATGATTTTGGGTGTTGTCTGCCTGGCATGGCCTATGGGGATACCGATCACATTATATGTGTGGTTTAATGAGTCAGGTGTGGGAAAACGACTCGGTAACGCGCTTAATAAAAAGGCGATCACCATTCCTGGAGGTAAGAACAAGTGAAGACTCGTTTATACTCAATCGTGAACCAGTATATCTCTGGGATTCATGCCGGGATTCAGACTGCACACGCAGTTCATGAGTTGTTTGTCAAATACCCGCAAGGGACTAACAGCGCGACCAACCTGTTGTGGGACTGGGCAGTGCAGGACAAAACAATCATCGTTCTTGAGGGTGGGTATCAGTCCAACTTAGAGCGTATCTTCGAACTGGCTAAGGCAGTGAAATCACTTCCCTCTGCCAAGTTCCACGAAGAGCAAGCTGCCTTGAATGGTGCGTTGACCGCGATCACCATCGTACTGCCTGAGTACATGTACGCTCCTCAGTACGACACCATGAGTGAGGTGGTCGCATTGACTAATTCTTCTCTTTCTCTTGGTGGTTTGAAGATTGCCAACCAGTTCAAGGATCTGGAAACCGGAAATGTGTTGCACAACTACACCCAACCGGAGAAGAACCTGATTGAAGCAATCAAAGGTTGCAGGTTGAAAGGCGCATGAGGACGTTCTATGGTGAGATCGTCTACTCAGACGCGATGTTTACGGCAACGGAGGCTGTGGGTTATGGTATGTTCATGTACTTCACCAAGACCCTCGATGGTAAAGGGAACGGTGAGCGCTGCGGAACCATCCTCAATGGAAGAGCGGGTTTCGAAAAGCAGTACGGCGGCGACTTCCAGAAATGGATCAAAGCCATACAAAAGCGTGAACTGAAAACCATGCAGAGCTATCGTCGCCAGGCGGAAACCACAATGCAGTCTGCCCGATACATGCAGCGTATGAACGAATTTACGGAGGAACAATTCAATGGCTAAACGATTTGTTGACTCAGCAGGGCACCCGTTGGCAGTGGGTGACCATGTGATGATCTATTTCGGGTATAACAAGCTGCAACCGGGGGTGATCAAAGAGATCAAAACGATGAGTGCAAAGGTTTTGGTGGATTCCTGGCCCTCTCACCCTGACCCAGAGGTTCGCTACTCTTTATCCAAGTGGAAGCGTGGGGAATGTATGATTAAGGTTCCTAATCCTGATCGTCCATACCAACCAGAGGTGTACGGCTTGCTGGATGAAATACGCCGCCTACGGGATGAGAGTCCGTACATTGAAACAAAGGTCATGTACCAAGATCTGATCAGCTTCTGGGAAAAGAACCGACCTATGCGTCTGGTAACTTCATGATAAGGAAACGCAATGACTGATAAAAATGTCGATATCATGCGCTGCTACTCTGGTAGCCTCGCTTATGGGACTAACCTCCCAACTTCGGATGTGGATATCCGTGGCCTCTTTGGAGCGCCGATGCAATCAATCCGTACACCGTTCTTCCCGATCAAGGAGATCACGCTGGCGGACGAGGAAGACGGTAAGGTCTACGAACTGACCAACTACTTCAAACTGTTCTCTGAGATGAACCCGAACATCATCGAGCTTGCGTTCGTGGATGATTCAGATATCATCCAGACTTCGGCTCCGTATGAGTTGATCCGTAATACAGCCCACGACCTGTTGACCAAGAAGGTGGCCTTCTCGTTCTCCGGTTATGCTATGGCTCAGTTGAAGCGTATCAAGGGCCATGATAAGTGGATCAACAACCCGCAGCCGGAGGCTATTCCTACCCAGAAGGAGTTCATCAAGCTGACGCACTCCTGGATGGAAGAAAACCTGACATCAAATCAGAACTTCCAGTACGTACTGTCACGTTTGGACAAGATCTGCGTGTTCCTCCCGATGGGAGACAACATCTACGGTGTGATCGCGTCTCGCGACATCGCTGGGCTGTTCAACGATGATGGTTCTATCCGTAAAGTGCCTTACGAGCAGTTCTCTGACGAGGATAAAAAGCGTCAACCTGTTCTGATGGTGAAATACCTGGCGGAAGAGCACAAACGTGCGAAGGAAAAGCACAGGAACTACTGGACGTGGAAGGAAAACCGCAACGAAGCCCGTCACCAGTTGGAAGTGAACTTTGGGTATGACACCAAACACGCCATGCACTTAGTCCGACTGATGCGTATGGCTGAGGAAATCTTGGAGCGCCGAGAAGTTCTGGTCAAACGACCAGATGCCAAAGAGCTTTTAGAGATCCGCAACGGTGCATGGCCTCTTGAGGATATGCTCAAGTGGGCTGAGGAAAAGGATGAGTACATCCGTGGGCCGCTGTATCAGAGAAGCCGTTTACCTCACAGCTTCGACTACAAACATGGTGCTGAGATCCTGATGCAGGCTCAAGACATCGTGTGGCATGACATGGCGCATTGATGGTGGAGATGGTCTACGGAGCATTGTGGCTTGCTTATGCAGTGATAGGAGTGGTATACTGCATTCGCATGGAGAACAACAAAGAGCTACAGCAAATCCATAAAATCAACTCGCACCACGACTGGTCAGAGCGCTGCATGAACTTTGGGTTCATGTGGCCTGTGGCCCCACTGATGAACTACATCATAAGGAGAAAAAATGACTCTAAATGAGTTCGAGTATAACTTTCAGAAGCTGGTAGGCCAGTGGAAACAGAGTTATCAAGAAAACCACGACAAAGACCCGGATAACTGGCCTTTGGATGTGGAGTTTGCCGGATTGTATGAAGACTTCTCAATCTGGATGGAACTGACGGGGGAGAACCTATGAGTTTCGGCAGCGACATGACCTTTGAACAACTGGAAGCGCTCCGTGAGCGCTATCTACCGCTTCAACCAGCACCTTCGGAAGGTGTACGTTGCCTCCACAAGGCATGTGCTGAGTGCGGTGGTTCAGGTGTCCGTAAAAACGGTGGTGCTTGCATCCACGGGATCGCATGTCCTTGTCCTAATTGCAGTTTTACGTGCTAAATAGGACAAAATATAGGTTACTTCTTATACAAATTGTGATTATTCCGTGATAAAATAGAATCTCACACATAGGAGGTAGGTTATGTTTCAGAAACTCGTAAGAGAAAGGCCAGCCCTACAGGAGCATTGGAAGGAACTCTTGGAAAAGGGCGAAATCGAAACAGCGAAAGGAAGCATCTCCCTAAAGAGACGACCTTGCGGTGACAGAACACTGATTGTACGTGACTTTGAGAATGATATTCTCTTCCACACGATCACAGCCAGACTTGATGTCACCCGTGCAGCTTCGACTGCTCCAAACAAATTCAGCTTCCGCGTCAGAAAGATGGGAGACCTCGATCCTGACGACTTAGACCCTGCATTCGATAAGTATGAAGGGTTTGAAACGGCCCTTCGTGACCTTTACCGTGCAGTGGATAAGATCATTGAAGAACACGAGAAGGAAAGTCCTCCTGACGAGAGGGTTGCCCGGTGGTTAAGCTCATCAGGCAACAGCCTTTTCCTTTTAGGTACAACAGCTTACGCAATTCTGACTCTGATCGCGTTGCTGTCACGATAAGGAGAGCAACCTGAATGTCGAATCGCCAAGCCTATTACAAGGCTTATGCTGCCCGTCGTCGCGAACTTGACAAAGCTCGTCGAGCAACCCCAGAAGGGAAAGCTGAACAACTGCGAATCCGATATGCACGGATCGCAGCGATTGAACGAGCAACAACCCACACCGAATGGGATGAGTTCGTCCGCGAAGAAGCGGATGCGCTTTGCAAAGTACGTAATGAGGAGACCTGCTTGAAATGGGAACCAGATCACATGATCCCACTGAGAGCAAAAACCTGTTCAGGGCTTAACTGCGGGGACAACATCCAGGTAATACCCGCCAGTCTGAACCGGAGCAAGAAGAACCGTATGATCCTGACGCAAAGAAATGAGTGGCTGAGATTTATGGTCTTATAAAAAGAAACCCGCCTTTCGGCGGGTTTTTTATTGGTCGTAATTGTCGATTACGATGATGTCTTCGACATCTAAGTGCATCAGGTTTTTGTGGTGGATGACATGCTCTTGCGGTAGGCCATCTACATCAACCAGGAAGAAACCGTTGCTCATGGCCTCCTTAATGGTGACCTCTAATCCGTTCAGGATCTCTTCGTTGGAGTCTTTGGGAAACCCGTAGATAATCCCTAACTCGCCTTCCTGTACACGCGGGTCATATTGGTTGCGGTCTGGTTGTCCGCTGTCTTTAAGGAGCAAGGTCATAGGTTTCCTCTTGGTCAATAACACGGTTTGTTAAGAAAGTATGGAAGTCATAGTCATGGCTTCTCTGAGCAATCTTGCGGCGGTCTGCAAAAGCCTCTGCGGAGAAATCCGAAGCAGCTTTAGACACCTTCACGCGCTCGATACCGATGATCTCAGCATCCAACTCCCAGCAAATCGGGTACTCACTGTTTTCATCTAACGGTAGCCATGAAGACTGATAGTAACGACGGCCTTTACGACCTTTTGCCGGGTCAAATACCGTAATTGTCCAGTTGTTATCCACTTGGAAGATGACCTGGTGCATACCGCCTGTGATATTCAGGGATGGAACGCCGACCAAGTAGGTCTTGTTGCGTTTCAGGGTGTGGCGATCACGAGGTTTACGCCATTTCAGGCCCACGCTGTCAAGAATCTGGTGGGTTGTCAGTCTTCCAGACCAGAATAAGGGGTGATACCGCGCTACAATGTCGTCAGGGCTTTGTTTTCCGAGCAACATGGCAATACATGTGGTGACACACGAGTAAAGTGTGGGTTGAGTCAGTTGGGTAGGTAGCATAGCGTCCTCCAGTGAGTGAATTTACGACGATTATACGTGAAACTTTTCTCTTGTCAATACTTGACAGCTAAAAACCCGTTCTGTATCATCCTCAGACATCAAACAAATACAGAGGAGACAGAAATGAAATTTGAAGAAGGCCAAAAGCTGCTGATCACCACCGACAACTACTTCTTTGCGCCTGACGGTAGACAATATCGCGCCGCATACGGGGTCTGTCATGGAATCCAGGACGCCGAAGCCACACTGGGACTGAAAACCAACCGTGGATCATCCAACTGGTATGTTCTCTTAGGTAATCTACTTATCGCTGGGTGCCAGATCCATTACGCTATCGCTACGGACACCGTTAACCTCGGTTCCACCAACGAGTACGTCTTCCACGAAGGACAGAAGATGCCGTACAACTGCCCGTCTCAAATTTACTACGCAGGAGAAGAGTAATGAAGCAGATTAAACTATCAATCACGGAAACTTACGTCTCCCACTGGGGTTGGTGGCAGGGTGTTCGTGAGATCCTGCAAAATGCCGTGGACACTAAAGACTACGACGTAGATTTCGGTCTGGATAACATCCGTATCGTGTCTCGTGGTGGAAAAATCCCGGTCAGCGCCCTGCTTTTGGGTAAAACCACCAAGGCAGATGACGACTCTACTATCGGCAAGTTCGGTGAGGGTATGAAGCTGGGCTTCTTGGTGCTGAAACGCTTAGGTGCTGGGGTCGTGGTGAACAATGCCGGGGATCTGTGGTCTCCTGAGATGGTTTTCGATGACCTTTTCAACGAACACGTCTTGGCGGTGAATATCGAAGAGGGTTCTCTGATTTCAAGCCCTTCCTCTGTGGAGATTGGGATCAACAACATCCCTCCCGAGGTGGTTGAGGAGATCAAATCGAAGTTCGCTCCGACTCAGAACCGTAAAGTGGTGATCGAGAGTCGTAAAGGTAAGGCTTACGAGAAGGATGGTGATCATAAGAACTGCCGCCTGTTCGTCAGTGGCATCTTCGTGACTGAAATCGAAGGGAAGTTCAAGTTCGACTATGACTTCTGCCCGGATACCTTCGTCCTCGACCGTGATCGCGACACGGCGAACAACTGGGAAGTGAAATATCACGCTGCTGAACTGATCCGTGACTCCGACGATGTGGAACTCTTAGCGGAACTGGCGACAGAGAACTATGCAGACTTAGCGGAGTTCCGTGGTTCCTTCGAACGCCGTTACGGGACACACCGTCACCGTGGTTATTCCGAGGGTTATGAGGAAAACAACCTCAACGACCGTGCGGTGCAGGTGTTCCAGGAAAAGAATGGCTATGAAGCCTTCCCTATCAACAAGGAATGGGACGCTACTAAGAAGCGTTTAGTCACTCACAAGGCAGTGAAGCACGGATACGTGCCTGTAGAGGTGAACAACGCCACCTTCACCATGATCAAGCATGGTTATGAAGTCGATGAGGAGGTTGAAGCCTGGATGGAGTTCAAACCTTTGGAGTTCCTGGAGAAATTCCTGGAAAGACATCGCCGCAAGATGTACAACAAGACGATCCGTGAACTGGAAAACACAATCGAAATGTTGAAGGTCGCCAAGGGATGACATATTCAGTCTACGGACGGATGTCATTGGATGCCTGCTCCCTGCAAGGGGAGTGGTATTTTCTGAAAGGGAGCTTGACAGCATCCGAAGCAGAGGTTAAAGTGGAACACTACAAAAAGACGTGGCGATACGTCGAAATTCGAGAGGAGAACAGAGAATGAAACAATTCTTAACTTGCACGGTCATAGGTATGCTGATCATCTCTGGGATGGTTGCCTTTGGAATGGGGATGCACTCAGTTTTCGGTGATAATGCAGGAAAAGCATTCCTGGCCCTGATTGTATTGATCTTCGGGAGTGCTTTTCTGGGAGTGGTTGCAAGAGATATTTTCTCCGGCACCCGCTGGATGGAGAAGATCAACAACTGGGCAGCAAAATGATCCAATTGCTCAAGCGTTTATTCGCTTTCGAAAAGTCCGTTGTGGTGGGTACACTGAAATGGACGATAAACTGGACAGATGTTGGTTGCAAAGACACCGGGATCTGGCTATTATACGAGACTCAGAGCGGTCAACGCTCTTTTGAAATCTCGAACAGGGCCACAATGACAAATACGTCAGAACACCCCGGATATGGAGACGTTCTGGCATGGTCTAAAGGTGGTGATTGGCCTTCGGGCGCTAAACGCACACAAAAAGGAGCAACAAACTCATGAAAAAGACAATGAGCTTTTTAATCTTCATCTTCCTGATCGCACTGCCGATCACCTTCGTGGATATGGTGACTGCCGCGTTCCTGGAACGCTACTTTGCCTTGGGCATCCCGGCGACATTCTTCTTGTCAGTGGTGATCATGATTGTCAGTGCAATTCCTGCGGCGTGGATCTGGCATAAAGTGGAGCAGGCGATCTTCAAAGAGGTGGTCGTCTGATGAGAACAGAGCACCACGTACTTGGCCCCGGTTCAGAGGGGCTTGAAAAACGAATCTTCCAGCTTCTTTGTCGTGTTGACAGCGTGAAGGCAAGTTACCAGGGAACCTGGTGCGCTCTGCTCCGCACTAAAGGCTTCTTGAAGTCCGAATACGTCTACACTCACGGCTGCAAGCGCGTCGGTGCTTTGGTCAAGAAGCTCTACGGCCCGGATGTCGTCCGTTGGGATGCAGAACTCATCGGCTCCAAGTCAAAGCTGGATGTGATGGCATGTAAAAATCAGCGATTCCTTTTAGAGGTGAAATACAAATAATGGAAGTGATTAACATTGTCTTCGGATTGATCGCGGCGGCGGTTGCCTTACTCTGTGCGGAGCGGTCATTGAAAGACGACCAACCTTACTGGCACCGCCGCATCTTTCTGATCTGCTGCATGATCAATACAGCTTTCGCGACAGGAATCCTGTCAGGCGGGTTCGCCTAATGAGAATCTTTGTGGAGGAGAGAGTCGGAACGCCGATCACTCAAGAAGAAAGAGCTTACCTGCGTGGGCAAATTGCAGACCTTGAAGCTGCAAAAGAACTTGACAGGCTTGACCGTTCAATAAAAAGCATGACAGAGCTTTGTGGGTCATGGGATGCTGAACTTGAAATTCTGTGCATAGATCACGACATATCTATGATTCAAAAAACCCTCGCCGCAGGCATTGTTACAGGAGTCTGAGATGAATTTCTGGATGATGAGGGCTTTGGCCCGTGACCATTACTACGCCGAAAAAGAAGGCGTGTATGCGAATTCAGGATGCGGTGGATTTCTACTGAAAGTCCTCATCATCCTGGCGATTTTGGTTCTCCTCCGTCATTGCGGGGTGATCACCGATGAGTAGCATACGTCCGTGGTACAAGAGAGGCGACAACACGAACAAAAACCGCCGCAGAGAGATGAAAGATCGCGTGAAACGCTACATCGACAACTCTTCTATGCCGGGTAGTGAAAAAGTGTTTGTAAAGCAGGCCATCTTGAGTATAATGCAGGAATACGCAGAACTCTGGGAGCATCGCCTCCCCAAAACTGAGGAGAAAATGAAATGACAATAGCACTTTTGGTACTGAACTTATTCTGTGGCCTGTGGAACTCCATTATGTCCACAACGGGGAGTCAATTAAGCGTCATAAATGCAGTTGCCGCAGCAGCTAACTGGGTCGCTGTTGGTGTCCTCGCCTTCTCACTGATTCGCTGATAAAGGAGAACTGATATGCACGTATCTTTTGGAGCAGAAGCCCGTTCAGATAAGCCCCGCAAAATGCGAGTCCGTGTTTATCTCGACGATTACGGCTGCACCCAATACGAGCCGCAGGCAAAATACTTCCTGCGTTGGTTGCCAAACAATGGTGGGAGCACCCGTCGTCCTTCCAGCCTGGCATGGAGCCTGATCCACGGTATGAAACTCAAACTGAAAGACATTGAGTTCGTCGAGGAAGGCCGTGCTAAAGTGAACATGAAGATCATGGAAGAGCAGGAGTACCGCTTATCCTTCTTCCCGTTCGATCCCCCAGTGAGAGGAAAAAGACCATGAACAGACTTGAGCAACTCCACAAGGCGTATGAAGCCCAGCAGCCAAACAAGGGTGGTTGGGTATTCACCAAGGATGCTCTTCCACCACGCGATCAGGTGATCGAAGCCTGGATTAAGTGCGGCGGTTTGGATATCGTAGGCCAACGCATGACCTGTCGGTACATGGAAGACCATGAACTGAAAGAGATCCACGCTTGGAAGCTGGCTAAGTGACAGGGCATAGCTGGGGTGCGAATGTTGCCACTTGCGAATATGTCTATCAATCCAATGACGGATACACGATAGACTGGAAGGGAACTTGTGGCAACGTGATGACACTTGATATGTCGGCACGAGGAATCATGGGCAACAAGCCTGTATTCAACTACTGCCATCACTGCGGTTGCCGACTGACAGTGAAAGAGTGGAGTCCAAAACGATGAATACCCTAAACCACAAATCTGTGGATGCCCTCCCGAGGTGTCCCCACTGCGGAGCTACTTCGGCAACCACTTGGGTGACCGAGCGGTACGCAAAGTCGGTAGACTTCGAGGGCGTCTCCTTGGGTATGTCCGAGAATGAAATCGTCCGAGGAGGTAAGCGATTCCTCTGCGATGGTTGTGATCGAGACGTGTCCAAACTAATCCCAACATGGACGCCGTTCTCATGATGTACACCTTTTATGAATCCTTTGAGTTCGGGTCTAACTCCTCCACAATGAGGACGAAGACCTGGCTCACCAATAAGGTGGATGTCTATACCGACCCACAACCCAGTTTGGTGAGACTCATGCAGAAACGGTACGGTACGAAGTACGCTTCGGTGAATAAGAACACCAACAAGTTGTACGTCCGCCAGCGTGTACGCAGGGCCACAGTCAAATATTACAATCAGGAGCGGTTCCGCAATCCAGAGTTCGGATATGCCTGGGTAGAGAACTCCGCTTTAGATATCAACTTAGTTAAGGAGTACAACGACAATGACGATTTATCGTGGAGAAGTGGAAAAGTCCACCTCGCTACCTCGTAGCGGCCCAGCAGGTGTCGATGGTTATATGATACGTAAACTGACCAAGCAGAAAGGGGATTTGCCTCCTTATGTGGAGTGGCACGTCACTAATGGAAGAAATCCCTTGACGGTTTACGTCCCTAACGGCTTAGACCGCATCATCGGCAATCCGTATAAGACCCACGAGCAGGCACTGACTGCGATCCGTATGCACAAAGAAGAGCATATGAAACCAACAATTGTGGAGGAGCGATTCTTCGACGATAAGCTGCAACCAGTAATGGAGCAGGCAGACGGGCAATCAATGGTTCTTGTCCCAGACTTGACCTTCCCGGATCACAAGGTCATCCCATACCACAAACCTGCTATGGACTTCATGATCAACTTTGCCTTCTTTGTGCTGGGATCAGGTGTGAGTCTCCTCATGGCACACCTTTTAAAATAGCGCTTGACAGCTACGCACCAAACCGTTTAAACTCCTCCCAACAACTAATTGAGAGGAGAGAATGATATGTACTTTTTAGGACTGCTGCTCATCGCATTGGGCATTATACTGATTGGCCTGTTAGTGTGGCTGTTCTTGTGTGATGACGATGATGACGACACACCATCTTGCGGTATGTCTCCAACAACGGCAACACTGCTGACAACCCAACAACAGATGATGATCATCACCACAATCCTGTAAGGAGGTTTTCAGATGCCTTGTTCTTTTAATGAGTACGACAGGAAGACACGCAAAGCTGTCAAGCCTAAAGCGCTTAATGTTGAGGTCTCCATCAACTATTGGGGACACACTGAATACCAACTATACGGAAAGTTCAAATGGTTGTTATTCCTGGATTATTGGGCGGAGAATATCTTCAAGCCCACACGCAAACCCTCCTCTCTTATGAGGTGGATACACGACTACGGTTTCACGTTGGATATGGTGACTTTCCACACCATAGGCAGAGCGAAGGTTGATATGAAGACAATGCGTGAACAGGATCTAAAGTGTAGCCGCGACAGGTAGTGTAACCCCAGGCACTACCCACTCTCATGACCCGCTTCGGCGGGTTTTTTGTTGCCCACAAAACTCCAACCCGACATGTTTAAGAAATCGTGTTTTCTGTACATATGCCCCACAACGTGTACACAGCGTAAACATGTCCTTGCTATTGGTAACTCATACTCCTCTCAGTAACTCATATGCGTTACTAATAAGAAAGCCTCCCGGAGGAGGCTGACCATTTACCTTATCCTGACACCACCATGCTTCTCGTAGATGGCAATGATCTTCTCCAGGTCGAGAACCGAGACGGTTTCAGTATGACCATCCTTGATCTCTCTCGAAGTCAACACCCTGCACTGCAAGGTTCTTTTGCACTCTCTTTCTGCCCTTCTGCAAGAAGTGGTCTCGGGGTAAGACCACACACCCAACACACTCATCTGGAAAAGATTCTTCGAGTTCTGCTGTTGGAGTCTGTTACTGGAGTGGGTAGCAATACCAAACTTCAACGCTACAGCCAGGCCTTCATCCATGATAAGGTTAATGTACGACTGCCTCTGCGACTGGCTCCCGCACACAGGGCAACCGCACCGTTTCTTCAATTGAGCAGGGTGGAAGTCCCAATCCCCATGCTCCGGGCACCTGAAAACAACACGGGTCTTTTCGTGACCCAACCACTCTCCTGTATCAAAGCCAACAAACTCACAACCCAAAAGTTTGGCCTTTTCCGCTGACCTTTTTTCCGCTTCTGGGGCATGGGCCGTCATAAGGGATTGGCCTGCACTCTTTGATTTACACATCTTGCACCTCTGCCCGAACATAAAATTACTGAGCCGGGGGCTGAGAACCTTTCCACAAGAACACTTGTATGTGACAATCACATTGTGCTGTTTGAATGGCTCTCGTATTTTTTCGAGAGAGATAAAGTCCAACCCTTCCTCTAAGAGCGTCTTCTTCACTTTGAAGAGGTACTGCTCAAAATTGAAACGGTACGTATATTTGCATCTGCATGATCTGTCTCCTTTTAGGAGTTCTCCAACGCGAGATATGAAGTCCTCCCCTCCCACCCCCGCCAAGGCGTATTCATCCTTCTCACAGATGGGGCATTCATACCTCCACATATTCTTCTTTTCAAGCCTAAAGAATTTCGTCCCTTCTGGAAATTTCCCTGTTGCCATAAAGCGGGACACGTACACCTCATCATCTATTCTTCTCACGAGACTTTCTTATCCTCTGGTGCATCCCCTTCCCCACACAATATGAGCAACGCCTCCAACAACTGGACAGGGACTGTGGTCTCTGAGTGTGTGAAAGGCTTAGGCTGCTTCCTCTTGCCTATCGCTTTCCACACATCACTGAGAACCTTATCTCTGTTGATCCGGGATGCCGGGGTGACCAGCTTATATTCACGTTCAATTTTGTATTCGCGTTCAGCACTCATTGGCCCTTCTCCTTATGGTTTTCATTGCCCACAATTGTAAACTGATAGGCCCGTAGAGGCAAGCCCTTTTCCTTAGCTGTACAGCTAAACCAGTGATTTTGCCTAAGAAACCCACCCTTAAATTTCCCCAGAAACCCACCCCCGCCCCCGCGTGGGGAATCTAAAGTGACGCCCCTGTTTGTATGGTCTCGTCGGAAAAATATCCAGACCCGAAGGGAGGTGTTTTGCCCTAAGCACACCGTCTGATCTGTTAGACGGACACTCACACCCCTCGGAAAAAGTCAAGGATCTTTTCAAAATATCTTAGCGGTCGGCCTGTCGAGACCCTTGCGAGTTCGAGACCTTTTTGATTTCGTTGCGAAACTATAACGGCAAATGATTACACAAATGATTGTTGCATAGTGTGATGATTAGCCAGCTATGAGCACGATTAGACCTTGACTTGAGATGTGTTGTGTGCATACCGCATTTAACATAATACACCTTATACGCACTACACTACACACCGGGCAACCACTAACCATAGTGATGATTACATAGAGTGACTATCCACTGCATACACCATCAACACACTAACTATTCATCAGTGCAACAGTAAGCAGCGCTATAGTAACGCATAGTGACCATTACTGTCGGCTGTGGTGCAGATGAGAGTGATTATCATTACAGAATTGAAACCATTTGCGTTTTGATTCGCATTCTCAAAAAAGAAATATTCGACAAATGAAAATATTTTTCTTGACATAGGGAAAGAGTCGTGTTTAGCACATCATAACCTTGTGGGCCTGGCCTTCTGCGATAAGACCATGATTTACATCACATTAAGCCCTTACAGGGCTTGACACTTTAGGGATAATCTGCCCACGAAAAAGCCCTGATTATGACCGAAAACGGACGTTTTCAGGATGGATAGATAGACCTTTGTCAACCATTAATCACGATTTAACGTGATTTAATTTACATATTGACAAGCCTTTGACGTTATGACACGCCACCTATAAAAGCAAGTAGCGATCACGAAAGTGATCGGCGTTATCGTGGCGTGATCATGATGATATCATTGCTACGTAGTAGCATAAACAGATAAGAAAAATTTATTGATTTATCACGTAAGTGATGATAAAGAGGCGTCACCGTAGCCACGATAACGCGAACGAAATCGAAACTTTGTTTTGATTGAGTTACTACTTGCTTTTATAGGTGGCTCGCTACGCTCGCCACCTTCACCCCGATAACGCGAACAAGGGCGATCATTCTGCATTGTCATGATCATAGATCACGACGAAAAGCAACAGAAAAGAGACGAAAGGCGGGTTTTAGGTTGTGTTTTTAGTTTTATTCACTTTGTTGCATAATCATTCATCCTGAATGCGACACATTATCATCTTGCCCACAAAACCGGGTTTTTAGTGATTTTACGTGTTTTTCAGTTTGTCAATAGGTCTGAATTGAGCCTGTAAGCCTCTCTGAGCGTCTCGCCTGTTAACGTGTACCCTACATCGTTTCCTTTGAGATCTCTTCATAGCGCGTTTTATTCAATTGGCTGCATAAAGAAAAGTTAACTATTGATTGACAGGCACAAAAAAGCCGGGAACGTGTCCCGGCCTGGTGTTGTTGATTGTTGGATTACATGATCAAGGAAGTGAGACCGCCCAGGACTGGCGGCAGATCATAACGGTTCAATTTGCCCACGGTTGACAGCTTCACCAGAACATAAAGCGCCAACTGTAAAGCGTCGATCACGTTATTGGTGATATTCACGTTATCAGCATCGAAAGCGAGACCGCCCACACCATTAAACACGGTATTGGTGATCATGCCCACAACGCAAGCCAGCAGGCAAGCGCCGATAAGGTTTGTTTTTGACAGCTTGTAAATTGTTGCTTTCATTTCTTCTTACTCATAAAACCTATTGAGTGCTTACAATAGCAAAAAGCGCCTGACAGTGCAAGCGCTTGTTTTTGGTTTAGTGCTTAAATCTTACAGCGTAAAATCTGGCCCTAACGCATCATTAAGCAGTGCCACCAGGGAACGATCATCCCAGTAAACGGGCTGGACTTCATAAAAACCGACTTCCAAGATCTGCACCTTCATGACCTCATATTCAGCCGGGGTAATCTCAATACAGCCGCAAGCATGGCGGGCAATGTGTACGCCCTGCACACGTTCGAATGACACAGAAACCACTTTAAAGCCTGCTTTCAAGATTTTGCGAGTTTGCATAGTGTTGATCCTTACGTTAGGCCGGGAACCGTTTCCCGTCCTGATGCAGATATATTAACAGATCCTTTAATTGGTGCAAGCGATATCAAAGAATTTTTTACATTAGTTTTGTAAAGATTCGGTATTGAGAATCACTCGCATTACCAGAATGACAGGCTCCTCCGGTGGCTTTCCTCCGGTATCCATCGTTGCCGCTTCCAAAACAGCATAACAAAAGCGAGACCTGATATCAAGCCCCGCTCATGATTATTTTACTTCACAATCTTATCATAATGATCGTAAAGCTCTTGTGCTCTGAGACAAGGCCAGGCGGTATCCTCAAAATGTACCCGGTGATCGATTGGCCTTGCATCTTTCAGGCCGTGAATGTGGAAAAATGATTCATGATCAATCTGTACAGCTTCCAGGATCAAAACGTTGTGTTGATCAATCTCTTTCTTTCTGATGGTGATAGTTGTCATGATTTCAGCCTCAATAAAAGTCGATGTTTTCAGGGTTTAAGAATTCAAAGTTACGGCTGATCGGTGCGCCAGTCTCACCGCTTCCCCACTGGTTAAGGTTGTATTCTGCTGTACGGCGGATCGCTAACCCTTTTTCAATCTTGCTTTCCGCTTCCTGCTGTTTACCGTCTAAGAAGGCATGAAAACGATCACGGGTTGCGCCGCTTTCAAGTTCCCAGGCTTGCAACTCTTCACGCTCTGACATAACGAACATAAGATCACGAAAACCCTGTTTCGCCATATCCTGGCCCGTGCCAAACATTGAATGATGATAATCAAAGGTGACGTGAAAAGGCTTGACTTTCGGCAATTTTGCATCTTTCGGTAACGGTTTGGCTGTGATCATGATTGACCCCTCAAAAGTTTTAACTGCTATAGCAGGTAAAAACGTTTTACCTGTTATAACGTGTAAGCAGAAACGATAACGCCCTACGCAATAAAGATAGCATAGAGCGGTTTTAGATTGCAAGTGTTTTTAATGATTATCGACAATCGAATAATAGTAATCAGATCCGCACTCTGTGATCACCTTGTCCACAAGTTCACACATTTTGCGCAAAACGTAAACGCAATGGCTTTCGAACTCTGAGACAATATTGATGATTTCCAGTGTTGTCGATCCTTGTGGTATGATCAAACAATCCAACACGCCATAATGATCGAACCAGGCAACGCATTTAGAGCACTGGAAAGGCTCCTCTTTGCTGTCATGGCAATGTAACCCGGCAGCGTGAAAGGCTCTTAGATTGGCGCATAGCTCGTTATACGCTGTTTCCTCTGATTCTGCCCAGAATTCAATCCACTGCTGATCGAACAAGTGATCAAGCTCCTGATCATCGGGTGCGCCCTCCTCGAAAGGTGGCGCGTTTTCGTCCCAGACAGCTAATTGAAACAGTTTTAAGCCTTCACGCTGGGTTAATGTGTAACGCTCTGATGCAACGCCACGTTTTGAGATATCAACTAACCGGATTTTGTGGATCATGTTACCGCCTTATAAAAGAGTATGCCGGGAACGTGTCCCGGCGTTTTGTGGTTATTCAATGTAAAGCAATTCTGCATCAATGTAAACATTTTTGCTTGCAAATGACTGTGAAAGCGATGTTAATTTATCGCCTCTTTCGCCTAAACCACGATCCCAGAATCCAGCGCCGTGACCGTTGCGAGTAAGCCAAAAATCATGCCCCGCGTTAGAAAAATCATAGCCCGATGGCAAGTTATCCAGCAGATCCCCGGCAGCGTCGATAAATTGGGCGCAATCGTAAGCGCTATTGATTTTCGCAGACTCTGAGAGATCAAAACTTTCCAGGCTTTCGAATTCTTCCCCGTTGTCATCAGTGGCGCTACTGCTCCACACCAGGCAAGTTAGGTAAGCATTAAGGAACGTTTCAAAGTTGGATTTCATCGGGTTAACCTCGTTTTGTTGTGTGGCATTAGTGCCTGAAAGAGATACTATCAAAAGCGCCTACAGCTTGCAAGCGCCTTTACTAACACTCTTACATTTTGTCCGCTTTCAGCATATCGGAAACGTAATCTAACAGCTTGTTGAATTTCTGCTTTTCGTCGATCCAGACTGGCAGATCTTCCAGCTTGCTAAACAGGTTTGAATAATAGCTTAATGTTTCATCATCATTCAGACGGTACATTACTAACGGTTCACACTCGTTTTCTAAATCCCAGACCCAGACCTGGCGCATATCGTCTGCATCGTGCAAGGTAACATCAAGCCCCCGGCGTTGTGCAAAACCTTTTACAACTTCTTTTAGTGAACCGTCTTTATTAATGATCATGGTGTAACCCTTTCAAGTGGTGGCGGTAGGATTACCGCCGATGTGAGACATTCTATCAGAGTGATTTTAGATTGCAATAACTTTCGCACCAGTTAAAGAGCGGTAAAAGTGGAAATGCTGCATTGCTTTATGTTCTGTGAAGCGATAGACGCCAGAAGCAAAACCGCCGACTTTGCTTGCTTCCATTACCAGGTAAGAATCACCGCCTTTGTGCTCAACAGTGATGATCCTAAATTCGCTTTCAGCTTTTGCGATAATGCCACGGGCTGGCGCTGGTGGGGTGATTACAGCGGGTTTTTTGCAGAAAAGAGACTTTAAGAATTTAAACATGTTTGTAACCTCCAGAAAAGGCGGCGCTATTGCCGCCCGATGTGGTTACTTTACGCCTTTAGGTTTTCGCCGTCAATAGGAAAAACATCATTAACGATAGAAATTAGAGCGCCGATCACTTGATCCTGGGTTAAGGCGCTGCTTTCGCCTTCTTGGATCTGCTTTCCGTTGCAATCCAGTGCATAAGAAATAAAGCTATCACGATAAACCGCGTTAACAGTCTGTTTAACCTCAGTGCGGATCACTACTTCCAGGCGGCAAGTTTTGAACTTGTCCGCTTGATCGGTAAAAGTCAACAGCATTTTATCATCAAAAGAGCGGAATTCAACTTCAACACGATCCGCAACATTACCAGACAGGAAAAAGAAATTTTTTGCATTAGCCATGATATGACCCTTATTTAAATAAAGCGGCAAGCGCCAGGAATGAGAAGAAAACCAGGAGGATCAAAGACATACGATCCGCCTCTTTGTATGCTTCATTTTCGGTAGAATACTCAACTACATAAGGCTTTTTCATCTTGTGACCCTCCAGGTTAGCAACCGGGAACCATTTCCCGGCTGATGTGGTATTATTGATCGGTTTGGGTTGCCGTGTCAATCATTAGTTTGTGGGATTTTGTCGATACTCTCAAAAAAGTTATCGTCCGCATCCTGCACGTTTTGCAGGTATACCGCCCCGGCGTTATCCGGTGCGCCAACATCCGAACCAGGCAAAACACGATAGCAACCAGCAAAAGTAAACTTGTTAGGATCTTTCGGATCATTGGTAACATCATCAGGATAGAGGCGATCCAACATTGCCACACAATCGGCCTGATCTTTTGCATAGCTGGCGCTGGTGGATGTCCAGTATTGCTCATAAGATGATTTACAATCATCAGCGTTGTTAGGCTGTACGGTGCAAAGGAAAGAAGCCAGTACGATAGATGCGATCATGATATCAACCCCACAAAACAGCAGCAGTAACAACAAGACCAATGATCGCCAGTACGATAGCAACCGACCCGATTAACAACCATTTCGCAATTTTGTACTCATTCATGATTTAGAACCTCTAACAGTGGTGGCATGATTGCCGCGTTTCTCTTAATCAGTGCGCCCATTGTAAGGGCTGCACTTGTTAAGAGTCAACAACTTTCGAAAATTATTTTTGAATCACGATAGCTGGCGTTTTGTCGCCTTCTTTAAGGCCGGGTTTTAGTTCATCGCAGTTGCCTAACTGCTCACCCTTGCGGAGTTCATACGATTGATCGTAAACCTCGCAAGCCTCCATTGTTTCGAATTGCTTACGGACTAACCAGGAACAATCCAATTTAATGGACGTAAAAGAAATGTGACACGCTAACACTAAGTAACCGATCATGCTTTTATCCTCTGATATGGGGCGTTGGTTGCCCTGTGTGAGTCATACTATCAGATCCGTTTGTGGTGTCAATACCCATAAAAGAAAAAACCGGGTTTTTTAGTTCCCGGTTTCTAACGTCCTGTAATCAATTTTAAGCCCTTTTACTACTCTAAGTAGGCTGATGCCGCCTGGTGATGCAAAACGCGCTTACGTTCTGTTAGGCGCTTTAAATTGGCGGGATCATAGTTGCCCCCGTTCCAATCATCAGTAAAGCGGATCGGTTTGTGGCGTTTGTTGTTGCGCTGGCGGCGCTCGTTAACTTCACCATGCTGTAAGCGGGTGCGGGTACGGTTTGCACTCATTTTCTGGGTTGTTGCGTTTGTGTATGTCATGGCGTTAGCCCTCATAGTTGGTTGTTTATCAGTTGTTGTAAGTCTGTCCGCGCCAGTCTGCGATCTCATCGGCGCGGGTATTAATATAAGCCTGCACAAAATCGCGTGTCCCTTGGATATGAATATCCACTTTACCGCCCCGGCTCTTTACTTCCATTGCTAACCCGGTGCCCTCTAAATCATTTAAAGGCCCGGATCGGCGGGTGTGATACTTGTTCCCGCGATAGCTATACTCTATATAATGAAACATCGTCTTAATCCTGTACATATGCCAGGCGCTTTGCGTCAGGCGGTAAACCCTTGCGGGGATCTTGAAAGCGATCACACCGCAAGCAATAAAGATGATCCCCGTTGCCGTCACTATTAGTAATCCTCTAACAGTTCGTTTAATTTCTCACGTTCATCAGCAGTAAAGAAGCTGTTAAACTCGTTGCCGATCTTCTGGCAAGCCAGATAAAGATCTAAACCTTTGCGGCTATCCTCATCATAATCTAAGTTAGCGCAAAAATCAGCATGGGTCTCATTACCTAATGACGCATCAGAAATCAGGCTATACAGTACACCAGCAGCGCCCGGAGTGATAGCGAAAACTTTTGCCCAGCCGCCAGCGTTCAACTTATTAGACAGTTTACGATCATCGTTTGTCCAATCTTCCTGGCCCAGATTAACAGCCATCAGGCCCAGCTTTTTCATTTCGCGGACATCTTGAGGAGTCAAGCCATTTTTACGCACAATACGATGACCAGTGCCAGTGGTGTAATCAGTGGTGATCCGTGCGCCGTTGTTGCTACGGCTTAAAACGATGTGGAATTGGTCGCCCTTCCAGTCTTTATCTTTACGCATACCAACGCTTACAGCTTTAAAATTAACGTTGATTGATTTCAGGAATTCAGCTACAGCCAGATCGGTTTCGTTTACAGTGATTGCGTTGTTCATTTTTGTGACCTTTTCAGTTTTAACCGGGAACCATTTCCCGGCTGATGTGGTTATTATGGGTTAATGCGTTTACTGCGTCAAGCGATTTTTTAGCCTTTCAGGTAATTATTTTTTACCTGGTAAACGTGGCGATAACGTACATAACCGTTATTAATACCACGATAAACAGATTTTGTTTCGTCTGTCATTGAAACGTAAGCCAGATCGTAACCGATTTTTTCCAGCCAGTAAAGCGCGGCGCTTTGGCCTTCATTGTGGGATTGTTCCCGGCGATAAGGCGAGGTTAAAACCTCAATAGATCCAACGTCAGAATATTTATTCTGGACAGTTGGCAGATCGTCACAATGCAGGCTTGCCCGGTATTTGTTGATCGTGTTGCCGTTGACATCGCGGCCAAAATCGAAAGCCTCTACCACAACAAAAAATTCTTTGCCCAGTGTACGGCCTTTGGCCTTTGCGCTGGTTTCCAGTTGGCGGACTGCATCAGCCAGGTTGATAGATGTTTTAAACTTTGCCATGATGTTAACCTTTAATGTTATGCCGGGAACCGCCCCGGCTTGATAAATAATGTAATCGATCTAAAACTTGATTGCAACAACTATTTTAAACGATTTCTAATTTTCTGATGCGCCATGAATGCACTGTGATTTTAGACAGCATAGTGTTAGCCTCTTCATAAGTCAACGGGCTGGCATTCATGATCACTTTTTCTTTTGTTTTCTTGTTGATCACAACAACGTTAAACATCAAAGCGATGTAATCAGGGTTTAAAGTGCGGCGCTCAATGATCCGGGCGCTAACGCCGTTATCCAGGTAATCTTTTTTCGTTGCCCGTGCATCCTTCCAGGACAATTCCGCGCAAGAATCTTCCCAGCCGCTGCAAGTCATTTCTTGCACGATGATTTCATTTACCCATTTGTTAACGCGTTTTGCCTTTACCATGATAAACCTCTAAATTGTTGTGTTTTGTTGTGGGGATTATGCGCCAGTTGCCTGGCGCTTGTCAATCAATAAACGGTAATTTTTTCGCCTTTCACAATCACATAAGTGTGACCGGAATTAGAATAGATATCAACATAAACGCGGCGCATACGTCCGGCAAGGTTGATCATTTTTGTTGTGGGGATCTTAGTGCCGTACCCGGTGCGGGTTTTCTGTAAGCCCCGGCGCTGCCAATCCAACGGGCGATAATGCAGCGCCACGAAATCAGACGCGTAATCAGGATGTGAGATCATTACCATTTCTTGAGACATTTTAAACCCCTTGTGTTTTGTTTCGCCAGTTGTTTGGCTTGATAAAGATTCTACCTAAGAGCCTGCACCGTTGCAAGCCCTTAGAGAAAATAAATCTCAACTTTTACGCCGCCACAAGGTCACGCGACTTGCACCAGGTTACCGGAATTTTATTTCCCTGATGACCGATTACCATTGTTTGACGCTTGCGGCGTCCTGGAAAACGCTTTCCATTTGGGTGACGCACTGACAGCGGGGCGCGGTCAATTTTAAGCGCTGGCGCTGGCAGTGGTGCGGCTGGAACGGTTGAAACCTCAACTTTAAGCGCGTTGTTTTTCTGCCAGTCCGCATGGGCGTTGGCTGTTTCATTAAAAGCAGCCTGCACACAATCGGGAACCTCAATAGCCCAGCGTTTACCCGGTGCGGCATCTTTGCCGTTGTCAATAGTTTTAACGCCTGCTGCTTTTGCTGCTTCACGGGCCAGGGTACGATTAGCGAAGAATTGAATATTCATAATAATCTCTCTCTGAGTTAACCGGGGAACCATTCCCCGGCTGATGTGGCTATTATTGATCGAAAGGTTTTAGCGAGTCAACAACTTTTAAAGTTATTTTGCAAGATTCTTTAAAGCGTCCATCTTTCCTACGATTTCAGCGGCGGCGGCTTTCGCTAATGTGATCGCCTCCTCTAAGATTCCGTGCTCTTCATAGATGCTCTGAGCGGATTCTAACACTGTTTCATCATCATGATAGGAATGATCCCAGCCACACCCGATCACGACATCATCTAAGAGATCAACGCCGTCGATACTTGCGGAGACTGTCAAGCCGTAATCAGTCGCATCGAGATCACGATCAAAGGCGTTTAACGCATCTTGATAAGCCTGGGCGCTTGCCTCATTAGGGGACATACCGCCTTTAATCAGGTTTTCCAGGCGCTCGGCAAGGCTGTAATTTAACGGTATGCCGTATTTGTAAGAGTTGCGATCCGCGTTGCGGTTTTTGACAGTGACGCCGCCCTGATGCTTATCAGTCAATTCCCACTGATCGCCTAAGCCGTCGTTTGTCTCATAGTTAACCACTGAGAAAACAAAGTTAATGCCTTGTGCTTCTACGTTGAAAGTTTCGCTTACGTGTGACATATAATTAAACCTCAGTTTTGATTGTGGTCGGCGGTGTGCCGTCCTGATGTGATACATAGTAGGGATTAAAGATCCTGGCGTCAATACCTGAAAGCAAAATAATTTAAAAATCTTTTTGGTAAAAAATGATTGCATTCACCTGGTGACCTATGCTATTCACGCGCACACATTAAGTAAAGGAGGGATGAAAAAGAATTGTTGAAAGTGGTTGACGGTGCGGAGCAAACCAGGCTACAATATCCCTACAGTAACAAAACGCCTACCAACGGCGCTAAACTTGGCTGGCATACCCGGAGGGGATGCAAGGTGGATCGCCGGTAGTTCGCCTCAAATAAGTTTTGTAAAGATTGAAAATAGTTGTTGACCTGAAAAGCAGGATCGGCGATACTTATCACATGGCGCAGGGTAACGGATAGCGCGAGACAAACACCGAGCCTGCCCGTCATTCCGTAAATGAGAATGATTCTCATTCAACCTAAAAATTTAGGTGGACGTGTGAAAATTTTTGTGTCATAATTACATACCCCAAAAAATTTTTTTCGCAATAGATCCGAAAATTCCATTTTTGAAAACGGCAAACCCCTCAAGTCCCCGCCGCGAAAAAATTTTTTCGAGCGAGTTCTGGAAAATCCATTTTCGATTTTGAAAAACCTCTCAAGTACCTGCTGTACCGAGAAAAATTTTTTACTATAGAGTTTGAAAATCCATTTTGGAAAATGAAAATCCTTTCGAGTCCCTGAATCCCTGGAGAGTTTTGAGATAAGTTACTGGCACATATGGACATAATAGCGACCAAGGTTGGTTGTTTTATACTGTATAATCATGGACTTATGAGGGGTCTTTTGAGATGTTGATTCCCAGCCATTTGAGATAGCAGCCCCAACGTTATGGGGGCGTGAGCCACTACACCAGGTAAAACCATTTTGAAAACCATTTCGATTTCCATTTTGAATCTGAGGCCCAAATATCCACAAAATATCTGGGGTCAAATATCTGAAACCATTTTCATTTCAGTTTGGATTTCAAAAGGTTATGCCACGCCAAAATATCCCATACCTTGTCTGTTGACATGGTGTACACTGCAAGCTCTGCCCTGGTAGGGTTGGTGTAGTCATCGAAGATGCTCATCAAATCCTGGATTTTGTGAGTCGTCACATGGACTGTACCTTCGGCTGACTCCTTGATCAGGATTGTCCCGTTAGTGGATACAGAGATAGCGAATCCACCGACAAACATATCAAGATCTGAACCACCGTCGAAGATCAACCAACCATCTACACTCATTGTGAGATCGCTTGGTGATGTGGATAAGCCAGAATCTACCGTCATAAAAGGGTTGTAGTCTACACCTAACAATGTTCGCAGGTATCCGCGTGAGGTATCTGACCATCCAAACTGCAACAAGACATCATGCAGCCGCTGAGATGACGTGGTGAAAATGTCGTCACACTCAGACCTGGCTTGAAGCAGTATTTCCTTGATCTTATCAATGGATGGTGGTGATTGCCCATCAAACTCATCCAAGGCTTGGTCTATTGACCTGGTAACCGACAAGGCAGCATAAGTCATGTCTGCGACCATATTATCTTTCAGTTCATTCTGGGCGGTGAAGTCTTTCAGTTCGTTTGGAACATCAGATAAGAGATCGCTTACAAGACTCTTAGCAGAATCAAGTCTGCTTTCAGTTGTAGAGTCATCTGTGTCTACCCTGTCCAATTCCCACATGATATCCTTCACTTTGTCCTTCATAAACCCTTCCATGTCAGGGAGGTCGTGAAGGGTCTCACGGTGCCTATAATCCCAGTGTGGGCTTCTTACTCCGTGCAAGTCATAATTCTGCATAGTTCTATAAGCTCCTGTAAGCCATTCTAAGGCGTTTTAGTAAAAGGCAGTACGTTTGCCTACCTTACATGCAAAAAGCCCCTGAGAATCGCTTAGGCGAGTCCTGAGAGGCTTTCATATCACTTCTTGTCGTCGGTGTGAAGAATGTACCGGAAATATGCGCTGTTACGCTTGGCCTTCATGTCCCAGGTAAACGGCAAGTCTCCCAGTACGTACCAAGAAGCAACGTGAGCATACTCCCAGAACTTCCACAACGCTTTGTCAATCTTACGCTGTAAGCTCATGGGGTCTCCTGTTAATATTGTTGTTCGACTGTGACCGTAACCCGCCCTTCTGCAAGATTGTGGGTAACTTCGGTCACGACATAAAGCCGACTATCGAATGATACAAGCTCCCCTTTCCGGGGGAGTTGGTAAGTGGCATTCGCTTGGATGGATTGTAGTTCACCACGCCAGTCGGCGTCAACCACTTTAATCAGCATTCGGGCCTCCTGCCTGTTGGATTGCCCATTTGCAGCGGTCTTCCCATCCAATGATGTTGGACACAGCGCCCTGGACATTGACCCCATCCTGCATTGCGGCTTGCACTTGCTCTACAGCCTGCATGTAGCCCACCAGACACTTGTACAGTTCCGGGGCTGCTGCGATCAGTTTGGCATTGGCCTGAGCCTGTTCGTAAGTTTCACCAGAAACGCGATTACAGATCTTGATGTTCATCATCGGAACATCTCCGACTTCTACACCAGAAGCCCACCACTCACCGGGTGTGATATCTTCAAAAGCCATATAAAGCTCCTTTGATTACCAGAGTTCTGGGACTGATCTCTTCGTAGTGACATTTAAGCACCTTGAATCTCCAGCGGTTAACCTGCATGTTGGAGCCGATATCCGGTTCTTGACCGTTAGAGTCTTCGTACTCATAACGGATCAGATTACCATCCGGCGCGGTAAGCTCTAAACGAACCTTAGTCATTGTCGTCATCTTCTTCGTCCTCATCTGGGATGTTTTTAGAGAGGCAATGATAACACTGATCGTAGAGATCATTCAAGAACTCATCGCAATGATTTGAGGTGATATCCACACCGTACTCTTTAGCCTTTGCAATGAAGGCATCACGTAGGATAGGATAGACCTTTTCCGGGTGCATCTTGGTTTTATCACTCATTTTAATCTCTCCGAGATGTTGTTGAGTTTACGTGCAGCCTCACGCAGGGTACTGGTCATCTTTTGGATTTCCTCTACCCGGTCGCTACGTTTAATGCCTTGAACAATCCCCTCAAGCTGTTGCTGTACTGGGATAAGCACGGGCATGTCATCAATCCAGATGTCTGGAATCCAACCATGAATGGCAGTTATTTGGGCCTTCTGGAAGTAATTGCAAAAGATTATTTGGATGCCCAGCTTCTCAGCCGCTGCCCGGATGTCAGAATTGCCAGGAGCATTTTCATAACGGTAAGTTACGAAACGCACTTCGCAACCGTGAGACTCCATCAGTGGAACGATTAAGTTCCACATGTCAGGATGGACGGTGTAAGTCTCATCGAAGTCCAAAGCGATTTTGGTATTAGTCCAAGGCTTCATGGTTCAATCCTTGCAAGGCAAGCAGGCTCACGGAAGCAATGGAGAAGATCCGTGAATCTTGGTTGGTCGATATAGCGAATCTTTACACGGGATTCGGTGAAGGCGATCACCTCCCCTTTGAGGAGGGTTCGATAGTTTGACTCGACGAAGGCAACAATGTCACCGACCTTGAGATCTTTTCCAGAGAAATCTCTCATTGCTTCATTTCCTCCGCTATGCCGTCCCACTTGAGACATTTGTGGTCAACCCAGAGTTCGATCTCTTTCTTAACCGCTGATAAGTTGATCAGCTTCTCACTGATACCGAGGTCTGCCAATCTTTTAACCTCAAGCATGTAAGCCAGATCCACAACGCAGTTCAGAACATCAGCAATCTCACCGATAGCTGGTTCGTCACAACGCCAAGGGCGGTTCAATGCTCGTGACAGTTCACCTACTTCCTCCACCAGATTCTTAAAGACAGAATCGACAGACCGGGCTTGCGCCCGGACTGAGGAGGAGAGGATGCGATCAATCGCTTCCATTATTTCTCCTGTTTAGTTTCTGTTTTGGCCTTGGCTGCTTCATCAGCATCCAGTTCACTGCTGTACTTCTTGATGGCTTTGTTCAGGAAGTCAATCGCATTGCCAGCGGTCTCACGAACTTCCGGGGTTTCCACCACCGTCTGACCTACGTATGCTGCCAGCATTTTGTATGCGGTGTCCTTAGACGGCATGAAGTTAGCGTAAGCGATGCCCATCAGGAAGATGAACGCAAAGCCAGCAACGATACGACGCAAAGGTTTCAGCAGGTCACGGAACGGAGGAGCCTGGTCATCCGGTAAAGCTACCTGGTGAATATTCCCCGCAGCAAGCCAGTTTGAGGTGTGACCGTTAGGATAACGGATTTTCACAGTCTCGTCACTACGATCCACATTGGTGATTACGATCTTCTCACCAGCAGTCAGGTCGTCGAAGTCTTTAGCCAGGGTGACCACTTTACCGACATGCAGGTTGATGGTCTTTTTGTCCGCTTCTTCTGCTTCCATCATCCGAGCGATCCACAGACCGACATAGACGATGGTGGTGAAGAAGAGCAGGAAGCCGAAGCCGCCGTATTTTCCGTCAGTTGACAGAACGTCGATTGCGTATACTAAGAAGGCCCATGACATAGTGTGTTCTCCCGATTAAAGTGAGTTAGTGATTTGTGGAGCAATGAATTGCAGATCTTCAAAGCGAAGAACCACGATACGGTTACCCACCATCGGGCAGTTGGTCACGAAGACAGTGTTATCACCATCGAGACCAACATCAACGATACGGAAGCCCTCAGATGCGTTCAACGCTGCTGCTGCTTCAATACCTTCTTGAGTACCTTCGGCCTCACCAGATTTGGTCATACCTGCTTTATCTTTCACATAAAAGATGGTCATTACGTTCTCCTTCTGAGATTGTTTGGTCAGCGTTATCGCTGGTGTGTGAGTAGATTACTTCTTACGTTTCTTTGCGTCAAGCTCTTTTTTAAATTGTTTTGCATATCCTTGGCGCATCTTCCAGATCTCTTCGTGCTGGGTTTCGTACTCCCAGTAACGTTTACGCTTACGGTAATACTTGTAGACCACATAGGTCTCACCACCATCCTGGAACTCAGTAACACGGTGGAACAGTCTACCAAACGGCCCTACTTCTTTGAACTGCTTGTTGAGTTTCATCGCGCCCCCTCCGACTCTCGGTTGATCCTCGTGACATCTTGCCACATTTCTGACGCGCTGTCGCTTGTCTTCCCACATAGACTAACACATCACGCTACGCTGTCAACCCACAAAAACAAAAAGAAGATCCCCTTAAAGATCCTTTGACCTATGAGGAGATCATCCCGGCCAGGGATGAACGACGAATAAAGTTAGGGTTTGTTTATTTATTAATGTATT